CACCGCAATCTCGGCCGCTTCGCATCGGCAGGGTTAACAGTCAGTTCTGACGGGAATACAAAATGGCAGGCAAAATCGTCACCAATCGGCTCCGGATCCTGAGCGTCGTGGTCTTCAACCCGGTCGCTTGGGTGTGGATGCGCAGAAGCGAAATCACCGGCTTGGCGCTTCACTCGACCAAGGGCTGGCGCTCCGTCGGCAAGAAGAAGGTGCTCGTCGAGCGCTCCAAGACCGCAAAGCGCCCTGCCGACTGGAAAAGCGGCATTCGGATCGAAGACCGGAAGGCGTCATAAATGCCGCCCGCGATAAACATCACCGGTCAGCGTTTCGGACGACTCGTCGCTATTGCGCGAGTTGAAGGACGACAGTGGCGTTGGAAATGCGACTGCGGCAACGAAATCGTGCAAGTCGCAGGAATTGTTAAAAGCGGCAATTCAAAATCTTGCGGCTGCTTCAATCTCGACTCCTTGCGGAGACGAATGACAAAGCACGGAATGAGCAAGCACCCCCTTTACTCTCTCTGGAGCGGTATGAGGGCGCGATGTGCAAATCATCCCAACTACGCGGGTCGCGGAATTAAGGTTTGCGAACGATGGAATGATTTCTCCGCATTTGTTGCAGATATGGGTCCTCGACCGCAAGGAACGTCGCTTGAACGGAAGCGCGTTAATGAAGGCTACAATCCCGACAATTGCATTTGGGCCACTCGGCGTGATCAAGCCGAGAACACGAGGCGCAATGTATTCCTGGAGCTTGATGGCGAAAAACTAACCGTATCACAATGGTCCCGAAAGCTCGGGATTAGTCAGAAAACATTGAATCGGCGACGAAGCAACGGATGGAGCGATAGCGAAATTCTAACCATTCCTCTCGGAGAGCGCCGTCAATGACCATTATAGCCGGGAGTGACATCGAAACCACCGGGCTCGATCCGAAGGATCACCGCATCATCGAGGTCTATACGGGTCTCTACAGCCTGTCCTCGCGGCGCCAGGTCGGCTCCTATTTCAAGCGCATCAACCCGCATCGCTCGATCGCGGCCGAGGCGCAGCGCGTCCACAAGATCTCCATCGAGGATCTCCAGCACGAGCCCGCCTGGGACGCTGTCGCGCCGAACTATCGCGCGAGCCTGGAAGGTGCCGATCTGACCGTCTGGCACAACGGCGACGCCTTCGATCTGCCCTTCGTCAATTCCGAGCTGAAACGTGTCGAGCTGGCGCCGCTGACCAAACCGACCTTCGACACGATGGTCAACGGCCGCTGGGCGACCGGCATCGGCAACGTCCCTTCCCTCTCCGCGCTCTGCTTCGCCTGCGGCGTTCCATACGACGACACCAAGGCCCACGCCGCCGAATACGACGTGGATCGCATGATGCAGTGCTTCTTCAAGGGCCTCGACTGGGGCTGGTTTCAACTGCCGACCGCACTCGCGGCCGCAGCATAGGAGCGAACATGCCAATCATCGGTGCCGCAATCTATCTGACCATCGGCGCAATGTTTCACGCATTGCTGATCGGGTCGACCTTCTATTGGAGCAGCGTCGCGACCTGGATCGTGCTGCTCGGCTGGCCTTTCGTGCTGCTCGGCATCGTCTTGCTTGTGATCGGCCTGCTCATGATCGGCAAGATCACCTTCAACGCCATCTTCTCGTCCTTCGGCAAATAAGGAGCAATCATGAATCGCCTCACTCAATTCGCTTGCTATTTCGGCTGCGGCGCCCTCACCCACGCCTATTTCCTGGGAGCAACCTTCAATCCGGTCGATATGTGGTCCTGGGGCTATCTGCTCGCCTGGTGGATCGTGCTGCTGGTCAAGTTCTTCCTGTTCGCCGGCTACTGGATCCTGGTCGTGCTCGCCGCGGTGATTTTCATCGGCGCCATCGGTTTGGTCATCTGGATTCTGGTCGACACCTATCAGAAGCGCCGGCGCCGGGCGCAGCGTCTCGGCGCAAACTGAAGGTGGCGCCCTTGCAGAGCACCGACGTTATCCCCGTCACCTTCAAGCGCAACGCGAGCTGGCAACAATCCGCAGGGCTGGCGCTCCGCGCCTCCCTCTGGTTCGCGCCACTGAGCTTCGTGCGCGCGTTTCAGGTGCCGGTTCTCGCGCTGCTTGCAGGCTCGGTGCAGCTCGGCGCGATGCTTGTGACCTGGCTCGTTTCACGGGTGGTGATCCTGGTCGCGGGTCTCGCCGGCTATATCTGCGAGGGTAAAGCATGACCTGGAAAACCGATGACCGCCCGAAATGCGGCTGGTGGGCTCCTGGCAGCTACATGAACAAGTGCCGCGTCTGCGAGGAGACATTCATCGGCGACAAGCGCGCCGGGCATTGCGCGGACTGCGCCTACAAGATCAAGGCACAGCAGGATAAGGCCGAACTGGAGGGTAAGATCGACGCCTTACGCGCCGACATCAGCTATTTCCGCGACGGCGATTTCATTCCCCTGCCCCTCTGTCACGACGAACCGGAGCTCACATGAAGTCCATCAAGTTTCACGGCGCCAATCTGACGCTGAAAAAGCCCAGGAACTGGGACGAGGAACGTGACGGCGAATGTAGCGATCTGTCCGTTCGCGCTGTCGACGGTCAATTCACATCGGTCTGGGCTCCCTCGATGGAGGAGCGCCTGGCGATCGCCGCCGGTCAAAACGTGGTGCTGAACATCGCCAGCAGCAAACACCCCGCTGTGATGCTGACCGTCGCCGATATTCAGCCGATCGAGCCCGACATCAGTAATCTTTCCCCTTCCGAAATCCAGGTTCTTCGCACAATCGACGAGCTTGGCACTGGAATTGATTTTGGCAGCCGCAGCGGTCTCAGACGGTTGCGCAGCGCGGTGGAGAAACTCGGCGTGCGCGGCCTGACCAACGGCGACTATCACGACTGCCGCGTCACTCCGCTCGGCATCAAGGCGATCAACAAGCTGCTCGCCTCACCTGTTTCCTCGTAAAAACGCAACGTCCCAACCGACTTCCGCAGGGCAACTCGCTATGTCTGAAACATCGAATGAGAGCGCGAATGCGATCATTCCTCAAACAGAGAAGGAGTGTCTGATGGACAAGCGCACTGTGAATACCGAGACGCCGTCTGCTGCGGAGATCGCCGCGGTGGATGCTCAGCTCGCCGAACTCGACCTGGAGAGCTTCACCAGCGATCCGGCGATCGTCGAGCTGGATCCGGCCGACGAGGCCGCGGTCGAGCTGGTCGAGGCGAAATCGGAGCACTACGAAGCCGCACCGGTCTCGGCCAGCGGCATCGAGCCCGAAGCGACCCCGGAAGCCCCGGCTGCCGAGAAGACCCGCAAGGCTGGCGCGCCGCGCACGCCGCGCGATCTGAACGCGATCGACGCCAAGCATTTCGAGCTGACCATCGGCTCGACCGTCGATCCGGAAGCCAACAAGGCCGCGGTGATCGCGCTTCTGCCCAAGCAGAAGAAGATCGCCGAGAAGTTCGAGAACCTGTTCCAGAGCATCGCCGCCGGCAAGAAACCGTCGGTCTACGCGATGGTCTGCTTCGAGGCGCTCGAAAAGGCCGGCACCGTGACCCAGGCCGATCTCGTCGCTGCGCTGCGCGCCGCGTCGAAGCGGTCCGGAGCCTCCTACAGCGAGGGCACGGCGCGCTCGCAGGCGGGGCAGATCATGAACCTGTTCGACACGGTCAAGATCGCGACCCGCACGAAGCAGACCCTGGAGCGCAATCCGAACTCCCAGGTCGCTGCTGCGCTGCGCGGGATCGCCGCTGCCTGATCGCAGCGACGATTGAAGCCTAGCATTCATCGGCGGGTCCCAGTGGCCCGCCGATATTTTGTAGAGATTTAGCGAGGTCGCTATTTCGCGATTTAGCTTCACATGAAACATCGCGGTAACCCGTTGATGGATCAGTGTTAACTGATTTGCAAGGAATCGCCAATGAGCGACTTAAGAGGCTGCCCTTGTGAAAACGAAAAGCCCGATCCGTGCCCGAAATGCGGAGCAACGGTCGCTGGTGATGATCCGGTCAATGGCGTCTGTCAGGCCGGCGCCTATCTCGATCACGCGATCATGTTGGAGCGAGAGCGGTGCGCGACCGTCGCGCTGGAGCAGCGATGTGAGCGCGGAACGCCCTGGGACCGCGCCTGTGTCGCGATCGCCGACGCCATTCGAAAAAATCCGTAGCGAAATAGCGACATCGCCCAATCGCCATGATCTGCTCGCTCTGCCACGGCGCCTGCTCGCATTTCACGCTGCAACAAGGCGTGCGTGAATGGTGGAACTGCCAGGCCTGCGGTGGCGCCGGCGTGCGAGCGCAGCAAGGCCCGGCGACGATCCAGATTCACAATCCCCGCAACAAAAGCCTCGCAAAACTCAATGCAAAGCTGGATCGCGAAAACGCGGCATAGCGGTATCGCTCTTTCGCTATGCCGCGAAAACGCGGCATAGCGACTTCGCCAAAGCACGAGGTCGCTATCCACGAAAGAGCGACTTGGCGACATCGCTGAATAGCGACCCCGCTAATAGACGACTTCGCCAATTAGCGACGCCGCCAAAGAGCGACCTCGCTCAATAGCGATTTCGATCATTCGCGTTTTAGCGACATCGCCAATTAGCGGCATCGCCAATTAGCATGGTCGCTAATTGGCGACGTTGCTAAAGCTGGTTTTAGCGACCTCGCTAAATCGTGGAAAAGGGCCAGACATCGGATCCGAACATCAGGAGTTCACCCGTGATCTCGGTCAGCGGCGTCGACATTTGATGGAGCGCGTCGGTCGAGAACGACCCGAGCTGCTTTTCCTCTGCAAACCGTTTCACCTCTCCCAGCAGGCGGTCAGTCATTTCTGACACCAATTCCTCAAAGCGTTCTTTTGAAATTTCGCCCATTTTCCATTCCAACCTTTTCCACAACCCGCATCACAACTCAGCGATGTAATGCCGTACATTGACCGTTATCAATTTCCGTGTCGATAGGACTTTTTTCATCCTGCACGATCTAATTCCTATCCGTCAATGAAAAGATTAACAAATCTGGTGAACTTCCGGCCCGTCGTGAAACGCCAAAATATTCCCAAGCAAAATCAGTGAGAAGGATGCTTTACCGATTATGACACCTGGCCCGGCGCGCGGCGCTGTTTCGCGAGCGGGATTTCATCAGTAAGCATTGACCGAATATCGCGCCGCGTCAGACCGCGCTATATTGTCGCGAGTCTCTGTCACTACGCACACAAGGAATAAGCGATGGGTTTGTTTTCTCGGGAAAATTTGCTGCCGAACCCGGTGGCAAAGGGTGATGCCGGCGTAATTTTGAAGGCCGACGGCAGTTTTCAGGTCTTCAACACGTCCGACATTGATCCGGAGAACATGACGACCCGACAGATCGAGCAGGGCACCGCGCTGATCGCATTTGCCGCGGCGCTGAAATATCCCGCGGTGATGGAAGGGCTTCTCGCGCTCGCCGAGCGGCACACGCCCGACGACTCAATAATGCCCGCTCGCCTGGACGCTTAGTCCCGGCCTGTGCCGATCGTGCTCCTCGCAAAAGTCGCTATATCAGCGACAGTCAACACTGACTTAGCGAGGGGCGATGGCGCAGAACTACCAGTATTTCGACCAGGAGCGCGGCGCGGGCATCAAAGCCTGGGTTAATGGCGTTCATATCGAAGACGAAGCCAGGCAACAGCTTCTCAACGTCGCCAAGCTGCCTTTCATCTTCAAGCATGTCGCTGCGATGCCCGACGTTCACTGGGGCATGGGCTCGACCATCGGATCCGTGATCGCAACACAAGGCGCGATCGTGCCGGCGGCGATCGGCGTCGATATCGGCTGTGGCATGCAGTCGGTGAAGCTCGACATGACCATCGACGATCTGGAGGAGTTCGGCGTCGCCCGTGCTCGCAATCTGATCGAGAAGGCGGTGCCACACGGCCGCACTGACAATGGCGGTCCGAACGATCGCGGCGCCTGGGGCAAGGTGCCCGAGCGAATTGAAAACAGATGGCGGCTCGCCGGCGACACGGTTCCTGGAGCATCGTTGTCGTATCGATGGGGCGACATTCTCGCCAAAACGCCCGAGCTGGATATCAAGAATACCGAGCGTCACATCGGCACGCTCGGCACTGGCAACCATTTCATCGAGGTCCAGGCCGACGAAGCCAACAACGTCTGGCTGATGCTGCATTCCGGCTCGCGCGGGCCGGGCGCTCGAATTGCCAACATCTTCACGCGGCGTGCGAAAGCGCACATGGAGAAATGGCACGTTGAATTGCCGGATCCAAATCTCGCCTTTCTGCCGGAAGGCGAGAAGGACTTTAGCCTCTACATCGAGGCGATGCTCTGGGCGCAGGATTTCGCGAAAGCGAACCGCAACGCCATGATGGACGCCGTGATCGATGTGCTCGGCGCCGCCGTGCATTGGCGCTTCGATTGCCACCACAATTTCGCGGCGAAGGAAAATCACTTCGACAAGAATGTCTGGGTGACCCGCAAGGGCGCGACGCGCGCCCGGCTCGACGAATACGGCATCATTCCAGGTTCGATGGGCACCGGCTCCTTCATCGTGAAGGGCAAGGGCAATCGCGACTCGTTCACCTCGTGCAGTCACGGGGCAGGGCGAGCCATGAGCCGCGGCGATGCGATGAAAACGATCACCCTGGAGGATCATTGTCGTGCGGTCGAAGGCATCGAGTGCCGCCGCGACAGCGAGGTCCTGGATGAAAGTCCCGCCGCCTACAAAGACGTTTCCGCAGTCATCGCAGCCCAGGACGATCTGATCTCGGTTCAGACCAGGCTGCGCACCCTCGTCAATGTGAAAGGCTAAAATACCATGAGTTTTACAAGGCATCTGGCAGATCAAACGATCTCCAAAGACCATCGGATCGCTGAACTCCGAAACGAGCTGGAGGAGCGTCGGCAGGAAGCTGCGGATCGCGAAATCGAACTCACCGAGGTCAGGCGCTCACTGGCGGCCGAGACTGAAGACCTGACCCAGAAGGTCGCCGAGCTGTTTCGCACCGATTCCGCGCTCGCGGAGCTGATCCAGCTCCTGCCTGACAATTTCGCGATGCCGCCGCACGTCCAGGCCTCCATCGACAAGTCGCTCGGTAGAATCGCTGCGCGCGCCGCCGCCATTCAGAAGATGCGTGACCGAGCGCAGACCCGAGCCAATCGCCGACGCACGCTCGTCACCCAGGCCCAGCTCGATCGAATGGCGGCCGCGGTTGCGTAGCTTCACCCCGCAGCAGATCGAGGTTGCGACCATCGTTTTCTGCAAGACGGTGCGGCGAGAGTATTTTCGCGCCTTTCCGCACCGTGAACACGAGCAGCACCTCTATCCGACCTGGGAGCGCATGAAGCCCGAGGAGCAACTCCGCATGAAGCGGTGCGTGCTGTCGGCGTTGCTCTCGGTCGATCCCGCCTTTGTCGAGCGTTACCTCGCTGCGACCGGCCCCGAACAACCTCCAGGTTGAACCAACCGCAATCCGCTGCGCGTCTCGCTATGAAAAAGCAGATGCAAACAAACGAGAGGGTTCAACAATGCCGCAGGTTCTTGTCTATCCGACGAATTATCCGAACCGCCCGAAGGTCGCCGAAGCCGATGAATTACTTCGGCACACTGGGTTGCGGAATATCACCGATGATCTTCCACAGGACGTGATTGGCGAAGCGGTGACTGAAAGCGCCAACAAGGCGTGGAAAGCCGGCATCGATCCGACCACCGTACGTTTCATCGTCGAATTTTCCTGATTGGGAGAGTGACATGGCAAAGCTAATTTTCAATGCGGAAGACGTGAAGCGCGTGGTCGAGCATTCGATCGCGGCGCCGGCACAGAATCCGCAGACCGTCGATTTCGACATCAAAACTGGCGAGGCGATTACGAAGCCCGTGATCGAGCCGTCGATCCTGCTGGTCCATGACCAGGGTGTCTACCTGATGTCGAACGGCACGCCTGGCGACCCGGCGGATCCGGCGACCGATATCAACACGAAATACTGGCAGCGCTACTGCGCCTACGCGAAGGGCTGTCACCCGAAGAACGACGAAGATTGGTACGACACCGCCCGCGATCTCGTCGGCGGTGACGATTTCGCCGAGACGCTGGAATGGGCGAAGCCCATCAAGGAGGCGATCGACAAGGGCGCCAAGCAGGTCATCATCAATTTCGGCGCGCGCAGCATGAAGCTGGGGTTCAAATGACCCAGCCAGACGATCGCCTCGAAGACCTGTTTATCGCCGCCGCACAGCACGGCAAGGACACCAGCGAACCGGAGCACCAGATCGGCGATCTGGAGGATCTCTTGCGCGCGGCGTGGGAGATTTTGTCTCCCGATCAGCGCGAACGGCTGATGAAAACCGACGCTGCCGTGGCGGTGCTGAAAAATCTCGGGGATGCCGAATGACCCAGCATCCTCTCAAACACCCGCTGCGCGTGTTCCTCGATCTGTCGAGCGGACACATCACGAAGGAAACGGGCGACTGGCTCGACGCCAAAGCCTGGACGCGCGAGACCGTTACTCGCCCCGAGGCCTGGGTCGGCATTACGCCTTACGGCTGGTTCGTTTATGCCGACGAGGATGGCGGCTCACCCGATCTACCGGAAGACCTTGCGCTCTGCATGAAGAAGGCGAGGGAGCTTGGCGCCGAATATATCTTGTTCGATTGCGATGCGCCGCTGAACACGGAGCTCGGGCTTTCAGATCACTCGGAGACATGGCAATGACTCAGGATCAGTTCAACGCCATCACCGAGAATATGGAAGCCGACCTGGAAGGGCAGGGCTATTTCATCCGTGTTTACACCGCGGTCGGCGTATTTCACGGCGCCTTTCGCTGTCTGCACAACAAGCCAGGCCAGCCGCTGATCGCTATCGATCTGGCGCAACAAATGGGTGTCGCTAAATCCGCTCAGCCTGACGTGTTCATTCCGCTGTCCGATATTCAGGCGATCGAGGGGCCGTTCCTATGAGACGCTGTTGGAAGCAGGTCTATCGCTCGGGCGGCCGCAGCCGTGATCGCAAGAAGCGCATCAGGTGGGTGCGGCGATGACCAAGAAGCCGCGGCGCCGCAATGCGATCGCGGCCGATCTTCGCAAGCCCAAATACCGACCCCGTGTCGTCGCTGACAAGCGGCGCAAAGCCAACAAGTGCGCATGTCGCAGAAAGGAACGATCATGAGCATGTCCAAGGATCGCGTGGAGTTCACGCTGCTTTCCAACAGCCGCGAAATGGCTGCAACATTGAAGGCGGCCCGTCGTGCTTTCGGCACTGATTTCCATTTCAAGCAACTAGAGGAAGGCATTCGCATCCGATGTCGGCCGTCGCAATTCGGGCGGTTCATCATCTATCGGGTCGAGGAAGGTGTTACCTGCAATCAGGTGCGCACGCTGAATCCGAAAATCATTCCGGCGCCGGACGATGTAGTGGCCGACGTGTCCAAGAACAGGCACGAGGCGTGATCATGAACCTCTACCAGGTGGAACTGAAAATCTGCGGCACCGCCTATATCAAGGCGGAGAGCGAGAAGGAGGCGATGGAGATCGCCAAGAAGCTGAACATGGATTGCCTGGAGCTCACGCCGCAAGACGGTGAGGTTCCGATCAGCGGGCTCGATTTCAAGAACCCCAGTCTGCCGGGCGTGAGCCTGTCGCCGGCGATGACCATTCACGGCCCCTGGGACGAAAAGACCACCGCCGATCTGGCCGAAGCCGACATTGACGACGAGGGCGACGATGAAGATCGGTGAAAAGGTCATCCTCGAAGACCTGAAAACTCTCAATCCAGCCGCCAGTCAGCGGCTGATTGGGCGAATCGATCTAATCCTCGCCAACGGCAACAGCTTCTCGGTGGACGACATTCAGATCGAGAAGGGCGTCATCTATGCCAGGAGCGAGACTGGCATGGATTTCTGGCTGATCGTGCCGGTGGACGAGGTGATCGGCTTCCAGGCCTATATGAACCTCACCGAGGTCACCGCGCGCCGCATCAAGCCTGAGATTTCCTCAATCCTTGCAACACTGCGGAAACGCAAATGACCCTCAACCAGGCATTGGCCGCGGCCAAGACCATCGACCAGGTCTATCTGGAGCCGGTCTGTTCGGTGATCCGCCAGGACATAGGCGGCGACGGACTTAGCCTATCCCACCTGCGCTGGATGGTCTCGCAGATGCACCGAGGCATGTCGAACAACAAGGTGATGCGCTGGCTTGGCTGGATCCAAGGCGTGCTGGTGTCGACCTCCAATTGCACCCTTCTTCAGATGAAGGAGCTGAGCCGCGCGGCCGCCAATGACGAGCTGCCTGTGCAGCGTCGAGCAAAGCTGATCGATTCCTATCGCTGACAGTCGCGCAGAGAACGTCGCACAGCGACGGGAACGCACTGCGACATAGCGCGACAGCATCGAGCTCGCCCCGAGCGTCAGTGACGCTTAGAATTGAAACGCAACTCCCGTCAGGTGCCAACCGCAATCCTCTGAGCGCTGTGTTCTGATCGCTATATCAGAGCGAACAGAAAAGAGGCTCGCGATGCAAACTGTGAGTGACCAGCTTAAACCGAAGATCCGCTATGCCGTCGCCACCGGACGAGTTCAGGATGGCTTTTCTTTTGAAGGGCCGTTTGAGACCGAAGCAACCGCTGTTCGCTACGCAGAGCGGCTGTTCGACGGAATGCATCTAAAGACCGGCGAGCCTGGCTGGACCATCGTCGAAATGACGCAGCCGACCGACGAGAATGGCAATCCGCTCTCCCATAAACAGCTCCAAGAGGAAATCGACGATCACCAGGATTTCCTCGACACCATCTATGACAAGGACGGCAATCAGATCGCGGGTGTCGCATGATCCACGCCGCCGTCGTCAACAGCCTCACCGTGAAGATCGTGCCGCGCGTGCGCGGCAACAACGAGATTTTCGCGGAGATCTTCTACCGGTGGTTCGAACAGGGCAGGGAGCGCTTCGCGCTGTCCCGCGTCAATTACCCGGTGAACACCGACCCGCACACGGTCGCTTACCACCGCGAGGCCTTCATGAAACGCCAGGGGTGGAAATGAACAGCACCTTTCAGCCCGACGCCTTGAACTGCATGTTCAAGTCAACGGGCATCGCCTATCAAAGCGATATTGAGGACCAGCTAAGAAAGCGCGGCATCACCTCGTATGTGCTCCGATATGGCGATCATCCAGGCGATGGATGGTGCATGTACGCGATTCCGCGCGATCAGCTTGAGAAGCTGCCCAAGCTCCAAGATGAAGACCACGAGCATTTTCGCAAGGGCCATCCGTTCCTTCCGGTCAGCGATGATGACGATGATGGCTATTGCCTTTGGAATCTCACCCAACCGCAATTGGACGACTTTCTCGAAGGCTATTTGAACGCCGGCAGACAGTGGAAAGCGGTGTTTCCATGAGCACGCTCACCGTCACCGTGCAGCGCGGCGCGCGCAACCCGCTGATCATTCGCGGCTCGATGCGCCATTGCTGCGTCACCGCCGAGAAGGAGATCCGGCGCTGCTACGAGGAGAATGTGGAAGCAAAGATCCACGTTCGCGACGGCGCGCCGCTCTGTATCAGCCACGTCACCGAGTATCTCCAGGAGGTGGTGACCGAGCTGGTTCGCGAGCTGGAATCACCACCGATCACGGGAGAATCCTAATGGCCAATTTCAAGCTGGTGATGGAGATCAACGTCTTTGACGAGGCGCTCCTGCTCAAGAAGGCGCAGGAATTCGCTACCGAGAAGGGGTTTGAGGGCGCAATCGAGGGTGTTGATGACGCCATTATCATGCTGCTCGATCCGGGATCCGGCGGCGGCGCCTATGATGGCCCAATGTTTCAGGCGGGCATCGAAATCGAGGAATCACACTGCGGAAAGGGGTGGTGACCGTGAAGATCAAAGCTTTTCCGATCGCCGGCTGGCTGTGGATGTATTTTCTGCGCCCCTCGGACCAGGTCTGGGTGCCGTTCTATCGGATCGGGCGGGTAGGGGATTGCGTGCGATGCTGAAACCGCTCTGCACCTTCAAGCGCGGCGATCGCGTGGAGCTGATCGCCATGCCAAACGATCCGAATCCGATCGCACCGGGCACCCAAGGCACTGTCTGGCACGACCCAGTATGGGTGTTCGACACCTGGACGATCGGCGTCAAATGGGACAACGGCGGCACCCTTAACCTGGTCGTGCCGCCCGACAGAGCGCGCATCATCGCGCTTGGTGACGTAACCAAGGCGCAATCTGGCGAAAACGAGTCGGACGCGGCGAAATCGTGACCAAGTGTGACCAATGAAAGGCGATATCACCCGAGACAGCGAGCTGTCCGAAGCCGGCGAGATCGCCATGAACCTTTGGATGAAAGCCAAGTGCCCGCGTAGCGTCAAATTCTGGAACGCCAAGATGCTCTGCCGGGCCTACGGGGTCGACGAGGAAGATGTCGGCTATCAGATGTTTGACAACATCGCCGAGGAGATCGTGAAGCTGAGCCGAGACATGCCGGAGCAGCCGCAAGAGGCGCGGCCGGCAAACTGGGGAATATTCTGATGGCACTTGCAAAACCCGACGCCGCCGGGGTGCGCGCTTATCGCGCCAGGCATGGATGCAGCACGAACGAAGCGATCGACGAGGTCATGCGCGCCTATAACCTTCGTCATCTTGCGGATCTTCGGCGCCAGGCTCAGTCTGGCAAGGACGTGACGATTCAATTGCTGGACTATTTGATTGAGAAGGAGCGCTCCAAATGAGCGAGAAAGACGGCTGGGACCTGATTTCATCCTATACCCGGCGCCAGGCGATCGAGGACGGCGTCCTGATCGATGTCAGCGACACCGCCAGGGAAGCGGGCTTCAAATTCCCCGTCGCCGTGACCAGCACCGTCTGGGCGCGCTATGTCGAGGTGCCGGAAGGCGCAGTGCCGGGCCAGGACGTGCGCGGCCGGCTCTGGGATATCGTCTGGATGCTGAAAGCGGGAATCGCCCGCACGGCCTCAAATGATCTCAGCCAGATCGACTACCAACTCTATGTCGCCATGCCCGACCGCGGTGACTGGCAATCCAATGAGGACGTGCCCCTCAAGGGTAATAGCGGCATGTCGCGCGCAACCCACCGCCTGGTCAGCCTCAAGGCGCTGTGCGGCCCTGGCGCCGCCGCCGAGCCCGTGATCACCATTATGCTGCCGGGAGAGGACTAGTCCGCAAACTGACGGATCTTCCGGCGCATCCACCACACCGGCACGCCCAGATATTTCGCCGCAGTCTTGATCGAGGCCTCGTTATGCGGATCGTCAATGGTGACTGATCCGACCCGCCCGGCGCCGCGGTCGTAGAAGATATGGACGCCGTCGATCTCCTGGGGTCCGCTCCACCAGGGTTCGGCGTTGCGCCGGGTAATGCAAAGCGGCTCGCGCGGCCCGTAGCTGCAAAAATCGAAACTACCGAAAATCAATGTAGAACCCCGACCGACTGTCTCGGCTAACGCCGATTCAACCGATACGGGTTATTTCAATTTCACACAACCCACGAGATAGAGGACTTTTTGAATGGATCAGGCGCACCGGATCCGAAACGAATACAGCCGGCCAGCCTTGTCCTCGGTCTCGATCGCAATCGGCCGGCCGCACAGCTTCGCCCCGACTTGCTTCGCTGCCGTCACCGCATTGGCCTTGTCCGCAATCTCATCCAGTGTGCTCACGATCTCCTTGTAGCCGCTGCGCAGATCATAGCCGCCCTCTCTGGCAACCCAGGCCACCCAATAGTTCGTGCCGTTGACCTGGACCTGCTCACCCGGCGCCGTCGCCCACCGCAAGCCGCTCTCATTCGTCACGCAGCCGGTTGTCATCAAGACAACCAGTAACAACCAGGTCCACCGCACAGAGGTCTCTCCCCACCAGGCCTGGTAGTCCAACCCCACCAGGCCACTATTTTCACCCACAAGCCCGCCGCTCTCTCCAGGCCCAATGCAACCAAAATAACAACCAAATCGCTCTGCGGGCAATACCCGATTACCAATTCAGTGCTGACTGGTTGTCGTTTGGTTGACTCTTAGTTGCACAACCAACGCCCAAAATAATTTTCGACCCAAAAGACAACCAAAATTCTCATACTCCCGACAGCACAAACACCACCGATAGACTTAAGAGTGCTCACCCCGCACAAGCAAACAGACCCCGCAGAAAGATAGCCCCGAGCGATTTAGCGACACCGCGAAATCTATAATCTGAAGCTGATCGGGATCTGCGCTTTCTATAAGGGAAAACGTATATCGGAGACGATGCTCACCAGAGCACCTAATAGACGCTACCAGGCTCTTAAGAGCATGAGACGCCATAGAGAGACGAGGGCAGGGGAGACGCATAGGGGAGACAGAAAGACGATCGTGGGGAAGAAGACAGGTGAGACGACGGGTTGGCGCCCCACCATCCTCACCCCTGACGATCTGCCCTATGACCGCCGATTGCGATCCACATCGACACGCGCTATCTCTCGCTTGCGACGCTGCGTCTAGGGGTTTGCGCTTAGACACGCTCTCACCGATCTCCGCGGTGTCGTTTGCATCACGGCCGCACTTGCTGCGGTCCGCACCTTGCGAGGCCGGCCCGTTTGTGTCGGCCTCGCCCTTTCACCCATCAGTTCAGGAATCTAGGAACCGGCGCGAGCCATGCTTCGGCAGGAACCTTGGCGATCGCCGCCGCCAGGCTGTCCCATGGCGAACCCCTTTCCCGAGCCGGAGCCATGGAACACTCGACACCCCATTTTCCCATTTCGACCAAAAAGCCTATTTTCGTCTATTAGGTATAACTAGGCCTATAATAGACGAAACATGGCGGATCTCTCCGGCTGGGAGACCATGGCCTCTCCGAGGCATTCCTTGGTTCTCCTTGGTTCGCCATGGCCCGACCGAGGAAGTCCACACCAGCTCCACTCCCGCGCCGCCACAACCCCACACCTGCCTAAAAGCTCGGTTGTGCGCATGTATAAAGAACGCGCGAGCGCGCACGAGCTGCCTGTGCGCCTATGCATTTGCCTACCGCATTCCGCACCGCGATCTGCGACTGTCGCAATCGTCACAACAACGTGACGGATGCAAACAGCAACGGAGATCGAAATGAGCAAGCGTAAGGACAAGAAGGCGAAGAACGTCGAGGTGGCGAGCGAGAAGCCCGCGACCGAGTTCGCCATGACCGAGACCACCGCCCCGACCGAAGCCCAGATGGACCCGTCGCCGATGCTGATCGACGCCGACGACGTTGCGGCGATCGAGAGCCTCAGCCTCGAAGCCGAACCGGTCCATGTGCCGACGGCGCCGAGCAACATCGAGGCGCAGACGGTGCTCGCGGTCGAAGATCCGCAGGCTTCCACCCCGTTCAGCCAGCAGATCAACGCGATCAGCGATGCGGATGCGGACGTGGTCGTCGGCAAGATCGCCAAGGCGGTCGACGAGCGCGTGGAGTTCGAGAAGGCGAAGAAGGGCGATGGACACAATATCCAGCGCACCCTCAAGTCCGCTCGCGAGGCGATGGTGACGCGGCGCGCCGCTCGCGTGATGATCGCCTGTACCGTCACCCCGGAGACCCTCAATCGCACCTATCACGAGGGTTCCCGCTACAACGTCTACGCGATCGGCAAGCTCGCCGATCTCGTCCGCGGTCTGACCGATGGCTCGGTCCAGAACGCCATCAACCGCGCCTGTCTGAAGTCCTTGTTCCAGTTCCGCAAGGCCGGTCTCGCTTTCACGGGCGAGCTGGCGAAGGCTGCGGCTTCGGACAAGATCAAGGTCGCGGACGTGTCGCTGCGCTCGGCGCTGCATCGGCACACCGTGAGCGCCTCGACCGCGCCCACGCAAGCCTCGTCCACGATGCAGGCTCTGGAGACCCTGGGCCTCGTCAAGCGCGAGGGTTCGGTTCGCAACCCGACCTTCACGCTGACGGACCACCCCGCGGTGGCGCATCTGGAAGCGCGCATGATGGCGGCGACCTCGGCCTGATCGCCGACACAAAGGGAAGGGGCGCTTCGGCGCCCCTTTTCACTGTGCGAGCTGCGCCATGGGACCAGGATTTTAGGAACCACGCGCGTCAGGCCTAGGAACCGGTAGGGTCCATGGGACCCGGTGCATGGCACCGGGACGATCCTCGGCTGCCTGACCCACGGGGTTCGAACCAAGGGGTTTGCGCCATGGCCCGGCCGTGGGTTGAGCGCACCGTGGTTCTCCATGGGGCGAAGCCCTTGGTGAGAAGTCCGTGGCCTGAGATTTTAGGCGCTATATCTCCCGCAACAGACCAACCGCAATCCACGCCGGAGCGTGCTGCTCTGATTGCGTTGCGACGACGCAACGTAACCAACGGAGAAGACGAACATGGCTTGGATCATGCCGAAGACAAAACCCTGGCGTGCCAACTCGATCCTCGGCGACGCCTCGGCGAATTCTCATGAGGGCTGTCACGACGGCTACGTGATCGCTTGGAAGCGGGGTCCCAAGGGTCAGGGCTGATATTGGAGCTCCTCGTCCACCGGTCCGTGGGTGGGCTGCTTCAAGACGAGTGCTCTGGCGCTTGCTCATGCGCAGAACCCGCGGCGCAAAGCTGCCTAGCAGCGCCTACCGCATTCCGCATCACGCTGTGCAACAGTCACAGCGTGATGCAAACAACGAGGGCGCAATGCTCGATCTGATCCATATTCGCGACATTCTGGAACTCGGGCTCGCCGAGGATAAGAATTTCGACGGCACGATTTCACCCGAAGCAAAAGAGTCCTGCCGTCTGATGATCGAGGTGATCGACGAGGGGCGCGTCACGATCGCCGCCAAGGCACGCTGATGCTCCTCGAACTGAATCTCACCATCGCGCGCGAGCTCCTGAAATGCGGAGCCTATGCTCCGGCACGGGAAGCTCTCCGCTGCGCGCTGAAGGATGCCGTCGGGTTGCCGAAGACCCGATCCCGAATTCTCACCGCCCTGAAACACACCAAGGCGGCAATGGAGCAGACGCCATGAAGATCCTCGTCGATGCCGAGGCGCTCCGCAAGGTGCTTGAACTCGCCGATGTCGCCATCGATGGCGCGGGTGAGACCGAGGCGAAGCAGAAGGAATACAGCGACGCGCTGGAGAAGGTGCGTCGAAGATTTGAACGCATGAAAAATGGTGAAGCCATGAAGTCGCTTTGAACCGCGGCGCGTAGCGCGCTTCTGATCCGTCCCCGTAACCTGCACGGAGCTGACTACTCCGTGGCGGGAAGTACAGGAAGAAGGGAGGTCCATGGGGCTTAGGCCTCTGTCGGCCGCAGGCCAGGTCCGATCTCACCAGGCCTCAACGTGCCTACCGAGACCACCCGCAATCCGACGCCGGCGCTGTCATGCTGTCTGTGTGATGCAAACACGGAGAGCACAAATGCTCAAATTCTTCACCATCGATATCTGCTGGTTCCTCGGGTCGACCTTGCTCGCCGGCGCCGCAGCTCTCACCGCCGTCATGATGCTGGACTGACGCACATGGAAACCCTGTTCGTCATCCTCTGCATGTTCGGCGGCACCTGTGAGCCCGTCGCCATGCGCCAGCACGTCGCTTCGGAGCTCTGCGCCGAGGCAGTCGAAATCGCGCCCTACGCACCACGCCCGCACGGCATGGTGATCATCGGCGCCTATTGCGCAGTGGAGGGGCTCGATGTCTAAGCTCAAGATCAAGGCAAAGGCCCGTCCCACCAAGTTCAACGCCAACGGCGACGCCATCGAGTTCGTGATCGATGGCGCGGTGCTGATCCACGAATACTCGCTCCGTCTGAAGCGGGTGGCGTGGATGCCGCTGTTCCTGTTCGAAGCGCCGATCAAGTGCCGCACGCTCACCGAGGCCCGGATGGTGACGCGGATCCTGCGGGAATATTACCGACGCCTGCAGAAGCTGCCGAATGTCTGTCTGCCCTGGAGAGAGTGGGGCAAGCCGAATGGCGAATATATCGGGCTCAGTCGAGCGGCTTAGGAACAAAGGCGACTAAAGGCGTCGGCGCTCATGGTGTGGGGCGCCGGCGATTTTAGGAACCGGTAGGGTCCATGGGACTGGCCGAATGGCCCCTTGGCGCCCCGAGCCGCCGCGGGATCCCATGGGGCACTGCCCCATACGGAAAAGCCACATGGCCCGAGGGACACATGGCGGAAATGCCATGTGGTCGGGAAGCCATGTGGCTGGGCAGTGACGTGGCTATTGGATGACGTGGCGGCGATGAGGCAGTGTGGCGGATATGCCGCGGGAGGCGCCGTGTGGCTGGACCGCCACAGTGAGTCTATCGAGCCACTGTGGCGGTTTTGTCAGAACACTAGCTTTGCGCGATTGCGATGATAGCGAATCATCTGCGCATGAAACGCAATCGAGTCGTCAGACATTGTGTCGCTCGTTTGCTCGCGCTCGCAAGCGCGACGATATTCTTGCGCTTCGCATTCGTCATAATCGAGCGACAAAAGAAGCGACGCTTCGCGCGTGTTCGCTTTCATCTTGCGCGACACGTCGCGAATCAACGTGAGAGTCTTTGACTTGTTCGACATTTGCAATCTCTCTTGTGTTTGCATCTTGCGAGAGTGAAGCGCGCTTTCGCGCGCTTCACGTTGTCGCGTTATTGCAATTCGAGCGCAGAGAGAATCTGCTTTGTCGCATCGCTTTCGCGATTCAGCGTATAGACGACGTTGTTATTTTCATCGCGCGCTTCGCTCAAGACATTGAATGTCTGCAAAGCGTTGATTGACGACGACGACTGAGTCGACGTTGTATTCGCTGCGACTGTCTTAGCGTAGCAGCACTTCGACACGATAGCTTCGCGCGTCTTGTCAGAAAGCTTGCTGTCATTCGTGCAAGCGCGTGCAGCGTCTTTGTGCGTCATCTTGAGCGAAGCGCGTTCAAGCGCGTGCGCTGTCTTGATGATTGCGAGAGAGTAGTGATTCAGCGACGCGACTTTCGCGAGATAGCGCGCGACGTTCGCGACTTTCTCTGCTGCATACACGTTGTAGCGTGCGTTGTTGCGCTCGTTGCGATTGATGAAATTCGCATCGACGTTGCACGCGAGCATGATGCTAGCAATCTTGTCGTTCGCGAAAAGCTTGCGCATGTCTGCGAGCGTCTTCTGCATGTTCGCGTTGTTCGCGTTCTTTGCAGTCTCGTATTCGACGCGCGAATCGAATGCAGCTTCACGAGTCGCGTTGTATGCGTCTTGCTTCTTAGACATTGTCGTATCTCTCTTGTGTTGCATCGCGTTGTTGATTCAACGTCGATAGATGCAGCTTAGAGCTCCGCTATTACACGTCAAGTCATTACTGACTGATCGCTGAAAATAAATTTCGCACATCGATCGATCCCGCGCTTGACTGTGATAAAAATGACACTGAAGTCCTAGAGGGATTTTTCGCCCGCGATCCCTATGCCGCCTGTGTCGCCAACCCGATTACGCCACTCCTTGCCGGCCTATATTCCACGGGGCTTTCTTGCGGGTGCTCGCGGATCGACATCTGGTGTCCGCTGTCCTGAGACCGCGCCCGATCGGGAATTCTCCAGTCCTTGCCGGATCTGTCATCCGTCGATTTCCGCGCTATATTGAACGTCAGTTCTGACTGATTGAAAAGGTGCTTCTGATGGCTCTTGGAACCCCTAACGACTATCGTTGGCGCCGACAGCGCTTGCCACATCTGCCGGAGACGTTGGCTCGTGCGCATCGTTTTGGCTTTTCTGAACGGGGCTGGATCTCCACCCTGTTTAATACGGGCAAGCTCTATTACCAGGGCGGGCAGAACCCCTATTTCACGATCGCCAAGTCTGGCTCCAAGGCTTTCTTTGGCGACTGGATCGTCGAGGAGCAGAACGGGTGGTTGCGCGCCATGAAGGATGACGCCTTCAACGAGGTCTATGAGCTGCTGCCTGTCGATGAGATCGTGCAGACCGAGCCGGTGACGCTGGCGCCGTCGGAGCACGTTCACATGGCGATCCGGGCCGACGATCATGAGCTGAAGGGGATCCTGAAGATCCACGAGCTGCTGACTGACTATGAGGCAGACCAGCGGCGCCGGATGCTCAGCTACCTGCTGTCACGGGTCGACGCATAACCCTCTGACGGCGATCGAGCCCGAGCGACAGCGCGCTATATCATAATCTTCGAAGCGAGTGCTGTGTGCGCTTCGACGACCTCGTCGAGGTTCGACCGGGTGAGCGTCAAGAGACTGGCCTTTGCCCCAGTGAGACGAAAAGAGCGGCGTGTGCTGTCGCCGCCTCACCCGGTCATTCCGACAATGAATCTGGAGTAAAGGCGATGAACTACAAGGTCAATGACTGGGTCGTGTTCGACATGAAGATCGGGCAGGTTACCAGGGTTGAGAAGAACTGGATCGAGTTCTCCGATGGCTTCTTCACCACGAGCGGGGTTCTGAAAGAGCGGATCCGCCCGCTGACTCTGCTCAGCAAGAACATCACCGAGTCGATGGAAGTGATCTATCGCGGGCTCAAGGAGATCGATGGCCACAACGGCTTCAATTTCCCGGCGATCAGCTCGTATTTCTGGCAGTTGGCGCTGCAGGCGATCGACGAGGAAAGCAACGAGCCCTTGAAGACGGCGCATGATTTCGTCGACGAGGCGCGCGACTACAAGCCGATGATCCAGGGCGCGAAGCTGTTCCGGCCGAACGCTGCCTGAGCAGCTCCTATCGAGCGAGCGCTATATCAGTCGCATCGCTGAACAGGAGCATTGCGGTGATTGAGATTTTGAAATGGCTGATCGGCACGCGCATCGTGCGTGTTGTGGCGTTTTTCATTCTGGTGATTGTGGTGGTGATCCTGGTCGCCGCCGGGTTCTTTTCGCTGCCACTGCTGAACGCGACCTATTAGCCGCCGTACAACGCCACGGAGAGACTGCGATGCAGCAATGGCAGAAGGATGGGCTGGCCTTGGTGCTCAAACACGCCGACGCCGAGGACTTCGATTACATCGAAGAACTGCTGCGCAGATCCATCACCCATGCCGAAGATATACGACCGAGATATTGGCTTGCCGTTCTCCAGGGCACCCGCGCAGTCCTAAATCGATAATACGAGTACAACGTTATGGATCCGATGGATGCACTCGACCACGCTAGGGCTAACGCGAAATCTGATTGCGCGGTTTGTAATGGAACCGGCACATTTAAATATGACCATAACCACAGCACCGTTTGCGGCAAATGTTGCAAACATGACCGGGGGTTTTGGCAGTTGACCAAACACCACAGCAATCCGGGGCATTGGTGCTGCCTAGCCGGGTGTGGCTACACGCTCACATTTAACCCCGACGCTGACGACTGATCAACATCATGAAAACGGATTTTAGACAGAACTGACGGGCGAAGATGCGACGGAGCGCGTTGCAAATATCATTAGCCGAACTCAGCCGCTGGACAAGTCCTCGCGCAGCGCGAGATTACCATGAATAAAATCTACCACGAGCGTCAATCTCGCACGGCTATTTCTTCAGCATCGGCAAAAACGCCTTGAGCTGATCGTCGCCGTAGGTCTCGACCCAGCACTGGAAGCTGGCTTCTAGCAGCTCTTTCATGTTCATGCCGCGCATCACTGCGGCCGTCTTGAACGCCCGATGAAAGTCCGGTGGCACCTTGAAATTCATGTCCTGGAGCCCGGAATTGGGCGTCGACAGGTTGTCCGGTGTCGTGACGGTCTTGGGCACCTCGACCAGGAGCCCGCGGCGTGGACCGCGCGGCGGGGGAGGCGGCACCAGCGATTTCTTCTCCTCGGTCATGCAGCGGCCCTGCCTAGATTGGTCGCCTCGCGCACGATCTCGACTGCAAGCTGTTCGGCGCGCTCATTGAGCGTCGGGAAATCGGTCTCGGCGACGCAGCGGCCGGAATTATGCGCATTCACATAGGCGGTCTTCATCGGCAGCGACACCACCGCGACACGGTAGCCGCCGGCGATGATGAAGTTCTTGGCGTCGACGGTCGCGGCCGCGCTGTCGGTGGTCTTGTTGATCACGAACAGGAGCTTCTCGGGCGGAATTCCGCGCATCTTCAATTCGTTGGCGAAGCGCACCTGCGGCATCAGGTCGTCGATCGAGACGCCGGTCGGAATGACCGCGAGCGAGGCGTCGCGCGCGAGCTGGAGCGTCTGCATGTCCGAATCCGGCTTGCCGTCAAACACCACCAGGTCAAAGTCCTCCCGGAGCGCCTTGGCGACATCGGTGAAGGCCTCGGCCTGGATCTCCGGTTCCACACCCTGCGCCATGCGGGTCGCGGCCCAATCCACCGAGGTTTTCTGTTTGACGTTGAAATCCGCGATCTTTACCCGCCATTTCCCGACGGCGTAGGTGCGTGCGATCAGTCGCGCGAGCGTCGATTTCCCGACGCCGCCTTTCTGCGAAAGGCAGGCAATTGCCAGCATGGCCCTCTCCGAATCACCGGCACGATTTAGCGAAATCGTTATACCGGAGGATAGGGCTTAGTGGTTAACGGAATCTGACCCTATTTCGGTAGGGGCGCCTGGTGCTTGAGGAAATGCACAGGTTTGCAGGAACTGCGGTCGACATCGCAGGCGGCCTCGATCGCGATCACCGGATCGATCGACTTGCACAGGCGCTGCTGAGTGAACATCGAGGCCATCGCGGCGAGCCGGCCGGAGCCAATCGCGATGAAGGGGCGCTGGATCTCGAAGAACTCCATCGTTGCCGAAGATTCGTTGTCGTCCTTACACTTGTTGAACCAATAGCACTCGCCGGTCGGAAACGACATCAGCACGGTGAAGTCGCCGCCGTCCTGAACATAGGGCTCGAAGTCCTTCACCATCGGGAAGTCGGCCGGCTTCTGAATCGTCTCCATCCATTTCAGGAAGTCGCGATCGGTGCAGTCGCCGGCAGATCCATAGATCACGTCGAAGGCGTTGCGATAGATTTTGACCTGGCGATCGAACAGATAATTGTCGTCGGACCAGGCTGAATCGCACGCCATGATGCGCGCCTTGCGGCACAGAGCAATGGTGGTCATGTGGATGAGTGTCCCCGGCTGCGTTCGTATTTGGTGACCCGCTTCAGGCGCTTCGTGAGACCACGCTCGATCAGAAGATGCTGGCCGTAATCGTGACAGACGACCTCGCCGTTCTTCAACCGGCCCCAGTTCGCCGGCTTGATGTCGGAGAAATAGGTTGGAACCTGATGGGGAAGATCATCGCCGGTGATCTTCTTGGTGCGATCCTGAATAAGAACGACGCCGCTTGCCGAGATCCACTTGCACGGCGCGAACCAGCGCGCGTGATCGGTGCATTCGACGCGATTCCAGACTTCCCATTCACGGATATTGGCAAAGCAGTGAGCGCCGGTTTCGAACTTGATGACCAGATTGCGATCAAGCTTGTGCCGATAGACCGTGCGATAGCAGCCCTCGCCGAGCTTCTCGCCGACGAACAGCTCGAAGAAGTCCCGCGTCGCGGCGTTGTGAGAGAATTTCTTGGCGATATTGGTCATGCGATATCGGCTTTGATCAGAGACTTGGACCTGATCCAGTTGAAAGCGGTGGGCCAGCGCGTTTTATAGAGAGGCTCGGAATCTTCGATTTTAATGGGAATGAAGGGAGAGGATCGAATAATCTCCGAAGCGACACTCGGAATTCTCGCAGCCTCCATTTTCTTCATTATTTCGATGAGCGTTTCCGGAGTTATAGGCTTGGATTCAGCTTCGTCGTTCCAGAATTTATCAGTAACGAAGCCGCCGGCATGACTGCCAGCAATCATACTCGCGGCAATCTTGTCAGCGACGATGCTGCCGGCGACAATCTCATCACCTGAAACGGGAATAATGAGAGTGTCATCGAACGGTTCAAAATCCGGCGAGTCGAACAGGGCTTCATAAAGCGCCATCCGATCTTCCAGATCGAGCGCGAACCAGGAATATCTGATCGCGTCCCTGTAATGATCGGTCTCGACAATTGCGTAATCTGCAACGTCGGGAGAGGGCGTCACCTCTCTCGGCAAGAACCGGCCCATTCGGGTCACATTGATTGAATAGAGCACGTCGCCGATCGTCACCCCGTAGCTGACGCGGCTTTCAAGCTCGTCCGGATCAATTTGCTTCAGCGATCCGACAAGCTGGCCATTGAACCAGACCTGAACCATCAGGCAGCCTTGCTGGTCTCAAAGCGATCCATGACGGCAAAAAGTTTCTGTTTCAGATCTTCCAGCGCCGCCTTGTGATCAAGCCCGCGCGCGAGCGCATCGTTGTTGATCGCAAAATCCACCAAGCTCTGATCGTAGACATCGAAGTCATTGCCGGATGGGCCGGCGAGCGGGTTGATGATCTCAAGAATGATGCCGCCGTTGTTCTTGTAATACCCGCCCTGATTCTTGCGCACCGAGCCGAACGAGAAGGATCCGTGCTGATCAACCAGTCGGGCGCAGGCGGTGCGCGCCATTACGAAATCGCCGAACAACGCTTCGAGCTGACTGCCGAGCTCGCCCAGCACCTGACGCCAATTCATGTGCTTGCCGGTGCGATGATCGAGGTGCGGATCGCCGTTCGGCCAGAAGGCGAGCGACGCCTTGCCCTCCTGGGTGTAGACATCGGACTTCTTGGCGCCGAGATAGGTCATCGCGATCTCGCGCAAAATCGCGCCGTCATCGACCGGCTTCACTCCGTAGCGCTCCTGCAGAATGTCCTGCACCAGTGATTTGCCGGCTTTGGGGTTACCGCAGAGGCCGATATAGCGGGGCAGTTGCATGAAAGTTAGTCCTGACTGTTGTCCAAAGACACGAAAATGCCGTGCGATTTCATTGAAATCGCCGGTTAGTGAAGGGCGGGTTTCTGATCGGGTGGCGTGTCGGGCGGGGCTTGTTTCTGCGCCTGGTGACGCAGCATCCGCTTCAGCTTTTCGTTCTCGGCGACCGCCGCATTGAGCTTGCGCTCGCGCTCGACATTGGCCAGCGCCGAATTGCCATGCTGATCGAAGAAATGGATGGGATCCACAAGTCGAGAAGTCATGACGATACTATAGCAAAATTCACGCTGCTCTTTTTTCGAGGAGGTGCCAGGGAAAGTCGGCCTTGGGCGGCAAAATGCCCTCGGCAAAGCCAGGCGTTCCCTGAATGATCGCCCGGCGCTGCTGGGCGTGCTCGCGAAGCTTCAGGTTCTTCTCGACCGAGTAATCGGCGACAAAGCACAGATTTGGCATGTTCTTTTTGGAGCGCATGCCGCGGCCGATCCGCTGCCGCAAGGCAACCTCGGCCTTGCCACCGCCGGCGAGCTGCACAAGCCCCACCGCCGGCACGTCGACGCCGACATCGAGAATGGTGGTGCCGATCAGAACATCGATCTTGCCCGAGCCGAGCGCATCGAGCGCGCGCTTGCGCTCGTCCTGATCGTTCTCACCCTGAATGAAGCGAACCTTCAGCCCGCTTTTCTCGAAGATCGCCTTCAGGATCTCGCCGTGCTTCTTGCGCTGGATCAGCGTCATCACCGGCAGGCCGTATTTTCTGGCATTCAGCGCGTCGCGCAGAATGTCGGCGTGCATGTGAGTGTTCTCGATATAGCCAAACTGATAGGCGCGCTGCCAGGGCGAGGTCTTGAACAGGCTGGGATGGGGAACGGAATCGACGAACTTGAAATAGGGCTTGGCCAGGATGCCGCGGTCGATCAGCATGGCCTCGGACACCTTGATCAGAACCGGGCCAAAAGCAGCCATCAGCCGCATGTTGTCTTCGGCATCGGCGCGCATGAAGGGCGTCGCGGTGAGCGCCACCCGGATATTCGCATTCTTGCAATATTTCAGGATCTCGTAATAGGAATTGCCGCCGGCTTCGTGCGCTTCCTCGCCGATCACGACCTCGACCATTTCCAGAAGCTTGATGATGCGCGCGCGAACCTTGCCCTTCTCCGCGCAGATCCGCTTCGCCTCGGCGCGCAGCTCCTCCTTGTGCTTGGAGGTAAGTTTCATGCCGGAGGTCGAGGCGGCCGCGATCAGATCTGCGGTCTCTTTCTCCAGCTCGGGCTCCACGAGCTGTGCGACGAAAGTCTGAACCATGCCGCAATTGATGCCGCGAGTCGGCGACCATTCACCGTCGCCGATGATGCCGACATTGAAGCCGCAATCTTTCACGAAGGAATCGCGCATCTGATAGAGCAGCACGCCGCGGGTGGTCAGAAACAGCGTCATGCGCCGGTAACGCGCGGTGATGAGCTTTGCGATCTTCGACTTGCCGCCGCCGGTCGCGACCTGAATGATGCCGCGCTGAAACTTTTCGACCTGGCGCAACGCCTTGAGCTGATAGTCATATTTCGGATTGTCGTTGCCGAAGGCGTCGACGATCGGAGTTTCCGGACCGAGCGGGGCGGGCGCCTCGCGCTTGACGATCCGCACCAGATAGCCGGCCTGGATCAGCGTCGAGTGAACCAGATGAACGAAGCCGGCTGGAAATCCGCAATTCTTCCGCGTGAAGAAAGAGGAGCGCCCGTCCCAGCCGCGCGTCTGAAACGCCGCCATGAAGGTGTGACCCTCGACGAGGTAGCTAAGCTTTTCTGAAATCAGATTTTTTACCGCATCATCGGCGCCGTGAAGCTGCGCAACGACGGCGTTGTGGGCAATGGTGATGACAGTGGACACTGATCGCTCTTGATTTTGGTCTGGCTCGTTGGTAAGTCAGAACTGACTTAACATGAGCTGACCGCGTGACAAAGCAGTTTTCGATCGACCCCGCCCGACTTCGCAAGAATCCCTGGAACCCGAATTTCACCAGTCCGGAAAACGAAGCCAAGCTTGCTGCCTCCATCAAGGAGCTCGGGCTGTTCAAGCCGATCGTGGTGCGGGAGCTCTACGATCTCACCACTGATACTGATTTCGAGATCCTCGGCGGCGAGCACCGGTGGGACCAGGCCAAGGCCGCGGGGCACGCCACGGTGCCGGTGTTCTCGGTTGGCGTGATCGACGACGCGACAGCCAAGAAAATCTCGCTCGCCGACAACGCGCGATACGGCGCCGACGACACCTTCGCTCTGGCTAAGGTCCTGGAAGACCTGAAGAAAGACAACCTTCAAGAAATTCTTCCCTACACCGAAACCGATCTCTCAGCGATTTTCTCGTCAGCAAATATAGCGCTCGACGAATTGGATCTGCCCGACGGGTTCGAGGACGAGAAAATTCCCGACGAGCCGCGCGCGACCAAGGCGCCGAAGACCCACACCATCATGCGCTTCAAGGTGCCGGTCGCCGACGCCGAGCGCATCACCGAGCTGATCGCCAAGATCCAGAAGCGCGAAGGCTTCACCACCAGCGACGAACTGACCAATGCCGGCGACGCGCTGAGTCACCTGCTGCTGAGCGGCAAGGGTGACGAATGAGCTGGAGCCCGCCTCACGACGAATGCACCGGCTGCCGCTTCTTCAAGAAAAGCCGTCCGCACCCGCTCTGCGCCTTCTGCGGCGCCGGCGAATTCTTCGAGGAAAAGAGCGACGAGGTCGGCATCGACGAGACCTTTCTCCTGATGGACGACGGCAGCTTTGAGCGCCGCACGCCGAAGGAGAGCGAAATCATGGCGGAGATCTCCAAGGACGACGATGATGAGTGAAATTGACGTGTCGAAGCTTCCGGTCGTGATGTGGCCGATCGAGAAGCTGATCCCCTACGAGAAGAACGCCAAGAAGCATCCCGAGGAACAGATTCGCCGGCTGGCGGAATCGATCGCCAAGCTCGGCCTAGCCCAGCCAGTTCACGTCGAGCCGGATGGAACGGTCATCGCCGGTCACGGCCGCCGACTGGCTTTTCTCTATCTCAAGCGCGGCTTAATCCCGGTCGTGGTCCGCACCGACCTGACCAAGGCCCAGGCCGACGCGCTGCGGATCTCGGAAAACAAGACCACCTCGACCGAATGGGACGTGTCGCTCCTGCAAGAGGAGGCGAGGCGTCTCGCCGCCCTGACCGAGGAACAGATCGACCTGTCGATGCTGGGGCTGAACGAAGCCGAGCAGACCGCCTTGTCTCCCGAGGCCTTCGGCGAAATGACCGATGAAGTCTTCATCGAAGACATCAGCGAGGCGGTCGAAACCCAGAAGGCCGACAACAAGAAGGCCCAGGACGAGATCGACAAGAGTGCAGCTCCCGTCGCCGACGCGCTCGGCTTCAAGCGCGTCACCGTCGAGCAAAGCCGACAGATCCGCTCTTTCATGAACAGGATCGAGGCTGAGAGCGGCAAGAAGGGGGTCGAGGCTCTGCTCGATCACATTGCCGCTCATGTCTGAGGATCCCGAATCGAAACCGAAAATCATCAGTCTTCGGACCAAGAAGGAATTCGTGCCGCCGCCGGCCCAGGCCGGCGAGGGGCCGCAGGTCGACGAAAAGCTGATGCTCGCGCTCGATGTGGTCAAGGGCTACGCCGCCGAGGGCCGCATCACCGGGTTGCTGCTTGCAACCTTCGATCGCTCGCAGGGCGACGACATCATCTGCTTCACCCAATTCCCGATGGGTCACCCGGTCACCATTGGCTCGATGATGTTGCGTTGCGCCGCGCAATTCGCGGAGGAGCGCGCAGAGGAGCTGTTCTATCACGGAACGACAGACCTTGCGGCCCTGGGAGGGTATGAGCTGGACGATGAGGATGACGAATGAAGTTCACCATCGATCGGCGTTTCAATTCCTCCATCGAACGCACACCGCGCGTGCTGGAGATTGCCGAGGGCTTTGGGCTTGGCCTCTCCAACAAGGAATTCGTGGTCTACGACAACCTTGAAATCGAGGTGAAGCAGGGCGATGTCATCTACATCACTGGCCAATCCGGGTCCGGCAAGTCGCTGCTGCTGAAGGATCTGACCAAGCAGATGCTGAACGCCGGGCTCGGCGTCGCTGACCTGAACTCCCTCGTGTTCGATGATCGACCGGTCATTGACCTGATGGCGCCGGAGCAGCCAACGACCATCGCGCTCGACTATCTCGCCAAGGCCGGCATTTCCGACGCCTGGATCTACATTCGAAAGCCCTCGGAGCTGTCCGACGGTCAGCGCTACCGGCTGAAGCTCGCCATGCTGATGAGCTACGGCGCGAAAGCCGATGTCTGGATCGCCGACGAATTCGGCGCCGTGCTGGATCGGCCGACAGCAAAATGCGTCGCTTTCAACATGCAGAAGGTCGCGCGCGCCATGGGCAAGACGCTCATGGTCGCGACCACGCATACCGATCTGAAAGAGGAACTCGGCCCATCCCTCACCATCACCAAACGGTTCCGCGAGCGCGTACAGATCGAGAGCGCCGCATGATCCGGATCGCGCTCGCCTTGTGCCTGTGGCTAACCGTCAGTGCTGACTGTTACGCCGACAAGAGCTGGAACACCTCCTTCATGGAGTTCTGCCTTGCCTGGCCGAAGGACTGCGCGCCGCCCAAGGACAAGCGCCGCAAGGTGATCTGGAACAACAAAACCTGGGGGCAGATGCTAGAGGTCAATCGCGCGGTGAACCGCGAGATCACCTACATGAGCGATAAGGTCCATTACGGCTACAACGAGTTGTGGACCTACCCGGTCGATGGCTTTGGCGATTGCGAGGATATCGCACTAGAGAAACGCCGGCGTCTGATCGCGCTCGGCTTCCCGCCGCGGGCGTTACAATTGCGCCTGGTGCGGCTGCACAAGGACGATGTCGACCTTCACCTCTATCTGGTGGTGCAGACCGATATCGGGCCGCAGGCGCTCGACACCAACCGCGGCCGACCCACAGCGCTGCGCCACCGCAAGGATTACGAGGAGATCGCGATCCAGGACCCGGACAATCCGGCCAATTTCAAAATCACTGAAAAGTCGCGCAAATGAGCACCGGTGCGTTTATTTGCGAATTTGATAGCGAGACGCTGATTAAGCGAACGGACGCGCCGAAAGCGCGTTTCCCGCTGCTAGACGATATGTTTGTCGAGCGCGGTGCAGTCGCAGACTGGAATCTGCTGCACGATCTTCATTACAAGGCGGAGAGCCTACCGATCGGCCCGCGCTTCTGGAAGCTCACACTCTATGACGAGACCATCGGAGTGCTGGTCACCGCTAACCCGAAGGGCCTCTTGAAGGAGCGGCACCTGGTCTTCCCGAAGATCAAGCCATCGGGGCAGGACACCAAGCTCTCCAACACCGAGCGCTATCGCTATATCAACGCCAATTTCCGGGTGATCTCGCGCTTCGTCGTGGACACCATGTATCGCGGCATCGGCGCCGGCTACCGCATGATGAATCTGGTCTCGCGCATGGAGGGCAACACCTTCATGGAGATCCAGTCCTCGATGTCGAAGTTCAACCTGTTCGGGCAGAAAGCCGGCTTTCGCTTCGTCAAGCCGATGAACGCCAACAAGTTCGAGGCCGGGCTGAAATTCTTCCGCAGCAATTTCGAAGCCTCGCCCCAGGATTTCGAGGCGATCGTGGCCGAGCTTGAGGCGAAGCCTGCGCGCGAGCGCGAGCTGCTGTTGCAGAGCTGCAAGGACTTCTATTACCGCCATTCCGCGCTGGAGAAGACCGGCAACAACCGCGACAAAGGCCAGGCGCGGGTCAACGCCATGGATGCGCGCACCATCATCAAGTCGCTGCAACAGGTCTCGCTCGCGTCCCCGATGTACGGCGTCTGGAAGAACCCGGACAAGGGCAGGGCGCTGCCGGCGCGGCTACCGCTCACCGCATTCGATCTGCAGAAACCCAACGAACCATTCCGCGGGTGACGCATGGGCGCGCATTTCGAATTCGCCAATACCGATCGGCAGAAGCGAGCTGCGGGCATCGTGCTCGACGGTTTCGACGCCGGAGAGGTCATGGATCTGAAGACGATCCATTCTCGCTTCACCGGAAGCCCAACACATCAGGCGACGCAGAGCGTACTCCGCGGCCTGGTGAGATTTGGATATCTGAAGGTCGAGAAGATCCGGAACAAATGCATCTGGTCGCCAACACAGGCTTGCTATCAAACCTTCCGCGGCAATCCTTTGTAATCCGGATCTGGGAAAATGGGATCGTTCCGTCTCTTAAATAACAATACTAAAGGTAATAGACGAGAATAGGTTCTGGGAAATTTGACTTTTATGGACAGTCAGTATTGACTGATAGACCATGAGTGAGACTGAGCTGAAAGAGGTTCCGGCCGAGGAAGCCGCTGCCGAGGAGGAGAGATCTTCCGCCGGCGGCCGCCGGCTCACGCCCGCCGAGTGGCTGGAGATCGAAACCCATATCGAATGCGACACGCTTTCGGCCAACGAGATCCGTGAGAAATACGGCATTTCCTCACAGGCGATCTACAAGCACATCAAGAAGCGCTTCGAGGATGACGGCTACAAGATCGAGCGCGGCTCCAAGCGCGCCGTCGTGAAAGCGGCGACCACCGCCGCGGTCGCGACCACCGTCGCAACAACCACCGCGGCCGCAACGACAGCGGAGCCGCCGAAGGAAAGCTTCGAGCAGAAGCGCCGGCAGCGCATCGAGAACGCGCGGGAGAATCGCTATCTCGCGGCCGAGCAGCAATTCCGTCTCCTGGTCAAGCGACAGCAGGCGATCGTCGGCGGCACCGCGCCGATCGATGTGAAGGAGCTGCGGCAGCTTGCCGTCGTGCTGCGCGAGAATACCGACCTGATCTACAAGATCCTGAAGGCCGAGGAGGCGATCGATCCGAACGAGCTGCCGGAACTGCGCATCAAGGATCTGTCCGACGAGGAAATCCTGGCGCTGCAATCGCGCGAGGATGAGGACGAAGGCGAGACGCTCGGCGAAACCGATCCTCCCAAGGAGGCCGCGGCCGAGGAAGACGATATCGGCGACGACGACATTATCGAGAGTGGTGGAAAATGACGGCTTCGGCCAGTCACGTTCTTTCACTCCACAAAGGCCAACGCGAAGTCTACAGCGACAACCACCGGTTCAAGGTGGTGGTCGCGGGGCGCCGCTGGGGCAAAACCCAGCTATCCAAGATTTCGATCTGCAAGCGCGCCGCCAAACCCAAGCAGCTCATCTGGTATGTGGCGCCGACTTACGGCATGGCGCGCTCGATCCTTTGGGACGAGCTGAAGGACGCGATCCCGAAGGTCTGGATCAAGCCGAACGGCATCAACGAAACCCGCATGTCGATCCGGCTGATCAACGGCACCCGGATCGAGCTGAAGGGCGCCGACAAGCCCGACACGCTGCGCGGCGTCGGCATTCACCTTCTGATCATCGACGAAGCCCAGGACATCAAGCCGGAGACTTGGACAAAGGTTCTGCGCCCGACGCTGGCCTCGACCAAGGGCGAGGCGATCGTCATCGGCACCCCGAAATCGTTCAACTGGCTCTACGATATCTACGTCCTTGGCCAGCGCGGCGAGACCTTCACCAATGCCAAGGGCGTCATCAAGCGCAACCCGTGGAAATCCTGGCAGTTTCCGACGATCACCTCGCCCTTCATCCCGGCGAGCGAAATCGAGGCGGCGCGCGCCGATATGGACGAGAAGTCGTTCCGGCAGGAATTCGAAGCGAGCTTCGAAACCATGGCGGGCCGGGTCTATTACGCCTTCGACCGCAACAAGCATGTCGGTGATTTCAAGTTCAATCCGAAGCTGCCGATCTGGATCGGCCAGGACTTCAACATCGACCCGATGTCGTCGGTCATCATGCAACCGCAGCCGAATGGCGAGGTCTGGATCGTCGACGAATGCGTGCTGTTCGGCTCCAACACCACGGAAACCGCCGACGAGATTGAGCGGCGCTATTACAAATGGTCGAAGAACATCATCTTCTTCCCCGACCCCGCCGGCGCGCAGCGCTCCACCAAGGGCAGGGGTGAATCCGACCTGCAGATCCTTCACGAGCGCGGCTTCAAATACAAGCACCGGCGCAAGCACCCCAAGGTCGCCGATCGCGTCAACGCGGTGAACCGCATGTGGGTGTCGGCCAACGGCATCATCCGGATGCGGGTCGACCGCAAGTGCAAGCACACGATCGATTCCATGCTGCAGACCGTCTACAAGAAGGGCTCCAGCGAGGTCGACAAGTCGCAAGGCGTCGAGCATTGCGGTGACGCGCTCGGCTACGCCATCGATCTGCAATTCCCGATGAAGCAGATCAAAGTCTGCGGGGCTTCTATTTGACCTTGAAAGTCAGTCATTGCTGACTTACTATAACTGAAACTCTGGAACCCGATTGTGGCCAAGACCCCCAAAACCAGCGCTTCCAAGGCCGCCGCGGCGGAAGACCAAAAGGTCATGCTGCGCTTTCTGAAGCGCCGGCACCCGCAATATGCCGAGCTGATCGATCACTGGGAGTTCCTGGAGGCGACCTATAACGGCGGCCGAGAATGGTTCTCCAAGGACGCCGGCAATATCTTCCAATACCTCAAGGAAGGCGACAAGGAATTCAAGGACCGCCTGGCGCGCGCCTATCGCTTCAACCACACCCGCGAGGTGGTGGATCTCGTCCAGAAATACATCTTCAAGGCGAAGGTGAAGCGCGTCGAGGAGGAGGCTCCCGAGCAGCTCAAGACCTTCTGGAAGAATGCGACCCTGTCCGGGCTCGATATCGACCAGTTCATGCGGCTGGCCTCGACCAAGGCCTCGATCCTGGGGATGCCCTGGGTCTTCACCGATACCACCAAGAACGATACCGCGATCTCCAAGGCTGACGAGAAGAAAACTCGCGCTCAGGTCTACGCCTATATCGTGCCGCCCCAGGACATTCTCGATGTCGGTTTTGATGAGCGCGGCGGCGTCAATTGGGTGCTGACGCGCGAAACCTGGCGCGACGACGAGAATCCGATCACGGCCAGCGGCACGGTGAAATATCTCTACCGGCTCTGGACCAAGGATGAGTGGCGCCTGTTCGAAATCGAGAAGAAGGGCAATGACGAGCGGGTCAAAGAGATCGGCCGGGCTCCAAATCCGATCAATGAGATTCCGGGTTTCCCGCTGCCGAACGTGGTCAGTGAGAATCTCTATGCGGCGCCGGCGCTGATCGCCGACATCGCCTATCTCGATCGCGCGATCGCCAATTACCTGTCGAACCTCGACGCCATCATTCAGGATCAGACTTTCTCGCAGCTCGCCATGCCGGCGCAGGGCATGCTGCCGGGCGAGGACGATTACAAGAAGGTGCTCGAAATGGGCACCAAGCGCGTCTTCCTGTTCGACGGCGAGGGCGGCGTGGCGCCGGAATATCTGTCGCCGGATCCCAAACAGGCCCAGGTGATCGTCGTGGTGATCAACAAGATCATCAACGAAATCTACCACTCGATCGGCATGGGTGGCGAGCGCACCAAGCAGGACAATGCCGTCGGCATCGACAATTCGTCCGGTGTGGCCAAGGCCTACGATTTCGAGCGCATGAACTCGCTGCTGACCTCCAAGGCTTCGAGCCTGGAGAATGCCGAGAACAAGCTGAACCGGCTGGTGATGCTGTGGAATTCGGTGGAGCTCGACAAGGAGCTCGTCAAATACCCGGACACCTTCGACGTGCTCGGGCTCGCCGACGAACTCGCCATGGCTGAGAAGCTGGCGCTGGTCGACGCCCCGCACGAGGCGCGCCGCGAACAGATGCGCCAGATGCTCGACAAGATGTTTCCGCGCATGAGCGAGGAGCTCCGCGCCAAGATGGAAAGCGATATCGCAAGCTGGCCCCCGAAGGTGAATCTGCCTGTCGGCGAGCGGCCAGTCCCACCGGTTTCCCCGTCCACGTCAAAGGCCCCGGCGCAGAAGCGTCAGGGACAGGTGACCGCCGACACGGGAAAATGAGCGAAAGCTCGATCTGACCGGGGCCGAGAGACTGGCCTCTACCACACTGGAACGAGAGACTGATCCAGATGAAGTATCGTTACGGAATGCCATTCGGCCCGCAAATCTGCTTTGACGCCAACAAGGAAGGCGGCAGCGGGGAGACAGCAGAACAGAAAGCGGCCCGCGAAGCCAAGGAAACGGCTGACAAGGCGGCTGCCGAGAAGGCCGCGAAGGAAGCGGCCGACAAGGTCGAGGCCGATCGCAAGGCCGCGGTCGAGGCGGCGCTGAAAGACGCCGAGAAGGAATTCGGCCGCAAGCTCTCCGACAAGGAAGCCGAGTTCCTGAAAGAGATCATGGCCAAGAAGACCAAGCTCGGCGAGACCGAGAAGGCCCTCGAAGAAGCCAATGCCAAGCTCAAGGCTTTTGACGGCGTGGATCCGGCCAAGTTCGCCGAGCTGGCGAAGGCTGCCGAGGAAGCCGAAAAGGCCAAGCGCGAAGCCGAGAAGGCGGCGCTCGAAAAGGCCGGCGACTTCGACCGCGTCAAGAAGATGATGGGCGAGGAGCACGACAAGGAGCTCGCCGCCGAGCGCGAGAAGGGCACCAAGATTCAGACCCAGCTCGATGTCGCGCTCAAGACCATCGACGATCTCACCGTCGGCTCGGCTTTCGCCAATTCGCAGTTCATCGCCGAACAGACGGTGCTGACCGGCGATATCGCGCGCGCCACCTTCGGCAATTACTTCGAGGTCGAGGGCGGTCGCGTCATCGGCTATGACAAGCCGAAGGGTCAGGAAGGGCGCACCAAGCTCGTCGACAGCCGCGGCAACGCGCTCGGCTTTGAAGACGTGATGAAGCGCCTGGTCGACGCGCGCTCCGACAAGGACAAGCTGATCCGCTCGACGATGAAACCGGGCACCGGCGTCACGACCAAAAAGGGCGAGACCGAAGGTCATCGCATGACCGAGGTCCCCGCCGGCGGCGGCCGCAGCCGCATCGAGGCCGCGCTTGCATCGCGCAAACCAGCCTAAAGGGTAAAAAAATCAGTCCTTACTGATTTTTTCTCTTGTCCTCAATGCGCAACGCCGGGTATCATATTGGATAAGTCAGAACTGACTTACCGAAATTGACCTGGCGTTGCCATGAGGAGTTTATAATGGCCCTGCTGAAAGCCGAAGCCGAGAAGCTCTCGGAAAACCTGATGGAACGTGGGGTGATCGAGGAGGTCATCGACCGCGATGAGCTTTTCGCGCTCTTTCCGTTCAAGACCGTGAACGGCAAGTCCTATTCCTATAACCGGGAAAACACCCTCTCCGAAGGTGAGTTCCTGGATCCATACGACCCGGTGCCCGAGGGCGCCGCGACCTTCAGCGAGGTCGAGACCAAGCTGCGCATCATGGCGGGCGATGTCGATATGGACAAGTTCATCCTGTCGACCATGTCCGACGCCAATCCGCAGCTCGCGATTCAGCTCGCCCAGAAGGCGAAGGCAATGGGTCGCAAGTTCCGCCGGACCCTGGTGAACGGCAATTCCGCGGACAACGCCAAGGAATTCGACGGCATCAAGAAGCTGGTCCCTGCGGGCCAGACCCTGATCGCAGGCGCCAACGGCGCGGCCATCACGCTCGACATGATCGACGAGCTGAAGGACAGCGTGAAGCTCGGCGCGGACTGCTACATGATGCGGACCGGCACCTGGCGCTCGATCAAGCAGATCCTGCGCGCCGCCGGCGGCAACGATGCGGTCTCGATGATGATCGAGAATTTTGGCCGCCCGGTCCCCTCGATCGACGGCGTGCCGGTCATCATCAATGACTTCATCACCAACGACGAAGTCATGGGTTCCAACTCGGCGACCACGTCGATCTACGCGCTCCGCCTCAACGAAACCGACGGCTTCCACGGCATCGTCGGCGGCGAGGCTGCCGGCCTGAAGGTCGAGGAGATCGGCACGATCCAGAACAAGGACGCGGTCCGCTGGCGTGTGAAGTGGTACGTCGGCACGGCGCTGAAGGCGACCCATTCGGTCTCCCGCCTGAAGGGCGTCACCAACATTTAACCTTGATCGTCAGTCAGAACTGACTTACTGTGAAGGGCGGGGCATTCCCCGCCCTTTGCTTTAGGCGAGCTCGCGATGGCACCTCGGATCGAGATTTTCGGGCATGACCATTGCCGGTTCACCGCGGCAGCGCGGTGCTTCTGCGAGAAGCGGAACTACCCGTACATCTATTTCGATCTCAGGGTGCCGCAGAACGTGGCGCGCCTGAATCAGCGCAAGCCGGACGCGGAAAGTCCGGCGATCTTTCTCGGCAATCGCGACATTGGCGGTCACTACGATCTCGTCAAAGCCGACGCCGAGGGAGTTATTCAATCCGTGATTGGAGGTTCCTGAGTGAACAAGATCAAGATCATCGCTTCCGGCTGGGAGAACTATAACGCCGATTTCGGCGGTGTGCTTTTCGAGAACTCGATTTCGGTTGAGCCGGTGACGCGCGCCCAGATCAACCGGATCTCGGCCATGGTGCTGTGCGAGCTGGTCGACGAAGACGGCAAGCCGATCGAGCAGGCCGGCAACGCGGCGCGCGGCGTCGCACTTGCCTCGGTCCAGGTGCCGGTTTCGGCCGGCTTGCAGCGCCAGACCGAGAAGGAAAAGGCGAACGAGCTGAAGCTTGCGGCGCTGCAGAGCGACAAGCCGCCCTATCGGATCATGACCAAGGAGGAGCTCGAAGGCGTGGCCACCGCCGGCGGCATCAAGGGGCTGCGCACGGTTGCCGAGCACTGGAACGTGCATGATCGCAAGATCACCAACATGATCCGGGAGATCCTCAAGGCGCAGGAAGTCTGGAAGGCGCGCTACGAGGAGAAGCTCGCCGAGCAGCGGCGCGATCGGGAGGTCGCCCTGGAGCAGAGCCTGGAAATCCAGCGCCTGCGTGACGAACAGATCGACCGCGAAGCTCGCAACCTGGAAAAGGAAGCGGCCGAGAAAGTCGAGAAGGCTGCGGCTGAGAAAGCCGCAGCGGAAAAGGCCGCAGCCGAAGGTCTTTCCAACGCGATCGGCGAGGACGGTAAGAACGCCCTGTCCATCGACAAGCCCGAACCGGATCCGGAAGCGACCGCGGAGACCGAAAAGGACGATGAGGTCGTTTCAAACCGGCCGGACGACGCCGCGCCGCCGGTCGAGACCGGCGCCGAGACGCCGCCGCCGCCAGCGGCGGCCGCCGGCCTCGCGCCAGCTCCGGAGCTGGAGAAGCTGGAGCTTGTCCCGACGCCCGAGCTGAAAGTGGAGTAACCGATGAAGTTCTACCCCGTCGGCGCCGCGGTGCCGCTTTCATTCGACATGAAGGATCTGAACGGTGCGGCTGTTACGCCGACGGGGCTTGCCTATCGCGTGCTTGACGGGGAGGGCGAGGAGCTGCTGGCTGCCACCACGGTATCCTTGCCCACTGCCGGTCAGCCTGCGACCTTCACGGTGCCGGCCGACGCCAACCAGACAGCCGGCGCACGCTCGGTTGAGCTGACCATTACGACCGCCGCCGGAACCTTTGTAGCCGAGCAGGTCTATGCGGTGCGCGGCGCGCGCCGCCTCGCGGTGCTGGAGAACTCGTTTCAGACCTATGCCCAGGCGCTCGTCACCATGAGCGAGCTCCCGGCGGCGCTGGGCTTTGCCGGCGCCACCGACGAAAAGCGCCAGAATGCGCTGATCGAGGCCTTCGAGCGGCTGAAGCGGCTCTCTTATGTGATCGCCTCCAATGACGCCGACGACCCGATGTCGCGGGTGATCATCGAGGATCCGGCGCGCATCGTTTCGGCGACCTGGGTCGATATGACCGTCGAGGAATTCATGGCCTATCCGGCGCGCTTCATCGCCGCGATCCGCCGCGCGCAAGTTCAGGAAGCCAATGCCATCCTGACCGGCGACCCGATCGCCGATCGCGCGCGCGCCGGCCTGATGTCGGAAACCGTCGGCGAAAGCTCGATGATGTTCAAGCCGGGCGTTCGCGCGCTCGACACCGTGGTGTCGCGCGACACCCTGCGGCACCTGGGCGGCTTTCTCGATCTCTATTCGGCAAGGATCGGGCGTGCATGACCCTCGCCGAGCTGCTCAACTATTCTGCCGACGCCGCGGCGCAGCGTTACGGAATGCTGATCGACAGCTTTCGTTTCGGCTTTGCGCGCGCGCTCGATGACCGCAATTTCGGTTCACCCCAGCTTCTCAATGTGGTGACGCAGCAGGCCTACGAGACGGCGTCGGCTTTCATTGACGGCGAGAAGATCCAGATCGACAGCGAGGCGCTGCAATTCTCCGACCTCGCGCAAAACTCGACGCTTGAGAAAATCAGCGCAGCGACAAGCGACGTGCTTTCGGAAGCGCTCAGCGAGCATCTAAACGCGACGGCCGACTATCTCGCGCGTGAGATTTCAATTCAGATCGAGCGCGACATTGCTTTCCTGCGACAGAGCCTGCTGCGGACCCAGCTCAACGTGTCGCTGATCGCCCGCGCGCATAGTGTGCCGCAGGAAGCAGCCCTGATGCGCTACCGCGCCGGCAATGCCAGCGAGCTGCACTTCTTCTTTCACGACCGATCGGGCAGGGCATGGCCATCGCGCCGGTTCATTCGCCAGACCTGGCGCCAGAACATGCTCGCCACCTACAACGAAACGGTGCTGATGACGCTCGCCGAACACGGCATTGACCGGGCGATCGTGCGCTATCCGGATCCGGAGCATTCACATAACGGCACTGTAGTTTCTCTGCATCCGGGCGCCGAAACCCTGAATTACGCGGAGATCCGCGGCCAGTTCTTTCACCCGAACTCGCAAGCCTTCCTGGAGGCGGCCTGATGTTTCTCCCAAACACTACAGGCATGCTGCTGCGCAAGACCGCGCGCAATATCCATGGCGAGACCGTCTGGGCGGATCCGATCGAGGTTCCGTGCGGCGTCGTGCATCTGAAGAAGACCGTGCAGAAATCCTCGGTGCGAACCGATTCCTCGGCCTCCCGCGGCAATGCCGAGGAGATCGTGGTCAGCGCCAAGATCCTGTTTCCGGTCTATGTCGAGATCGAGCAGGGCGACCGTTTCGAGATCATGGGTTTCAGGCTGGAAGCTATCAATATCGAGCCACGCAATAACGTGCGGGGCGAGCACGATCACAACGAGGCCGATTTCCGGATCTCCGTGCCATGAAAATGAAGATGCGGGCCACGGGGGTGAAGGAGCTGGAAGCGCGCTTCCGCTATGCCGCCGAAAAGGTCCCAGACAACGCGCGCAAGCTGATGCATCGGCGATCCGACAAGATCGTCAAGATGGCGAAGCTGTTCGCGCCGGTCGACGATCACGAGCTGGAGGATTCGATCCGCAAGGAGGTGACCTATTCCTCCAAGGGGCGCCTGCAGATCAGCGTGGTCGCCGGCGGCATCGTCCGCGGCGTCGATGTCTCGCGCTATGTCGCGATCATCCACGAGAACTACGAGAGCTTCAAACCGGGCAAGAACACGATCGCCAAGCGCGCGGCAAACCCCGGCATCTATGTCGGGTCGAAATTCATCAAGCGTGCGGTCGACGCCGAGCGCAAGTCGCTGCGCGAAGCCATGATCAATGTGACAGTGCGAACCATCAAAGGTGAGCCGGTAGGAGAGAACCAGTGAATATCGACCTGATCGCCACCGAGATCCTGGTGCCGGCGGGGCTCAGCCTGGTCGCCGCTGACAACCTGTTCACTCATGAAATGCCGGCGGATTGCCGCACCGGCGTTCTGCTGCGGCTGCCGCCGGAAGGCGTGCCGATCGACTGGAACATTCCCGGCTATCACCGCGCGGATCTCCAGGCGATCATTCGCGCCCAGACCTTTGCCGCCGGCGACGCGCTCGCCGCCGGCGTCTCCGCAGCCCTGACATTTTACCGGCGCCGGCTGTCCAATCAGACCCTGATCCAGCAAATGCTGCCCAAAAACCTGCCGGTGATCTACCAGCGCTCCGACGGGCTCGGCATCGAGTGGTCGATCGACTTCGCCACGACCTGGCATTTGCCGTAGAACATCAGTCAGAACTGACTTACAATAGGGGCAAGGAGAAGCCCCATGAACCTGCCCGCTCAATACGCCTGGCTCGCCAACGAACCCGGCCCGAAGATGGTCCTCGAATTCGTCAAGATCTATGGCGCGGCCGAGGTGCCGGGGCCTGGTAACAGCCCGCTGATCATGTCCTGGGCCGCCGAGCTCGGGCTGGAGAAGGTCTATACCGCCGACTCGATCCCCTGGTGCGGCCTGGAAGCCGCGATCATCGCCAAGCGCGCCGGCAAGGAACTGCCGGTCAACCCGCTCTGGGCGCTGAATTGGGCCAATTTTGGGGTTAAAGCCGACGTTCCCATGCTGGGGGACATTCTGACCTTCAAGCGCAATGGCGGTGGCCATGTCGGCATGTATATCGCCGAGGACAATGCCGCCTATCACGTCGCCGGCGGCAACCAGGGCGACAAGTCCTGCATCATCCGGATCGCCAAGAGCCGGCTCTACGCGGCGCGCCGGCCTCATTACAACGTCCAGCCCGCCAATGTCCGGCGCGTGCGGGTCGCTGCGAGCGGTGCCCTATCCAAGAATGAGGCATAGGACGCTTTTAGTTCTTTTCCTTCGTGGTTTCGTCGGGTATCATATAGTCAGAATTGACTGATTTCTGGCAGATCATGAGGAGTTGACCGGAATGCCTTCCAATACGCGAAATGTGAAGCTCGGCGTGTGCTCGGTCACCTTCGATGGCGTCGACCTGGGTTACACCAAGGGCGGCGTCGAGGTCGAGGTTGTCACCTCCACCAAGAAAGTCATGGTCGATCAGTTCGGCGAGTCCGAGGTCGACGAAATCATCATGGGTCGCACCTGCCGCGCCAAGGTTCCGCTCGCGGAAACCACGCTGGAGAACCTGGTGCGCATCATGCCGGGCGCGCAGCTCGTGGGTGAGGGTGGCGCCAAGGCCACCGGCACGATCACGTTCTCGACCGCGGCGCCCGTGAACGGCGACAAGGTCACGGTCAACGGCATCGATTTCACCTTCAAGACCACGCCGGCCCCGAATACCAACGAAATGGGTATTCCGGCGTCGATCAGTGCCGCCGCGACCGCGCTGCGCGACAAGCTCAATGGGTCGACCGATCCGCTGATCTCGCGCATCACGGCTTCGGCTTCGGGTGCCGCTGTGACCATCACCGCCGACGAGAACGGTGTGTGGGGCAATGCAGTGACCATGACCAAGACCTTCGTCACCGGCGCCAACTGCACCATCGTCGATATGGCGAGCGGTGTCGATGACACCCGCAAGAAGGTGAACCTGAAGAACGGCGTCGGCCTGTCGCTTCTGTCGTTCGCCAAGAAGCTCGTGTTCCATCCGCAGAGCCTGCCGGCGGCCGACAAGTCGGAAGACTTCACGATCCCGAAGGCGATGACTCCGGGCCAGTTGAGCTTCGCCTACAAGCTCGACGAGGAGCGGATCTTCAACGTCGAATTCTCCGGCTATCCGGATTCGGACACCCGCATCCTGGCGATCGTCGGTGACGAGAACATCATCGGCTAAGCCTTGACGGGCTTCTAAAGTTCAGTCAATACTGACTGGCGATCCGGGACCCCGGATCGCCAGTTTTCGTTTCACACAGGCCCCAGATGTCCCAACCCAATTTCATCGACCTCGACACGGTGTCGCCGGCGATGGTCGAAATCGGTCTCGACGGCAAGACACACGCGATGAAGCAGCTCTCGCTCAAGGACTTCATCGAGAACATGCGGATCCTCTCCGATATCGAGAAGCGCCGCGCCGACGGCAAACCCGTCGATCCGCTCGAAGAAATCGAGATCGTCGCGAAGATGCTGGTGCGCTCGTTCCCCACGATTTCCGAGGAGCGGCTGATGCAGCTCACGCTGCCGCAGCTCACCAAGCTGCGCGAGATCGTCGAGAAGGCGAGTGAAGCCAGCGCCGACAGTCCGGCTTTGCAGGAGGCTGCGGCAGCCGCCGGCAAGGACCCCAAGCAGGGGAGAAAATCACCGAAATCGACATCGGCTACATCTTCTCCCGCGTCCTGAAAACCTACGGGTTCGGCGATGTCGACAAGGTCCTCAACCTTCCACTGAGGATCTTCTGGATGCTGAACCGCAACATCGACCGCATGCGTGCGGACGACAATTACCAGCAGGCCATGATGCTTGCGCAAGTCCAGTCCTCGGACGGCTTTCAGGAGCTGATGAAGAACCTGAAGGAGCAGATGGGGACGATCGCCAGGGTCGAGCAATCCGCATCGGTCTCGATCGACCTGGACAGGGAGACACACAGATCGGGCATCGCTGAACTGAAGCAATTGTTCTCCGGAGGATTAGGAACAAGTGTCCATTCGAATTGAGCTTGAGCTGGATACGGGCGAATTCACCACCCGCATGTTGCATGCGGGTGAATCCGTTCGCCAGTTCAATCAAAATCTCGGGGACACTTATACCCGCGTCCGGCGCGTCACCGAAGGGTCGCAGGGCTTCCTGTCGACCCTTCGCGACATCACGATCGTTCTTGGCCTCGCGCACCAGGCCTTCTCCAATGTGCGCGCGGTCACGACCGGCTGGATCGGCGATATCGTCAAGGTGAATTCCGAAATGGAGCGTCTCACCACGCTCCTGAAAGGCATGTCGACCGCGGCCGATCCGGTAAAGGATGCGGCGAGCCAGCTCAAATACCTGCGTGATTTTGCGCTTCAGGCGCCGCTGTCCTTGCAGGCTCTGACCAATTCCTTCGTCAAGATGCGCGCCACCGGCATTGATCCGATGAAGGGTGCGCTGAAATCCTATGTCGACGCGGTGGCCGCCGCCGGCGGCACCGACGAGCAGCTCAACCGGGTCACGATCGCCATCACCCAGATGTCGGGTAAGGGCGTGATCCAGATGGAAGAACTTCGCCAGCAGCTCGGCGAACACATTCCACGCGCGGTTGAATTGATGGCACGCGCCACCGGGCTGTCGATGGCGAGCTTACTCTCCAAGATCAGCACCGGCACGGTCGAGTCGAAATCGACGCTGGAGGCTCTGCAGGCCGAGTTCGAGCGCACCTTTGGTGGCGCCGCTTCGGCACAAATGAACACCTTCGCAGGCCGGATCGCTCAGTTGAAGACGATCCTGCAAAACCTCGCGCTGGAGGCGGGCGGCAAAGAAGGCACCGGTGGCTTCTTCGACAATCTGAAGGGTCAGCTCAAGGATCTGAATGAGTTCCTGGCGAGCCCGGTGGCGAGCAATTTCGCCAAGCAGCTCGGGGAGGGGTTGTCGACCGCGGTTACCTGGCTCCGCAGCGGCATCGAGTGGATCGTTCGCTTCCGCAACGAATTGCTGCTCGCAGCGCAGGTGCTGGCTGTTGCTTTCGCCGGCAAGGTTCTGATCGGCGGCCTGATGAGCATCAGCGCTGCGATTGGCATGCTTGTCACCGAAGCGCGCACACTCACCCTTGCATGGATCGGCATGACGAACGCAATGGCGCAAAGCCAAGCGATCGGCACTGCATTGGTTGCGACGGGACAAATGAGCGGTGTCGCCGCCGGCGCCGCAGTAGCAGTTCGTGGTCTTGGAGCTGCGATCAGCTTTGCCGGCGTCGCGATGGGCACAATCGCTTCGATTGCACTGCCGCTCGCCGGCGCGGTGATCGCGACCGCGGCCGCTTTCGGTCTGTTCTCCAACAAGGCCAAGGATGCCTATCAGAACCTCGAACAGTTCGGCGCGACCTCGCGTCAGCAGGTCAAGGATGCCGAGGGCTATCTGAGGTCGCTGGAAGCTCGCGCGAAGGCGGATAACGACTTCGTCGACAAGTATTTCAGCTTCGGCGGCGAGAAGATCAAACAGAAATACCGCGAATTCTTCGGCATTCCTCAGCTTGAAGCCACGATCAAGGAGGTGCGCTCCAAGATCGCCGCGGGCATGGAAGATGCCACGAAATATGAAGGCGACGCGATTGCGCGCAAGAAGACGGAGAGCATCGACGCGGAGAGCGAAGTCGTTCGCCGCGCCTACGATGCCGCATCGATCAAGCGCGCCGAATTCAATAAGCAGGCGATCGCGGCGGCCGCTGCCGCCAACATGGATACGGTCAAGATCACCAAGGATTATCAGGAGCAGCAGAAGGCTGCGAACCTGCGATTCTATGACGACCAGATCGCGATCATCGAGCGTGGATTGCGCAACGCTGAAATCCTTGGCCAGACCTCTGACGAATCGCAGATCCGTGCGGCCGAAAAGCTCAACGGGGAATTGCTCGCCAAGAAGCGTCAGTTCCTGGAGGCGCGCGAGGCCGAGGAGAAGCGTGCCGGCGGCGTGCAGCAGATCACCAAGCTGCCGAACATGGATCAGCTCCTTGAAAAGGGCCGGCTCAAGATCGTCGAGCTGAAGTCTGAAATCGTCCAGAGCCGGGCGGAGCTCGGCGGCGCCAAAGGCGACGTTGAGAAGCTCATCTACGCGATCACCGAGGCCCGGAGGTACGGCCCGGTCGATAACGAAGAAGTCAAAAAGACCATCGACGAGCTGCAGCGGGTCGGCACCGAGCTGGAGAAGATCCAGGCGCAGGTGCAGGGCCAGAAGAAGCTGAACAGCGACCTGACCTCTCAGATGGAGAAGGTTCAGGAGGAGATCGTCGACGCCCAGAGCCGCGGCATGTCGGCCTACGACAAGATGGCCGTGAAGTGGAAGAACGGCCTCTACGGCGGCGGTTCGTCGACCAGCGTTCTCCAGCAGATGCTCGCGGGTATTAAGCAGGAGGCGAAGGGCGCCGAAGACGCAATGTCGAGCGCGCTCGGTGACAATATGTCGAGCAAGGTCGAGCGCCTGACCGGCGTGCTCGGCGGTCTGAAGAATGCCTGGCTTGGCGTGAAGGGTGCGGCGCTCGGCGGCGCAGATTTGATCGGCGGTAGCGTTGCGGTTGCAGCGCGCTTCTCGCAGGGCGGCAACAACCGCACCTTCATGGATCGCCTGGTGGGTCAGGAATCGAGCGGCAACCCGTTCGCCAAGAACCCAGATTCCAGCGCGCTTGGCCTTGGCCAATTCATCAAGTCGACCTGGATGGAATTCCTCAAGGAAATGCATCCGGAGCTGATTTCGAGCGATCAGGAAAAGAATTACGGCCTGCGCACCGATGCGAAGCTCGCGCGTGAGGCGATCGCCTGGTATTCGTCGCGCAACGTCGAGAAGCTCGACCGCGCCGGCATCGATACCAACGATGCCAATGTCTATCTGGCGCATTTCCTTGGCCCGGATGGCGCGATCGCTACGCTTAGTAAGAGCATGGACACGCAGCTTTCGAGCATTCGTTCGCTCGATGCGGCGCGCGCCGCCAACCAGGGTGTGTTCTCCAAGCTCAACACTGTTGGCGACCTGCAGACCTGGGCGCAGCAGCGCTTCGGCACGGCCTATACTGCGCCGCGCACCGGCTCGGGTTCGAGCGCGGAATTCGACAAGTTCTATTCCAACCAGGATCCGCAACAGCGGGCGCTAATCAGTGAGTCAAATCGGCTTCTGACCGAGCGCAATCGCCTTGTGACCGACGAGAAGCTGTCGCAGGCGCAGCGCGACACCATTGCCAATACCCAGAAGGAACAGGACGCCCAGAAGGGTCTGACTGGCGAGGTTGCGAAGTATCGCGCGCTGATCGCATCGGGCGAATACGGTCCCGATCGCGATCCGGAATCGCAGCGCTATGCCCGGCTGATCGAACAGGCGGAAAAATACGATCAGGTCAAAAAGCAGGAGCTGGAGACCAAGCGTGTTCGTGATCAATACGATCGCATTATGGGAACCGAAGGTAATGAAGGCGCCGCCGCGGCGCAGGGGCGTAGCATTGCCGAGCGTGAGGCTGATCTGCGCCGTCGCTTCGCTGACGAAAGCACCTTCAAGCCGTCGAACCAGTTCTTCCGCGAAACAGCAACCGTCAACGAATACATCGCGGCGGTTCAAAAGGCCTATCAGATCGGCAAGATCTCTGCGGAAAAGCAGGAGCAGGATCTTACAATTCTGAACGGTCGCAAGAAGGCCCTGACCGACCTTGAGGTCGGCAGCGCGATTGCGAGCGAGCAGGAAAAGACTCGTCAGATGGAAGTGAGCTTGCTGACGCAGGATCAGCAGCGCGAGGCAAACTTCCAGCACGAGGTAAAGCGCATCTACGACATGGTGAAGCTTGTCGGGGACGATGCTGAACAGCGCGCCAAGATCGAGGAGACGGCTCAGCGCCGAATTCGCGCCTATCGCGCGCTCACGCTCGCCGAGCACCCCGTTGCCAAGCAGATGCGGGAATGGGCCGATATCGGCAATCAGCTCGCGCGTTCATTTAACGGCTGGATGGACCAGACGACGGACAAGCTCGCCGAAATGGTGGTGAAGGGCAAGTTTGAGCTGCAGAGTCTTGCGAGCGTCGGCGAGACGATCCTGAAGGATATGGCTCGCATGGCGATCCGCTATCTGGCGGGCTCGGCATTCGCCGGCATGGGTGGCGGCGCCGGCAAGACCGGCAGTTATATGCAGGGCGGCACCAAGGTGCCGGTCATTGGCACGCCAACTCGTCACGGTGGCGGCGTCATCAATGGTCTCATCAACAACGATCGGCTGTTTCCCGCTTCCGCCTGGAAGAACGCCGTCAAGCAGCACGTTGGAGGTATGGTTGGCTTCCGCTCGGGCGAAGTGCCAATCACCGCGATGAAGGGCGAGATCACCGGCTGGCCGAACCAGCTTCGTCATGCTTTCGGCGGCGGTCAGAGCACCACCAACAACTACAACGTCAACGTCTCCGGCGGCGGCGGCACGCCAGAGCAGAATCAGGACCTGGCTGATCGGATCACCAAGCAGCTTGAAAACGTGATGGGCGCTCGCGCGGCCAAGGAAATCCGGCAGCAGCAGCGCCCAGGCGGCATGCTGAATCAGATGCGGTGATAAAATGGCTCTCGACACATTCGCGCCACCTTATGATCCGTCGCCCGGCACCTCGACCAAACCGCGGCTCAAGCTGCTGTCGGTCGATTTCGGTGACGGCTATACCCAGGAAATGCCAGACGGCATCAATTTCCTGAAGCGCGAGGTCAGTCTGACCTGGGAGGCGCTCACCATCGTTCAGGCCGCGGCACTGGAGACGTTCATGGAAGGGAAGGGTGGCTATATCCCGTTCCTCTACGCGCTCTCCAACGACACGGTCCGGCAATGGAAGTGCAAGGACTGGAGCCGCAAGCGCCAGAATCCGGACAGCTTCACGGCGACCTTCATCGAGGACTTCTCGCTTTGGCCTTGATAATCAGTCAGTCCTGACTTACTGTCTGGCCATGTCGACCCTCACCCGGATCTCCAAGAAACCAAGCCTCACGGCCTATGTCGAGCTGTTCCGGCTCGATACGAGCCTGGTGGGCGGGTCGATCCATTATTTCTGTCAGGGCAAGCTCGGCAGCGAACCGGTCACTTTTGGCGGTCTCGCCTATACCCCGATTGATATCCAGTTCAGCGATTTTGAGGTCGTCGCCGGCGGCTCGCTGCCGACGCCCAAGATGAAGCTCGCGATCACGAGCGACATCATGCAAGCCATGATCAACGCCTGGGGCGACCTTGCCGGCTGTGAAATTCGCCGAGTTCGCACCTTTCAGGAATGTCTTGACGGCCAGCCGGAAGCGGATGCCGGCGCCTACCTTGGCCCAGACGTGTTCCGGATCGAGCGGCTTTCCGAGGAGGTGAGCGGTGTTTCGGCCGAATGGGAGCTGTCTGCGGCGATCGATCAGGAAGGTCGAATGCTGCCGGGCCGGCAGGTTCTGCGCGACGTGTGCTCGATGCGCTATCGCCGATACGACCCATCCCACCCGCTCGCAGCGCTCGACGGCTACGTCTATCCGACCATTAACCCCTGTCCCTATACCGGTGTCGCCGCCTTTGACGACCTCGGCCAATCGACCTCGGCCGCAAACGACAAATGCAGCCATCAGCTCAATAGCGGCTGCCGCAAGCGTTTCGATAACGCACAGCCGCTGCCATTCGGCGGTTTTCCTGGCGTCGCACGGGTGCGGCTGTGACGACGATCTATCAGAACGCCATCGCTCAATATCTAGGGTCGAAGGTTCTGGCGGCGGCGCAGGCGCATGCGCGAGAGCAGTTTCCCAAGGAAAGCTGCGGCTTCGTCGCGCGCGGCAAATATGTGGCGTGCCAGAATCAGGCCGCGGATCCGCTTGCCGATTTCCGAATCGAGGATCCGCGGCTGGAAAAGGCGATCACCGCGGGCTCGCTGAAGGCTATTATTCATTCCCATCCGAACGGGCCGATCTATCCGTCCGAAAAGGACATGGCGCAGCAGCTCGCGACAGATGTGCCGTGGTTCATCATTCCACTCAATGAAGATGTGATCCTCGATACGATCGGCTGGGGCGATCAATTGCCGATCGCGCCGATTGTCGGGCGGCCTTTCATTCACGGCATCTTCGACTGCTATGCGGTCATGCGCGACGCTTACCGGCTCGGCAAGGACAAGCTGTGCGAGCAGCATATCGACTGGCCGTTTGATCCAATCGAGCTGCCGAATGTCGCGCGCGGCGACGGCTGGTGGCGAGAATCCGATCGCGATCTCTACCAGGATGGGCTGTCGAAATACGGCTTCAAGATTATCAGCCGCGCCGAAGCCCAGCCGGGCGATGTCTTCCTGATGCGCTTTGGCGATCATCGCGGCAATCCGCTGAACAAGCTCAATCACGGCGGCGTTCTGCTGAACCGCGGCGAGATTCTGCATCACCTGCCGGGCCGTGCGTCGCGTCGCGAGCAGGCCGCAATGTGGGTGCGCGCCGCCGATCTCTGGATCCGATACGAGGGAACGGCGAAATGATGCGCAACGTCTTCCTTCACGGCAAGCTGAAGAAAGAATTCGGCTCCGTCTTCCGTTTCGACGTGAGCACTGCGAGCGAGGCTCTGCGCGCGCTGGATTGCGCATTTCCGGGCAAGTTCGTCGCGTCGCTGCGCGAGGGTGCCTACAAGATCATTCGCGGCCGCAAGACCGGCGGCATGGCGCTCGATCTCGACCTGGTCTGCAAATTCAACCTCGGCAATGCCGATCTCCACATCATCCCGGTCGCCGCCGGCTCCTCGGCAAAAGGCCGCGGCACCACCAAGGCGATCATCGGCGTGGCACTGGTTGGCGCCGCTATCTTCTTCTCAGGTGGTCTGGCGGGAGCGGGATTGCTCAGTGGTATGAGCATGGCTATTCCCGGCACAGCGATTTTGGGCGGTGCAGGCATCACATACGGCACGCTCGCCATGGTGGGCGTCGGGCTCGCGCTTGCCGGTGTCGGCATGATGAAAGCCGCCAGCGAAACTCCGAAGACTTCTGAAAGCGTCGATCAGGCTGCTTCCTGGTCGTTCTCGGGACCTGGCAATTCGATCCAGCAGGGCGGGCCGGTGCCTCTTGTCTATGGCGAAGGCATCTTTGGGTCGGTGACGATCTCCGCCGGCATCGATATCGAAAATGCGGGTGCCTATAATGAGTAAGCATTTCTTTATCGAAGGCGCCAAGGGTAGCAGCCAGCCTCAAAGTTCTGGCGTCGAATCCGCCAATACGCTGCGCTCGCTTGCGATCGCCAATATCACCGAGCTGATCAGCGAGGGTGAATGCGTCGGCCTGGTTGACGATGAATTCCAGCCGGTGACCGAAGACACCATTCTGACTTCGATTTTCCTCAACAAGACGCCGATCAAGAACACGGACAACAGCCTGAATTTTCAGGGCGTCTCCGTAACACAGCGTTTTGGCTTGCCGGATCAAGATCCGATCTCAGGCGTCGCCGGCAGCGAGACCAACGTCGCGGTCGAGGTGCAGGTAAAGCAATCGCTGGCGGCGCCGGTGCGCACGATCAGCGATCTCAACGCTGATGCGGCAAAAGTCGTTGTTCGCATTCCGGCTCTTGCCAGTCAAAATTCGAGCAGTGGCGATGTCACCGGCACCGATGTTTCCTATGCCATCGATCTTCGTGCAAACGGTGGCGCCTGGACCCAGGTGCATCTGACTGAAATCGTCAACCAAAAATGCACGTCGCCCTATCAGCGCCAGCACCTGATCGAGCTTCCCACAGGCGGCGCGCCCTGGGATCTGCGCGTGCGTCGACTGACGGCAGATTCGACCGAGGTCAAGCTTCAGAACGACACCTATTGGGAAAGCTACGCGATCCTCACCCGCGGCAAGTTCATCTATCCGAACTCCGCTCTGGTCAGCTTCAACATCGACAGCCGACAATTCGGCTCGTCGGTGCCGGCGCGCGCCTATCGCTATCGCGGCCTGATCATCGACGTGCCGTCGAACTACGATCCCGAAACCCGCACCTATGACGGGATCTGGGACGGCACCTGGAAGAAGGGCTGGACCAACAACCCGGCCTATATCTTCCGCGATCTGCTTCTCAACAACCGATACGGTCTTGGTGAATTTGTCGATTTATCCATCGTCGACAAGTTCACGATCTATCGAATCGGTCAGTATTGCGACGAACTGGTTCCGTCCGGCTTCAAGGACGAGAACGGCGACGAGATTCTTGAGCCGCGGTTCACCTTCAATACCCAGATCATCACGCGGGAGGACGCCTATCGCGTCCTGCAGAACATCACGACGGCATTCCGCGGCATGGCCTATTGGTCGCTCGGCCAAGTCTTTGCGACCGCCGACATTCCGGAGGATCCCGCAACGGTGATCTCTCCTTCCAACGTGGTCAATGGACGTTTTCACTATTCCAAGACCGCGCTGAAAGCCCGCCATTCGGTTGCGATGGTGTCCTGGAACGATCCGGCCGACTTTTATGCACCAGCAGTGGAGGTGGTGCAGAACCAGAACCAGCTCGCCCGGTATGGCTGGAATTCGATTGAGGCGCAGCATCACGGCTGCACCAGTCGCGGCCAGGCGAACCGTTTCGGCCGCTGGATCCTTGATGCTGAAGAACACGAAACTGAAACCGTCACCTTCGATATGTCCTTCGACGGACACGTCCTGGAAGACGGTCAGGCTCTGCGTCCGGGTCAGATCATCCTGGTCAATGATCCGCACAAGGCCGGCGGCGTGCGCGCCGGCGGGCGCCTGGTTGCGGTCAATTCGCTGACACAGCTCAAGCTCGATGCGCCTTTCGCGCCGACGATCGGCGTGACCTATAACGTCACCGTGGTGATGGAAGACGGCTCGCTGGAAAAACGCACCATCAACAGCTTCGCGAGCGGCAATACCATCGTCAATCTTGCGACCGCACTTCCAAGCCTGCCAAAGCGCGGCACTCAGTTTGCCATCCAGGGTGTCGATCTTCAGGGCAAGCTCTACCGCGTGCTTTCGGTGCGTGAGGATAAGCAGATCTTCTCGGTCACTGCGCTGTTTCATGACCCGACGAAATACGCTCGGGTAGAGCAGGGGCTTATTCTGGATGCGCCGACCTATACGCGCCCGAGCAACATCATCAGGCCGCCGACGAACCCGCATGCCGTCGAGAGCCGATATTTTCAGAACGGCGTCACCCATTCGCGCGTGTCTCTGTCCTGGACCTCGGTCAACGATTTCCTGGCACTCGACTTCAAGGTCACCGCGGACTCTCCCCGTGGCTTCGTGACCTTTGCGCCGACGAATACGCCCAGCATCGATATCGTCGACCCCGTCGCCGGCGAGTGGACCTTCTATATCCAGTCTGTGAACCGGGCTGGCAATGTTTCGCCGCCGCTCGAATACGGCTTCACGGTGCAGGGCTGGGAAGCGATCGAGGTTCCGGTCGTCGACATGCTCGAATTGCAGGGCGGCGGCACGACCTTTGAAGGCACCGCACCGACGCTCGTCTGGGAGAACGTGTTTCCGACCGACGCTGTCGTCTATCAGCCCGAGAACGTGGTGCGCGTCTATGACGCCGCTGATCACCTGCTGCGCACCGAAATCGTGCGGCAGCCGAGCTATACCTACGACTTCGAGAAGAACGTCAATGACGGCGGCCCGCGCCGCGCGCTGCGTTTCGACGTGACCGTGAAGGGGGTAACCGGCATCGAAAGCGATCCGGCGACGATCTCGGTTGATAATCCCGTGCCGGCTCTGGTGACGCCCTCGATCAAGCCTGGCGTCAACACCCTCGAAATCAGCTACACGCCGCCGACGGATAACGACTTCGCCGGGGTCATGATCTGGTGCAAGTCGACCGGCGGGTTCAACCCCTCGCTGATCGCGCCGGATTATGACGGTCCGGACACCACGGCGGTGCTCACTCTGGATGCCGGCACCTATTATGTCCGCGTCGCTGTCTATGACCGTTTCGGCAAGCAAGGGCTAAACGTCAGCTCGGAGATTTCCGTTACCGTCACGAGTGTGTCGCAGGCGATCGCCGCGGTGCTGCCGTCGATCATCGAGACCAACGGTGCCGCCAGTCTGCTCGATGTCGAGGATCTTGCCGAAGCTGTCGCTCTCATGTCGGCGCAGATGGTTCAGGATCGCGACGACGAAGATGGCCGTCTGCAGCGCATCCACAACATGCTGTCGGTGCAACTCGACAATGTCCAGGCGCGGTTCGTTCAGGAACAGTATGCGCGGGTTGAGGCCGACCTCGCGGAGGCGCGCGCCCGAGAGCTTCTCAGTGCGCAGATTGGTGACGGCGTTCTGGCGGCGATCGCCAACGAACAGACTGCTCGCGTCACCGCTGATAATGCGCTGGCTACGAATATTTCGTCCATCACCACCTCGCTGAACGGCCACACCTCCCAGATCAACACGATCCAGGGTAGCTACGACGGCGTCAAGGTTCAGTTTGGCGTAACTGGCACGATCGACAACACGACTGGCGGCTTCCTGTTTGAGGGCATTCGAAAACTCGACGGCACCGTTTCCTATACCCTGAAGATCAACGCCGATGTGATCGTCGACGGCTCGATCACGACCGACAAGCTCGCGGCGAACGTCATTACAGCCGACAAGCTCGCGGCGAACGTCGCCGACTTCGTCAATGCCAATATCAACACGGCCTATATCACTAATCTGAACGCGAGCAATATCAACTCCAATTTCGCGATCTACAACAAGGCATCGGTTTTGCCGGCGCCGGTCGACAAGACGCTCATCACTTGGGGCGCCAATCCGGTCGGACCGGCGGTTAGTATGACCAATGATGTTGTGTCTAGCGTTTCCTATCAATCAAACAAAAGCTCGGTATTGATCTTTGCGAGCGTGGTTATGGGTCTGGGAACCGACGACGGTATTTCAGGCAGTGGTCAGAGTTTTTCTGTTTCGCTTCAGGTTCTCAATCAACTCGGCACTGTGATCGCAACCACGACACTTAGGTCTACTCTTACTGGGGCGAACGCTATTCCTACAGCTCTAAACGGCCAGCTTTATAGCGTCAGCGGCCTAATGGTGCAGGTGCCAGTTGGAGAGACCATCACTGTGCGCGTGGTCACTACGATCGTTCACGGTGGATTTGGCGGCATGTCTGTTCCCTACACCTATACCTGGAAATTTAACCAGGCGAATATCCTATTCCTGGAACCGCGCGGGTTGTAAAATCAGTCAGTCTTGACTTACCTTTCGGGAGCTCGTAGAACCCCGTTATGAATGGAACCACCCTCTATACCGATGGCACCATCCAGGTGACCAATGGCAGCCCGACATTTGTCGGGGCAGGGACGCTGTGGGCGTCCCTGGTTGAGGGGGACACGATTTTCGCGCCCGACGGGCGCTGGTATGAGGCGATCGAGATCACCGACGACACCCATGTGACTGTCGATCGGGGCTATCAGGGCGCTAATGCCTCGGCTCAGGCCTATACCTGGTTCAAGAGCAGCGCCGCCCGAGATTCGGTGCGCCAGGTCTCCAAGCAGCTCTCCGCGGTCTCCGCGGCCCAGCGCAAGGTGTTTTCGGTCACGAGCGACGACGCCCTGGTCAAGCTCGAAAAGAACGACGCCAACGACAATGCCGGTATGGTGCTGCAGCGCGATGGCACCGATCTGTTTCAGATCGGTGCCTTTGGCGACGATCAGCTCGCGATCCGATATCTGCTGACCGGCGTCTGGACCAAGCTTCTGTCGGTCGACCCCTCGACCGGCGGCGTTTCCTATCTCTCCCAGATCCTGTTCGGCAACATCATCACGTCGCCGCAGATCATCCAGAACGAGGACAATTTCGATCCGCCGAACTTCTCCAAGGCCAATATTCTTCGGATCAATTCTGATACGACCCGCGACCTGACCGGACTTGCTGGCGGCGCCCCCGGCCGAATGATCATCCTGATCAATTTCGGCGATTTCCCGATCCGCCTGATCGGAGAGAGCTCGTCTTCGCTCGCGGCAAACCGATTCCAGCTTGCCAATAGCCCTGTTTCGATCGGGCGCTACCAGGCGGCGATGCTCATTTATGACGGTACGAGCGCGCGCTGGCGCATCATGAGCTCCGCCGGTGAATCCTCAGTTGTCGGCTTCAATCTGTGTGGCGACTACAGCGCCGTCGCGGTCTACCAGGAATTCGATATCGTCATCGATAAGGGTTCGACCTGGGTCTATACCAACGGTACATCTGGTGCCGGCAATGCGCCGCCGACGCTGCCAACGACCACCAATAGCCACTGGGCGCTACTTGCCTCGGTCGGCACCGCAGGCCTCGGCGGCTTCTCTTATGTCTTCAACAACGACACGGTGACGGCGAACAATCCCGGATCCGGCAAGTTCAAGATGAACTCGCTGACGCTCAACGCGGTGAACGAGATTTCGCTGGCGAAGATCGACAATTTCACCAACGACATCTTCTCCTACATCGGCACCTGGGATGACGGAAATATCCCGACCGATCGCGGCACGTTGCTGGTTCGCAACCGCTTCAATTTCAAGCAATACGGCGTCTACAGGCTGTCCGGCGACAACGTCAATTATGCGAACCACTCCAAGCTGAGTGTCACGCACGTCAATTCCGGCGATGCCTTCTCCGCCGACGGCGAATTCGACATCATTTTCTATCGAACCGGCAATCTGCCAAACAAGGATCTCTACGCGGCAATTCCGGCCATCCTCGATGGCGGCGGCCAGCCGATCGGCATTTCCCAGTATGTCGACGTTGAGGTGCCGTTCGACTGCACCATCGATCGCGTCACCATGCTTGCTGATGTCGTCGGCTCGATGGCTGTCGATATTCAGCGCATCAGCTACGCCAGCTTCCCGCCCAGCTCCCCGGACACCATTGTCGCGTCGGCCGTGCCGACGCTGAGCGGCGCCATCAAATCGCGAGACAGCACCCTGACCGGCTGGAGCAAGTCTCTCAGCCAGGGCGATGTGTTGCGGTTCTACGTCAACAGCACGAACGCTGTAATCACAAAGGTGACGGTGTCACTGCATGTGGTCCGCAACTTGGTCACTAGCTAACAGGAGCCTGATATGGCTGACTTTGTTTTCAATATCGCCAAAGGCGCCGTGGCCGAGAAGGTCCGCGACGGCGCTTCTGCTCTCGGCATCATGCTGCTCAAGGCGGCCGAAGCCGATTCCACCTTCAAGGACCGCGACACTCTCGCTGAAATTTTGGCGAACGGCGGCACCGAAGCGGACGCAACCAACTATGCCCGCAAGACCGGTCTCACCGGCACGATCACAGTGGATGACACCAACGATCGCGTCGATGTGGATCTGCCGGACCAGACCTGGAACGCGCTCGGCGGCGCGGCGAACAATACGCTGACCGACGCCGTCGTCTATTACCAGGAATCGGCCGCAGACTCCGGCCGCGTTCCGCTCACCTGTCATGACTTCCCGGTCGTGACCGACGGCTCCGACGTGACCCTCCAGGTCAACGCCGCAGGCTTCTTCCGCGCTCAGTAACCAGTCAGTCCTGACGTTTCAAAAAGGTCCTGCCATGAACAAGCTTCCCAAATGGATGAGCCGCAACAAGAGCGGCGCTTTCATTGTCGATCCCGATCTCGCCTATCCGGCCATCCTGAAGGCGCTCGGCGTCGAGGAGAAGGACTTCGATCAGTATTGGATCGAGACCGCCTATCAGTGCGCCAAGCTCGCGGTGAATGACGCTGTCGCCGGCACCGACATGGATCCGCGGCCGGAGAAGCCGCTCGTCATCCTGATTCAGTCGCTGGGCGATCGCAAGGAGCGCTGGGCTCTCCGCAACTTCAAGACTGGTCGTGGTGTCGCGGTGGCGACCAAGGGTGGCGAGGCGAAGGCGCATTACGAGCGCGTCGCCGGCTCGCTCTAATCGCAAACGCTGCCGCAAAGCTCAAAGGTGACCTATGGCCAAAGTTAAAAATCGCGCATGGATGTCGACTGCTACGGTTAGCATCGGCACCCTCACGCTCGGCGCGGCATTGACCGGCTACCATAGCTTTGCGGCCGCCGGCGTTTCGAACGGCGATGTCGTTTCCTACTGCATCATCGACGGCTCGAACTGGGAAATTGGCACCGGCACCTATACCTCGTCCGGCACCACGCTGTCGCGCACGCTGACCGCCAGCTCGACCGGCTCGCTTCTGAACCTCTCCGGCAACGCCTCGGTGTTCATCGCGCCGCGCGCCGAAGACATGCCGCTGCTCGACGAGCTGAATACCTTCCTGAAGACGGTGCTCGCCGGTGATCAGGCGCTGACCCACAACACCGCCTGGAACGGCAACAAGCAAGCCTGCACGATCACCGTGAACGGTTCGAACTTCACCGCGGCGAGCCCGACCGGCGGAAGTCTGATCGCGAAGGCCTACTACGCCTTCTATATCAGCTTCACGACGGCGCACACGCTGGCATTCGCCAGCGCATTCACCGGTCTTTCCGCGCAAAATATCATCTGGTCGCAGGCCGCCGGCAAGAAAGACCATCTGCTCTGCCGCGCGATCGATACTTCGAACCTCGAATATATCGGCCACACGCTCAACGTCTCCGGAGCCTGATCTCAGATGGTGCTCCGTCAGAAGAAGATCGCGTGGATTGCAGGTTTCAGCCTGGCGGCATTTCTTGCCGTCGCGCCGGCGCCAACGATTGCGTTGCCTGGTGCGCGGCAGATTGAGCGTGCCATGCAGCGTATGGAGAAGGGCAAGCAGGTGAATCCTGCTTTCTTCCCCTTCATTCCAGCATTCGGCCGGCCAAGCGGCGCCTACCAGATTTCTCGCTCGCTGCGGTTTAATGCTGCGGACAGCCCGCGTCTTGATCGAGTTCTCAGCACGCTTGCCACCAACGGCAACAAGAAATTCACCTTCTCCTGCTGGGTGAAGCCGACGAAGTTTGGCACCGAGCGGGTGCTCTTGAACTTTGATGGCGCCGGCTCGCGATGGGATTACTTTTGTTTCGACACCGACGACAAGCTCAAGATCAAGTTGGATCCGGGCGGCGCCCCGTCAACGCCCTATGTGTCAAACAGGGTGTTTCGTGATCCGACGGCTTGGTATCACATTTGTCTATCCATCGATACTGATCAGGCGACGCAGGTAGATCGCTGCAAGGTCTGGGTGAACGGCGTCCTCGACACTGGCTCTACCAACTCGTTCTCGTCCGGGCAGACCCTCATCGCCACGAGCGGCTATTACATTACGATCGGTTCAAGTCGAACCTATGTTCCGAGTTGGGGTAGCCAGCTCGAAGGCTATCTTACCGAGGTCTATTTCATTGATGGTCAGGCGCTGACCTATGCCAGCTTTACGGATACCGATACTGCGAGCGGAATTATCGTTCCGAAGGCTTATTCCGGCACCTACGCCAATAATAGCGGCTTCTGGAAATTCGCTGATAATAGCGGAACCACCTCAACGACGCTCGGCAAGGACAGCTCCGGTCTCGGCAATAATCTGACGCCGACGAACTTCAGTGTCACCGCGGGCATCGGTAACGACAGCCTATTGGACACGCCGACGCCCTATGGCACTGACGCCGGCTTGGGCGGTGAGATCCGCGGCAATTACTGCACGCTGAATTGGATCAACAGCAATACCGACGTGGTCACCGTGTCGAATGGTGGTCTGGATGGGGCGTATGGAGGCGGATCCTACGTTGCTGTCGTCACGGGTGACTTTGCCATGTCCTATGGCAAATGGAAGTTTTCGATCAAGGCGACGGCGTTAGGAGCTACGTCCGGATGCGGCGTTGGTATTGTTCGCTCGACCGCTCGTATCAAGGGCGTTGAAGGCTCAAACATAATCTACAATGGCGCCGACGTTTATGCCTACATGCCGAGCGGCAACAAGCTGAACAATGGCGGAGGTGGAGCAGGTGTTGCTTATGGTGGTGCGTGGACCGCAGGCGACATAATCGACGTTGAGTTTGACCGCGATGCTGGAACGCTGACTTTCTACAAGCAGGGTGTTTCGCAGGGTACGGCCTTCACCGGCCTAACCTCTGGCGAGTTCTTCCCCGTCGCCTTCGGTCATAGTGGCTGGAACTACAGCTTTAATTTTGGCCAGCGTGTTTTCGACTACGCCGCGTCTAGTGGATTCAAGTGTCTCTGCGCGCATAACCTTCCGGATCCGGCGATCAAGAAGGGTAAGGACTATTTCACGATCAATTCCTATACCGGGAATGGTGGTTCGATCTGGGTTGGTCAGCAAGAGCGACGCCCCGATCCGAATTCGATTGTGCCGCGATCGCTGCGATTTAACTCGGCCGACAGTGCCTATCTGAATCGCACGCCTGGAGCGGCTGGCGATCAAAAGAAGGCGACAATCTCGGTTTGGGTCAAGCGATCTAAGCTCGGTACGTTCCAGGGCATTTTCTCGATCGGTGCCGGCGGCGGTAACCAAGCCGTGCTTCGTTTCGATACCAACGATCGCCTGGAGTTCATGAGTTACAACGTCGGAGGCGCAGCATACGATTTCCGATTGGTCACCACGCAGGTTTTCAAGGACACGACTGCCTGGGTGCATATCGTGGCATATCTCGACGCCGCCAACACGACAGCTCGGCTGTACGTGAACGGCACGCAGGTCACCACCTTTGACACCAACACTCAGCCTACCAACATCAATACGTCGCTCGGTAACACGGCGGCCTATAGTGTTGGTCGTGACTATGGCGGGTCGAATTATTTCGACGGTTATATCGCCGAGCTGGCCTATTGCGACGGCCAGGCGCTGGATGCGTCGTCGTTTGCAGAAACCGGCACGACCGGCGCCTGGATCCCGAAGGATATTTCAGGTCTGACCTACGGCACCGTGGGCTTCCGGCTGAATTTCTCCGACAACAGCAACACCACCTCTACCACGCTTGGTAAGGATCAGGCTGGCTCCAACAACTGGACGCCGAACAATTTCAGCGTCGCCGCGGGCAGCGGTAATGATAGCCTGCTTGAGTCGCCTAGCGATTACGGCACCGACACTGGTGTTGGTGGAGAAGTGCGCGGGAATTACGCTACCTTAAATGTCATGGACGTTCCGTCGTCCGCCACGATTACAAACGGCGCGCTGGATGGTTCCTACGGCATAAATAGCGTTCACCCATTCTCGATGTGGGTGAAAACGGGAAAGTGGCGTTGGGAGATTACATGCGTAGCCGCAGGTGGATCGAACAACGTTGTAGGTGTATGCACCTCTAATATTAACAAGAATACCCATCCTTGGAACACCGGGCAGCCGTCTTGGCACTACAACGGTTACGATGGCGGATGGTACGATAACGGTGCATCGAACACGCTAGGCGCTGCGTGGACTACAGGCGATATTATAGGCGTTGAATTGGATTGTGACGCTGGTACGCTAAAGTTCTACAAGAACGGCACGGCGCAAGGGACTATTAAGACAGGTACGGGACTTGCCGGAACGCTTGTTGCGCCACACGTTGGCACGGCCGTGTCTGGCGCTCCTACATTTTCAATCAACACAGGGCAGCGTCCATTCGCTTACTCAGGCACGTCAGATTTCAAGGCGTTGTGCAGCGCCAATCTGTCCGAGCCGTCGACGTATTGGGCGAACGGTATTAAGCCGGATCTGCTCTGGCTTAAGGGTCGATCGGGCGCAACCAGTCACGTCTGGATTGATTCAGGCCGTGGTCCGACGATCGGATCGGGCAGCGATCTCAACTCGGCTGAAGCAGCCGAAGCGACCGTTCTGTCCTGGTCTAAATACGGCGCTCTGATTGGAAACAATTCCAAGGTCAATACCCTGTCGGCGACCTATGTGATGTGGTCCTGGAAGAAGGGTGTTACGCCTGGCTATGATGAAATTCTGTATACCGGCACCGGCGCCAACCAGAACGTCTCGCACGCCCTGAGCGCCGTGCCGCATTTCATCATCGTCAAGGATCGCGGCTCGGTAAATCCGATCGGCATGGTTTATCACCGTGGTTACGGCAATGGCGGAGCGATCACGCTTAATTCGAATGCCGCGCCCAGTGTGAGCGCGCTCTACTGGAATAATACCACGCCGACTTCCTCGGTCATCACGCTTGGCACTGGAAGCTCCGTCAACAGTAACGGCGCAAAATATGTCGCGTTTGCCTTTACCGAGGTCGACGGCTTCAGCAAGTTCGGCACCTTCACTGGCAGTGGAACCGCAGACGGCACCTTTGTGTGGTGCGGATTCCGCCCTGCATTCCTGTTGATCAGGAACGTAGGCGCAAGTGGCGGTCAATGGGTCATGATCGACAACAAGCGAGATACCTACAATCCTCGCATCAACAAGCTCGCCGCAAACAACGCCGAAGTTGAGAATGGCACTGCTGTAGGAACCAATACGCAGAACCTCGTCGATTTCTTGTCGAACGGCTTCAAGATGCGAACGTCAAACGGTCACACCAACGAAGCGGGTGCGGCATTCGTCTTCGCGGCGTTCGCCGAGAACCCCTTCAAGTATGCCCGCGCGGCCTGATTAGGAGATCACGATGCGTTTTCAAATTCCTGGTGGAGCGATTGTAACGATCGACATGGGTTTCACCCATGACGGCGTCTATTATTCTCCGGGCTGGCTGCGCACCGCGACGCCTGCCGAACGCTCCGCTATCGGAGCGACCGAAGTGATCGAGTCGGCGCCGGTTGATCAGCGCTTTTATTTTCAGAGCGATATTGGCGATCCGGTTCCGCGCCCGATCGAACAGATCCGACAGACGCATGTCGATACCCTTAAGGCCCAGGCACGTTCGATCATTCTCATGGTATTTCCAGACTGGAAGCAAACCAATATGGTTGCGCGCGGCGTCGAGCTGCAAAACAACTGGCGTCTGAACGAATCCTGGTCGACCGTCGAGGAGACCGAAGCTGCACAGCTTCAGGCCGCGTGGAATTGGATCAAAGCGGTTCGCGATCACAGCAATATCCTGGAAGCCGAAGTGAATGGGCTTGATTTCGAAGCCCTCACTACCTGGCAATCTCACGACTGGCCAACCTTCGGCTAACAAGGTGATCTAAATGGCCGCGACAATCCGGGCTGGTGTCTCCGGCTTACCGGTTGCCGCGGCACCGGTAGCGTCTGAGGTTACGCCTCAGACCTACATTGATATCGCAACGGAAACGAATACCGCGTTTTCGGTGAGCGCTCCGCTTTATGCGGGTGTCGCGGGCCTGCCTATTGGTGCAGCGCCGATCGCCGGCAAACTGCCGGCTAAGAATCCAATTCAATACGCCAATATCAGTGCGACGACCGAAACTGATATCGTTCTAACAGCGACGCGCATTAAGAGCCGCGTTGCAGGACTTTGCGCCGAGACTGATACCGTCTTTTCGGTCGCTCATTCCAAAAAATGCAGTGCTGAACTTTGTGTTGAAAGCGACGCTGTTCCAACCGCAACGCGGATAAAAACTCGCTCGATCGGCCAGCCGCTGGAAGTCGATTTCTCACCGCGCGTTCTGGTCCCGATCAATATCGGGCTCGCCGAAGAAGACGACAGCTCCCTGACCTTGCAAGGCAAAAAGAACAGGCTCGTCGGTCTGCCGGCCGAAACCGACGCCTCGCAAGCCGTCACCTGGTTCCGCATCGGTCATATCGGCCTTGCTGTTGAAACCGATGCAGCACTGGCAATCACGAGCGACAAGATCGCTGACATCGAGCTGAATATCGAAACTGGTATTTCGCTAGGTGTTCAGCCACGAAAAGCTCGTGCAATCGGGCAATCGCTGGCGTCGGACAGTGCCTTTGCGGTCGCGCGTCTCAAGAACCGCCCGATCGGTTTTGCGAGCGAAACTGACGCGCCGTTGATTGCCATCGTCAACACCACGATGTCGATCGGGCAGGTGATCGAAAGTGACCAGGCCCTTGCGGTCTGGAAGAACAAGCAGATTCGGGCGGCATTACCGACCGAAACCGATTCCGCGCAGGGCTTCTATTCGCACAAGGATAAGGTATTCGGGCTCAACCTGGAGACCGACAGCGCCTTTGCGGCGGTTCGCAACAAGCGTCGCCTGACGGGCCAGCCTGCGACCTCGGACGCCACCTTTTCCGCGGCGCGCCTCAAAAAGCGCGCCATCGGGCTCTGTGTCGAAACCGACGGATCTCTCGATGCGATCCATGTCGGGCCGAATATCACCGGCAATATCAAGCCGAATACCGTCGCTGGTCTTCCGGCCGCAGCGGCGCCCATCGGCGGCTATGTTCGCAATTACGTCGCCCAGTCGATCGGGCTCTGTGTCGAAACCGACGCAACTTTTGGGGCTTTGCGCCGCAAAACCCGCAATATTCGTCAACCGTTTGAAACCAGCATCGCCCTGACCGGTATGCCGCGAAAGCCCACGGCCTATGGCGGGGTAATTTTCTAGCCCCATGTCGAATCCTGTTTCCAGCCCCGAGCCGGGGCGCTATAATCAGTCATTCCTGACTGACGCCCCGGACGCCGAACCATGTTCGACTTCAGCCTCTCGTCCTATACGGAACACGCAAAAGCCTTGCTGGGCGCTCTCGGCGTCACGGCGGGCCTCTGGGTGTCCTATCAGCAGTCCGGTATGCCCGTGCCGGCGACCCAGGCCTATGTCGAATCCCGTTTCGAGGCTTATGTCGCCACCCAGTCCGAAGTGATCGCCGATATCACCTTCCTGGTGCTGGAAGGTCAGATGGAACAGATCGACCTGCGCCGGGCCGGGCTTCGCTCCGAGAAATTCAACCTGGAGCGCACCGTCAACACCGCCAATCCGGATCCCTCCGCGCGCGTCACCTTTGAGCGCCGGCTGGGCCAGATTGCAGACGAACTGACCACCCTCGATCGCCGCGAGCAGGAGACGATGGCCAGGCTGAAGGATCTGAAGGCCCGAAAGCCGGGCCTGAAGCCTTCTCCGTCCAAACTCAAGGCCCTTCCTTAATGTCTATTCGAAAGGTGCTCGACAACAAGATCGCCGAGCAGCTCTGGCAGGATAATTGGCCCATTCGCCGCCGCTGGATGCGCTTCGCGGTCATCGCCCTGTCGGTCAACGCCGAGGTGGTGCTGATCAACGTGCTGTTCTTCGCAGGCTCCGGCTTTGCGGTTCAGATCTTCATGACGCTGCTCGGCGCCATCATGTCGATCCTGATGTTCTACGTGTTCGGCGCGGTCTGGGATGACAACAACAAGCGCCAATACTGGTCGTCGATGACCGAGAAAATGAACGATCCAAACTCCGCGCCGCCGTCGGAAGAAGACGGTGAGGGCGAGAAAGGTGACGAGTGATGTTGTCCATTGTTTTGTGGGCTCTCGGGCTGCTCTCGGCCGCGGGCGTCGGCTTCTGGGGAATGACGCTGCTGGGCTTTTTCGGCAGCACCGTCGCCTGGTTGGTCGCCAAGAACATTCCCTGGCGCCTGGTCGTCATGGCGCTTGCAGCATTTGGCATCACGCTGATCGTGTTCGCCGGCTGGAAGCAATACGACGACACGGTCAAGAGCCTGATCCTGACCAAGGAGAAGCTCGCCCAGGAGGAGATCTTCAAGGATCTGGAGAAGATTCGCGCCGATGAGGCTGAGAGAACCTACGACCTGAGCAAACAGCGCGTTGAGGAGTTGGAGTCTGAGCGAAACTCGCTCGCCGACGAAACCGCCCAACTGCGCAAGACGCTGAACGAATATGACCTGCAAAAGGATTTCACCAATGACCCGGTCAAAGCTGTTGATGGTTTGCGCGAGCGCAATGGTGCTCTTAACCGGATGCTCGAACGTCGCTCGCGAGGCGAAGCCCCAGCTCGTTCCGACCCGAACCGTTGAGCCGATCGCGCCGGCCCGCCCAGCGCCGATCGCGATCTATGACGAGCCGTACAAGCCGTGCGGCCCGAATGTATGCCTGACGCCGAATGAGGCGCAGAGGTCGCTCGACAACAAGGTTGAGATCGGCAACTGGATGGGCCAGGCGAACGCGGTGATGAACTATTACCAGAAGCGGAATGGCTCTCCGAGCCGGCCGAGCACGCCGGAGCAATCGCGCGTTGCTTTCCCGGAGCCTATTTCCAGCAAGAAGAAAAAGTAAGAGAAGAAAGATAGACGAAAATAGGTTCTGGGAAAGTTGCACCGGAGTGATTTCCGGTGCTATATCATAAGTCAGTTGTGACTGATTTCCGGGAAGGGTTTGCATGCCGGCTATTGACTGGGATCGCTTCGCCAGCGTCTTCAACGATCTGGAAAAGCATCCTTCTCTTGCTGATGTCTGCGTCGAGCTGGGCATCACCTATCAGACGGTTCGCAATCGCTCTGCCATTCTCCGGGCGATGAACAGAAAGGGTAAGGGACCTACAATCCTCAATCGTCAGGAGGAGCAGAACAAGGCCCGAGCGGTCACCAAGAACAAGGGCACGCCCAAGCAGCATGCCGATCGGCGCGCCGAGACGCTGTCCAGCGAAATCACAACGCTTCTCACCAAGTCCCAGTATCCAGTCATCAACCCGGAATCGGTCATTGTCGAAAGCTCGATGATCCACGTCTGGGATCGCGAGGTCTGGGCGCGCGTGCAGAAGGAAAGCACACCCAGAACATGGCTCTCCGACACCTTGCGGGTGAATCCGATCGAGGATTGCAAGGGGCGGCGCTTCATCTTCACCGGCGCGCAGAACGATACCGAGGTTCACGAAGGCTTCTGGATCAATCTGCAGGCCTATGCGGCGGATATCGGCGCCGAGATCGTGGTGGGGCCGTGGACCTACGAAACGCAATGGTGGGCCGAGAACAACCCGACCTCGCGCTCCTACGATCCGCTGCTGGAAGACTATCTGTGCTTCGGTCAGATGAAGATCGGCAAGAATTTCGTGTTCTGCGGCGAAATGAACACCCTGCCCACGGCGTCGCGTCCCATTTCAGACCTGGTCACCTATAGCCGCGGCCGCTGGGCCGTGTTTCCGCATGCCAAACGGCAGCTCAAGAGCGTGCCCTCGACCGATCCATCGATCCAGGCGCACCAGGTGATGACGACCGGGTCCTGCACCAGGCCCAAGATCATTCCGCGCAAGGCTGGCGTAAAGTCGATCTTCCATCACGTCATCGGCGCCGTTGTCGTCGAGTTCGACCAGGATGGCGATATCTTCTGTCGGCATATTTCGGCCAACCAGGATGGCGACTTCTACGATCTCGATGCCTTCGTGAAGAAAGCCAAGGTCACGCGCGGTCACCGGGCGCGCGCCATCACCTTTGGCGACGTGCATCGGGCAAAGCTGACGCCGAAGAATGCCGGCGCCACTTTCGGCATCGATATCGACACAGGCGCTCCTATCAAAGGCTCCTTGCTCGATCTGCTGAAGCCAAAGGACATCTTCATTCACGACGTATTCGACAACTATGCCCGTAATCACCACAACCAGAAGGACAATGCCCACTTCTACGAGGTGGCGCATCGCGGCAAGGAGAATGTTCTCGACGAGCTGAAAGACGCAGCTCGCTTTCTGGGCTTCATCTGCCGGCGAGGCATGACCGTGTGGGTCGTCGATTCCAATCATGACCTGGCGCTGGAGAAATACGTTCGCGAGGGTCGCTACCGGCTCGACGGCAAGAATATCCGTCTCGGTCTGCAGCTCGAAGACGCCTATATGGAATACCGCGAGCGGGTAGGGGATGCGCTCAACGCCTACAAGCCAACGCCATCCTTCAGCCTGCTCGAATACGCGGTCCGCAAGATCGATAGCGGCCTGCGCAATGTGAAATGGGTGATCGACGGCAAGTCGTTCGTTATCGACGGCGTCGAATGCGGACATCACGGGTTCCGCGGTGCCAACGGCGCCAAAGGATCCGTCGCAGGTTTTTCAAGGATCGGAAAGAAAATGTCGATCGGCGACAAGCATTCGCCCGAGATCATGGATGGCGTCTATGTCGCGGGCACCATGGAGCTGCAGCACGGTTACAACAAAGGGCCGTCAGGCTGGGCTGTAAGTCACATCGTGCAATACCCCGACGGCAAGCGTGCGCTCGTGACCATGCAGAACGGAAAAATTCGCGGCTAGTATCGCCAGTCAGAACTGACTATACTTATTGGACGAGGAGAACACATCATGGCTCTAACGCCCTTCACTGGCGCTGCGCAGCGCGAAAGTCGCAATCAAGCTCCGGTATTCGCCCGCCGGAATTCTATTCCGGAGGGTTCGGGTTTTATCGACGCTCGTGTTCTTGCCGCCAACACATCGGAGGCGCATGCGGTGCCCGCGGGCGCCCGCTACGTCAACTTCTCGGCCAATGCTGATTTCTACGCGCGCTTCCAGTCCGACAACACGGCAATCACTGTTCCGGCGGCTGACGTGACCAATGGCTCGGCGCCGGCATTCAAACCGGGCATGCGAGAGATCCCGGAAGGAACGACGCATATTCTTCTGATCGCACCAGCTACGACGGTTGTTACCCTCGAATTCTGGTCGTGACGTGCGCCTTGGCTAATAGTGCAGGTTTGAAATGGCTCCCCGAAAGCGGCCCGACAGACGAAAAGAACGAAAAGGCCGAAAGAACCATGAACCGCTCCTAGAACTAGTCCGGGAAGATCAGGCTCGCCGGCCGCGCGTGCAGGCCTCGCGCAAGCCGCTCGAACCGCTCACCGACGCGCAGCACGCCTATGATGCTGCGATCTTCGCGAACACGCTGACCTTCGGCATCGGCCCCGCCGGCACCGGGAAAACCTGGTGGGCGGCTTCGCGTGCGGCCGAGGCTTTGGATGGGAAAGAGATCGAGCGGATTGTGGTGACCCGGCCCGCGATCGAGGCGGGTGAAAGTCTTGGCTTTCTGCCGGGCGATCTCGACGAGAAATACGATCCATATTTCCGGCCCGTGCGCGATGCGCTGGAGGAGCAGCTCGGATCCGGCCCGCTCGAATATTTCGTCAGGTCCGGCATCATCGAGGCGCGTCCGCTCGCCTATCTGCGCGGCGCCACCTTCAAGAATTGCTGGGTGCTCGCCGACGAAATGCAGAATACGACGCCGGCCCAGATGAAAATGTTCCTCTCGCGCATCGGCGAGAACTGCAAGGTGATAGTCAACGGCGATCTGTCACAGCAGGATATCCCAGGCACCTCCGGCTTGGCCGACGCCCTGGTGCGGCTGCGCGGGTTGAAAGGGGTCGAGCAGGTGGTCTTCTCGCGCGCCGATATCGTGCGCTCCGGTCTCTGCCAAGCGATCATTGAGCGCTACGAGGATCGAGAGCCTGAGAAAAATCGCTATAGTGCAAGCGACGACGATTCAGCAGGAGTCCGTCGGGTGTTACGAGCAGTGAATGACGGACAACGAAAACCCTGAGATTTTTGGAACCACGCTCACTCCACACGAGGAGATAGAGCGCATGTTCCGCATCAACAGAAAATGGCTCAAGCACGAGGCTTTGCTCTATACGGGCAAGTGGTTCGATTACCGCTTCATCAGTCCCGTCAAGGCCACATACCTGTATGCCCATGAGCTGAAGAAGACCTATCAGGTCTTCTACAAGCGATACATGGACGCCGCTCGTGCGCCCTATGTGAGCCCGTTCAAGGGTGAAGATTTCTTCGCCGACGCGAAGCCGATGCGGGTCTCGGGCATCTGGCGCGGGCGTCAGATCGCCGACGCGCTCTGCATGCCCTACGATATCTACCTGAACTTCGCCTTCGATTCGAACCTGAAATACTGGAACCAGGCATATCTGCCGCGGCCGAATACGCTCTATTCGGACCTGGTTACGGATCGAGCGCAGAAGGGCTGGAAGGATCTGATCGCTGATCGGCTTTGGTATTCGAAGCTGCCGCAATATCAGAACCGGAATTTCCAGGGCACGCGCGAGCAGCTCGCGCACCATGACTGGATCTTTGCCCAGACCGAGGCGAAGTTCAATCCGCCGCAGCGGCTCGCCGAATTGATCTATCGCGATCAGGTGCTGCCGGCCGAGATCGTCGCGCAGCGACTAGGGCAGGAGCGGTTCGACGATATCCTGGAACACGGCAAAACACTGCCTGAGTTCTCGCGCTATAACTGAGACATCAACGAGCAGAGAGTGAGTGATGGGCACCGTCAACAATGTGGTGGTCGAGCGGCACGGCAATGGCAAGCGGCACAAGATCAAACCGCCGGCCTGGTCGCACCAGGCTGAGCTGAAGGCGGCGTTCGGCAAGAAAATCTACCTTTATCACGGTATGGCCGAAGAATCGGCCTTCACCACGGGTAGGCTTTTGAATGCCGACCCATACACTTTTCAGATCCAGATTGGTCAGTCAGTGATGACTGTTCAAAAGCACGCGGTAGCACGTTACGAACTCGAAAAATGACCGCCGTCGTCGAAGCTGCCAAGAAGGGCGAGCTCGGCTCGGCCATTTCCTCTCCGTCGACCGTTCCCGCGGCCGTCGAGGAGAAGGAGCGGCCATTCGAGTTCGACGAGCGCTTTCAGGCTCAGATCCTTGCGCTTGCGACCAAAGACAGCGTGTTCATGGGGAAGGTCGACGGTCTAATCAAGCCGGAATACTTCTCCAGCGAGGTCGACGGCGCGATCGCCAAGGTCGTCACTGATTTCTTCAAGCGTTACAAGAAATCCCCCGATCTCGCCTCGCTCACCTACGTCCTGAAGGACGAGCTGGCGAAGAAGCGGATTCGTTCCGATCTGGTTCCGCTCATTCGCGACCGGCTGCGCGAAATCATCACCGGGCGGGTGCCGTCTGATCGCGACTTCGTGGCCGACAAGGTCGCGGAGTTTGCCAGGCATCGGGCGATGGAGAACGCGATCATCGCGTCGGTCTCGGCGCTGCAGAAGGGTGATTTCGGCAGGATCGAGAAGCTGGTCTCTCAGGCGCTACAGGTCGGCTTGTCCGATAACGGCGGCGAGTACGACTACTGGAAGGAAATCGGGAACCGCACCGATCATCGCGTGGCGCTCGAATGCGGGCTAATCAAGCCTGACGGCATTACGACGGGCATCCCTGAGCTCGACCGCGAGCTGATGCACCAGGGCTGGGGTCGCAAGGAAGTCTCAGCACTCCTGGCGCCGGCGAAGAAAGGCAAGTCGATGGGTCTTGGCGATTTCGCCAAGAACGCAGCGATGGCTGGCTTCAACGTGCTGATCTGCTCCTGCGAGGTATCGGCGCGCATCTATTCCGATCGTATCGATGCCAACCTCGCCGATACGATGATGAAGGAGCTGCGCAAGAGCGCCAAGTCCGTCCAGTCCATCATCGAGCGGCTCTACGATTCCACTCGGCATGGTCACATCAAGATCCATGAATTCCCGAGCGGAACGCTTACGCCGTCGCAGTTGCGCCGGCTGATCGCGAATTACCGCACGCGCGGCATCATCTTCGACGTGATCGTGGTTGACTATGCCGACATCATGGCGCCCGACGATAAGAGCGACGTGGCGCGAGAGAACTCCAACTCGATCTGGCTCGCTTTGCGCGCGATCGCAACGGAAGAAAATGCAGCCGTTCTGACGGCCACCCAGTCCAATCGAGAGGGCTTTAAGGCGGTCACCGTGAAGGCTGAAAACGTCGCCGAAGACATCAACAAGGTCCGGCACGCCGATCTGGTGATCTCGATCTCGGCCACCGAGGCAGAGGTCCTTGCCGGCGAGGCCAGGCTCTACTTCGCGGCCTCGCGCAACCAGGAAGGCGAATTCTCGATCCGGATCCAGCAGGATCGCTCACGGATGAAATTCATCAAGAAGGTCCTGGGGCGGGTATGAGCGACAATCAGGAGCTCAGCGACAACCTGGATTTCGAATACTGGCTCGACCGCGAGAGCATTGGTTACAAGCGCTCCCGCGGTCGTTCCGGTATGCAGTTCCAGATCCAGACCTGCCCGAATTGCGGTGACGGCCGCTATCGAACCTATATGGGCGAGGACACCAGGCGGGGAAACTGCTTCGTCTGTAATGAGACCTTCAACAACATCAAGTTCATCCATCTGTATCTAGGCCACGACCCTGAAAGCAAACGCGACTGGGGCCGAACCTACGACTATGTCCGCGATGTTCTGAAAGAGCAGGGCTGGCGCCCCAAGCGCACCACGACGGCCGCGGTCGTCATGGACAGCGTCGAGCTGCCGGAATCCTTCGAGCTGCCGACGCCCGACGGGCGAAACCTGCAATATCTGGAGGATCGCCACATCACCGGCGAGCTGGCGAAGTTCTTTCACTTGCGTTGCTGCGTAAAGGGTGTCTGGCGGTTCACCAATATCGACGGCACGTCAGGCCGGCAGAACTTCAACAACCGCGTAATCATCCCAGTCTTCGATTTGGAGGGAAAGCTGGTCACCTTTCAGGGCCGCGATGTCACGGGTTTAGTCGGCGACAAGAAATATCTGTTTCCGTCCGGCCTGCCAGGAACCGGCAGATATTTGTTCAACGGGCAAAACGCCACAAGCGTCGAGCGTGCCTGTATGGGAGAGGGCGCCTTCGACGTGATCGCCATCAAGACGGCGCTCGATGGGGAGGTGGCGTTACGCGACGTGGTGCCGATCGGCTCGTTCGGCAAGCACCTGAGCTACGGCGATCCAGACGGTAACGACCAGCTCGGCGCCTTCATCAAGCTCAAAGCGTCCGGGCTGCGCGAGGTCACGATCATGTGGGACGGCGAGCCTGCGGCGCTGATTTCGGCGCTCGATGCGGCCAAGCTTCTGACGGGCATCGGGATCATCGCCAAGATCGCTCTGCTGCCGGCCGAGAAGGATCCCAACGAGGTCACGACAGACGTGGTGCGCCGCGCATTTTGGGAGGCGACCCGTTACAGCCCCGAGATCGACATTCTCTGGCGCGTGAAGAACCCATATTTCCAGCGATTGGCAACAGTCAGGACTGACTCTCACTCCTAGTGAAAAGTCGCTATATCAATCGCGACAGACACAGCGAGCGAGAGGATCCGTAATGCCATTTCCCATGATGATCAGGAAGGTGAGCTATCGCGCGCCTTCCGCATCAGGCGGAAAGGATTATCACCAGGTGCTGATCCTGGCGGAGGGCAATCGCGCGCTTCTTATTCAGCGCTGGGGCAAGGCTCATTCCTGGGGCACTGGCTGGAACGTCGTTCGAGGCTCCTACACAGAGATCGCCGACGAATTCGCCAATAAGGAGCGGGAAAAGTTTTCGCCTTGCAAGGGCTACAAGCAATTTGCCCTCATCGAAAAGAAGGTCATCAACGAGCGGGAGTTCAAAGCCGAGCTTGGTCAATATTGGCCGAAGCTCGATCCCGATGATCTGAAATTCCTGTCCGACGAAATCGACACGACCGGCGCCGCCGCGCATCGACCAACGACATTCGCGCAGCGCCCCGACGGTTCCTGGAAAGCAGAAACAGCTCCAATTCCGACTCCACCCGAGGAGCTGGAGCGACAGGATCGGCTCTTGCGCGAGCGGGAGGAAGAACGCGCGCGCCAGGAAACCGAAGCTGCCGCGCGGCGCTTTGACGACAATCCGGCTTGGGGAATGTTCTAATGGCCGTCATCAATCCAGTTCATTCCAAGACCCTGGATCCGGAAAATCAGTTCAGCTTCGTCTGTCCGATCTTCGAGACCAAGGTCGCGATCGCGCCGTGTTTTCAATTGCGCGACAAGGTCTGGCGCGGCGAGGAAGTCGCAGTTCGCAAGGGCTGTCAGGCGGCGCTGCATTCAAGCAAATGCCCGATCCCGCACATTCTCAACCGGATGCTGCGTGAGGAATGCGATCCCTATCACTCTCAGAACGCCATGAGCCTCGGCAAGCTCGATGCCGTCGACCTGAATCGCATCGCGCGGATCACGGTGATCGATCGGCATATCGAGGATGCCAAATGCTCCGATCGGGAACGTGAATTGCTGCTTCTCGCCAATGAGCGTGCCCGTAGCGGCGCGCCAGCGACGAAGCGCATTCCGAAATACACCCCGCCGCCTGTTGCTGCCGCACCCGCGGGTCCCGTTGCAACGGATGCTGTTGTCGAGGCTGCAAAGACCGGCGATCTGGCGTCGGCCATCAATAACGAGGAGCAGAAATGATCTCGGACAAGATTTATCAGCGCGATTCAGTCGGCAAGACTCGCTATTGGCAATACGAGGTCGAAGGGCCGCGCTATCGCACGATCGCCGGCATCGAGGGTGGGGCGCCCGTGACGAGCGCCTGGACCGATTGCAAGGCGAAATCGCAAGCGACCGACGAGGAACAGGCGGCGTTCGAGGCGCAGGCCGAGTTTAAGAAGAAGCTCGATCGGCAATATCGTCGGACTGTCGAGGAGCTCGATGGCGTGCCGATGTCGCCGATGCTGGCCCAGGATTTCGCCAAGCAGAAGGCGATCAAGTTTCCGGTCTTCTCGCAGCCCAAGCTCGACGGGATCCGGGCGCTGGTGACAAAGGATGGTGCTTTCACGCGCGACTATCAGACCCACTACAACGTCGATCATATTCTGAAGGCGCTGGCGCCGATCTTCCAAGAATTCCCAGGCGTGGTGTTTGACGGTGAGCTTTACAATCACGATCTAAAGGATGATTTCAACAAGATCACCTCGATCGTGCGGAAGCAGAACGTCGACGAGGAGAAGCGCGCCGAGGCAGCGAAGCTGATTCAGTATCACGTCTATGACGTGGCTGGATCCTACGCGGTCGAGTATTTCTCGGCCCGCAATCTCTTTCTGTTCAAGACCATCTTCGGCGAGCGCACGATGCCCTCGATCGTTCCGGTCGTGACGCACAAGGCGCTCGACCAGGCGGAGCTTGACGGACATTACGGCGCATATCTGGAGCAGGGCTATGAGGGCCAGATGGTGCGGCTCGATCAGCCCTACGAGGTCGACAAGCGCTCCAAGACCTTGCTCAAGCGCAAGGAATTCATCACCGCGGAATTTCCGCTCGCTCGCATCGAGGAGGGTCAGGGTAACTGGGCCGGCTATGCGAAGCGCGTCGTGTTCACGCTGCCCGACGGGCGCGAATGTGGTGCCGGTATTCGCGGCACCCAATCGCGCGCTGCCGAGCTGCTGAAGGAATGGCCGAACTGGAGCGACAAGCGTCAGGTCACCATTCGCCACTTCACCCCGACCCCCGATGGTATGCCTCGCTTCCCGGTTGCCGTCGACTTCCATCCACACGGGAGGCTGGATTAGACCATGAGCAACAACGATCAAATCGCCGAAATGCCGGTGAATGGTGAGCGGATTTTCACCAAGCACCTCAGTATCAACGCCGAGCCGGCGAAGCGGAATCTCGCCGATGAGGCGCGGTTCACCGCCAACACGATCACCAGCAAGACGCCGTTCCAGGTTCAGAATCTGCTGTTCGATCTGGCCGAGGAGCTGAGCAAGCCGAAGGCGCGCTCGATCCAGCTCCTGGAGGACGAGGTTTCCCGTCTGCAGAAGCACAACGAGGAGCTGGTGAAGATCAACAACGAATACCTGGAGCGCGCCCGGACCGCCGAGCGGGAGCTCGAAAATCTGCTGCCGCGGATCACGGCCCTGGAGCAGATCGCGGATTGTGGCTACAGCGAGAAGATGGCTTCGCCGGCTCCCGCCGACGCCGGCGTCGACACCTCGATGATGCCGCCCGAGGTGCAGGATATCGTTCGCGACCTGGAGGCGAATGGCTTCAAGATCGGCTCGGTCCAGGTCATCAATCTCGGCGATCTGATGACCGGAAAATTCCCGATCGATCATTTCGCGGGCTCGAAATTCCGTCAGTAGTGACTATATAAGTATTTGGAATCCCTGGCCGTTTGGGTAAAAACGGCAGCCCTCTCTGTGTAGCCAAGGCCCGGATTTCGATCCGGGCCTTTTTTCTTTGCTCCCGTGCTTGAAATTGCTATAATCAGTGCTGACTTACTTTCTGCCCCGGCCGAAAGGCTGTTCTCATTCTGGAGATCTGTTCGATGAACAACCATTTCATCCACCCGCGCGCGGTCGCCGATCTGGCAGCCGGCAAGCACCAGTCCAAATCCACGCTTTTCGGCAAGCGCCAGGCTTACGGCGAAATCACCTATTCGGGCAATTTCAGCCCCGAAGACACCGTGATCGTCAACGGCGTGACCTTTACCGCGAAGGGCTCGGGTGCCGCGGGCAACCAGTTCAACATCGCTGGCACGCTGACGCTCTCGCTCGACGCGCTGGTCACCGTACTGAACGCATCGGCCGACGCCGCGGTGGCCAAGGCCACCTACGCCAAGGGCGGCTCCACCAAGCTGACTGTCACCTACGACGCCTACGGCGCCGCCGGCAACGCCTTCACGCTTGGCGGTTCGGTCGGCACCAAGTCGGCTGTGACGCTGGCTGACGGCCTCGATGCTGACGTGGTCAGCCTCGACAAGTCGGAGACCAAGGCGCTCGTCACGCTCGTCGGCGCACTGAACGTCATCAACGAGTTCGACCTTCCGGCCGGCGAGGAAGGCCAGGAGCAGACCTTCTATCTCAAGACGAAGGGCGCGGGTGCGAATGCGCAGGTCAATGGCGCGTTCGTCGGCGGCACCAAGATCACGCTCGATACCGCGGGCAAGATGTTCAAGGTGAAGTTCCTCAATGCCTCGTGGCAGCCGATTGTGAATACCGGCACGCTCGCCTAATCGATCGACACATCGTCGGTTCAGAAAGGGCGGGCCTGGTGCCCGCCCTTTTGCATGAGGAGAACAGTTTAGGAATAGCGGGATGGAGCAGCCCGGTAGCTCGTCAGGCTCATAACCTGAAGGTCGGCGGTTCAAATCCGCCTCCCGCCACCAAATTGAGGGGTAGCTCAGCGGTAGAGCGCGCGCTTGATAAGCGTTAGGTCGCAGGTTCAAATCCTGCTCTCTCAACCAGAAGGGACCGCCCGCGTCGCAAGGCGCCGGCCGCCGGAAAAGCTAGTCGGGATGAAGGCGACTAGGCGTCCTGCCGACATACGGGGTGTAGCGCAGTCCGGTAGCGCATCTGCTTTGGGAGCAGAGGGCCGCAGGTTCAAATCCTGCCGCCCCGACCAAGATTGGGAAGTAGCTCAGTTGGTAGAGCTCTCGGCTGTTAATCGAGCGGTCACAGGTTCGAGCCCTGTCTTCCCAGCCATGCTGTATAAGGGCTGCATGAACATCAGAGTGCAGCCCGTTCCGGGCAAACCCAAATACAAGCGACCGGCGCGCCGCGAATGCAAGGCGTGCGGATATCGCACCAGTCACCGGAAATGGACCGAGCCGGCATGCCCTCGGTGCCATTTCGAACCGAAGCCGCTCAAGTCTCTTGCCGGCGGCGGCAAGGCCTGGCGCAGCGACGTGCGCCGCGGCGGCGTGCATCTTCGATCGGTCTATCACGACCAAGTTCTGCAGGCAGCGCACGCAGACGGCGTCAGTTGGAACGAGGCTGTGCGCCGGCTTCTCTATGTCGGTCTGAAAGCGCGAGAAGCCGGCATGTGGCCCGATGAATTCCCGAAGCTACTCTAGGTGGATCCTTCGGAGCCGCATCAGCTCGATCTCCATGTTGAAGCGGCCGCCGCCATTGGGGTGTGGCTGCGCGGCGAGCCGCACCAGTGTGCGGAAATAGCCGCCGGGCGAACGAATCAGCTTCGCCTTCTTGCCTTCGTCTGCAAGACGGGCCTCGTCTTCGGCGATCTGGAGCGTGATCAGCACAAGAATGGCCGCGCGCAGCGGGCCGAGTCGGGCGAGCGCCTCGTGCCAGGAATCGGGCGACGCGCCGATCGAGGGTCGCAGATAAGCGCCGGCGGCGATCACATCGGTGTCTTTCAGAATCGGCTTTGGATAATACTGACTGATGACCGGCAAGGCCTCAGTGATCAATTTCAGTGATGGTGCTATCGGGTCGAGAGAAGGACTTTCTCCGACCTCAGCATCCTTTCGGATGCCTTCTTTGCAATCGATCATAATAGCAGGATTGGGGTTTGACTCTATATGACGGCAGCTCGTGCCGCCAAAGCCGGCCTGATAGAAGGTTCGCTCCGCGGTCTCGCGCGTGCGTTGCCACTTCGACAGGACGTGATCGAGCACCTCCTGCGGGATCTTGGCTGACCGCCGCGGCGTCTGGCTTCGAGCTTCCTCGATCATCTGCTCGATCTCGGCGCGATCGGCGCCTGGATAATGGATTGCAAGCGACGACAGAGCTTCCTCGGCCGCTCGGCGACAGACGGTGATCTCCTCGAAACAGGCGCGCTGCATTTCAGTGAAACGCTCCTGCGAATCCAGAGTTTCCGTCCATTCGTTTCGACGCGCATAAACCGGTCGCAGATCGAAGCCATAGGCATCGATAATGCGGCCCTCCTTGCGACGAACGAAGCGCTTGCCGTTGGCGGAATCCTTCGGCGTGATCAGTTGCAGCTCCACGAGGCCCCGGATCCCATAGCGCACGGCGCGCTCTGACAGGCCCGTGCGTGCGATCAGGTATTCGTTCGAGGGCCAGACCATGATCCGCCCGTCGAACTCTTGCTCGCCCCAGCAGCCGGTGAGCTCGCCGAGAACCAGGCGCAGGGTAGGGCGCAGCTTGAGCGCCTTCATGCAGTCACGCGCGGCCGCACTCATGTCCTTTCGCGTGATCGCCGCCGAGGGCTTCGGCAGAGGTATTTCGGTGGAAGCCAAGGCAGCAAGCGTCAGCCGCCGGCCTCCCGTAGAGCCCGTTCGCATGTCCTTCTCCAAATGTGGACAAGCAGATGCGATCGCCGAATCGGCGCTGTTGACACCGGATAGCCGGGGGTGGCATAAGGGGAGTGGTATTCGCCTTGCCGAACCCGGTAGGGATCATCACCGAAAGGCCTGTGGGTTGCCGCCCGCGGGCCTTTTGCTTGTCAGGGTGCCTCTATCTATTTCTCCGCATTGACGAAAACCCGCTCCAGGGCGTGATTTATCGCGGCCCGTCGGGATGGGAACGCACCTGACGCAACATGCTGATCAATCGCCTTTTTTACGATCGATGGTATCCAGACGGTCGTTTCGACCTCGCCGGCGGCCTTGCGTGATTCGCGCAGCCGCTCGACCCGCTTGCGAGATAGTGGATCTGCCATGTGGGTGTCCGACTCGTAACGCTACAAGTAATGGCTGAGTCGGTTTCCAAAGTCCAACAGGCTCAAAAATCGCTGATCATGCCGGGGCGGGACCATCGAAAATTGGGATCAACCATTACTTTTTATTTTGTCAGTCCTGACTTTTTGCGGTGATTCGCAGAACATAGATTATGGAACATTTTGTAACGCCTGATTTACAATTTGTAATCGCCGATCACCGACAAATATGCAAGAAATCGGCAATTTTTCAGCAGGGCGAAATATTTTTCAGAAGAAAACCAAACGCCGTGGTTGACAGGCTTTAGGAACGTAATGAATTCTCGACATTCAGAACTGATTTTTGTTTCCATGTAATCCTGACTGAAGTCCCTTGAATCGCTCGCTATATCTGAGTTGTCTTTGACGACCCGGTGCGGTGCGATTTTAAGGAAAGGATATAACGTGAAGTTGGAGGGCATTTCATCCATGAAGTCGGTCAAGGGCAAAGGCGCACTTCCACCGATTGCCGAGTATCTCGGCAAGCAAATCGACATCGCCGGATCAATGGGTAAGACCCAGCGCGATATCTCGGAGGAGATCGGCTACGAGCGGCCGAACATGGTCTCCATGATGCGCACCGGGGATACGAAAGTCCCGATCGAAAAGGTGCCGGCCCTCGCCCGCGCGCTCAACGTCGATCCGGCTTTTCTGATGCGTCTCGCCATCCAGCAATACTGGAAGGGCGACAATCTCAAGGCGATCGCAGAGGTGTTCGGCACGATCGTCTCCAAGAACGAAGTCAAGATCCTGGAAGTGATCCGCGACGTAACGAAGAATGCCGATCCGAGACTTACGCCGGACCTGGAGCGCAAGCTCCGCGCCGCGTTGAAATAACCGCTATATCATAGCGGGGCTGCCGAACGGCTACCCCGCTATTTTTGCGCCTTCAACCGTCAGTAAGTGCTGACTTTCACTGTGTAACCAAGGAACTAGTGATGTCCCTGCAAGATGCAGTTGGGAAATTCGCAATCCAGTCACTCACACACGAACAAGCCTATGATAGGGCCGAGCGATTGCAGGATCGCCAAAAAGAAGAAACCGACAATATGACAGTGTTCTCCGGCATCGATGCCGAGCTCGGCCCCGTCTACATCGTGGTGCCGCCCCTGGGAGATTCCATTCTTCTTCCGTCAAATCTCCACCCGATCCCTGTTGCGTTCCGCAAGCTCGATTGATACGTCTCAAGTCAACAGTCACTACTGACTTGAGGCGCAAGGGGCATGAACAGAGATATCGCCATTCTTCGTGAGGTTGTCACGAAGCTCGTTCCGATGATTGCAGGGATGGGCGTGAAAGTGACGCAAGCTGGCGGCCGCGCCTTCGTTCAATCGGACGCGACCGGCAAGCCCATTCGGGTCAATATCCCGATGATCTCCGAGAATGCCGATATCACGTTCATCCGGGCCATTCAGGGTTTCATCGACCACGAAGTCGGGCACATTCTCGCGACCGATTTCAAATTCAGCAAGAAGGTCAACGAGGAAGCCGCGGCGATCGCCAAGAAGCGCGGCGAGCCCGAGAAGCAAGTGCAGGAGCGTCTGCACAATCTGCACAATCTGGTCGAGGATCCGTATGTCGAGCGCGCCATGCAGAAGCGCTTCACCGGCTCCGCCTGGAACTTGGACAATCTGTTCAAGATGTTCCTCGATCGCTCGACACAGCCTGCGCTCGATACCGTCAAGGGCGACATCAAGGACGAGTTTGACATTCTGATTGTGCCGGCGGTGCGCGCCTGGGCCGGTCAGAAGGTCTTTCAGGACTTCATGGATCAGAAGGGTTACTGGAAGCACCCGCTGATCAAGGCGCTGTCCGACGCCCTTCCCGCCAAGACCAAGCGCGCGATCGCAACCGCGAACAACAGCCAGGATACCTACAAGGTCGCCCGCGAAATCTTCGACGTGATCTATCCGGAGACGCCCCCTCCTCCGCCTCCTCCGCCTCCTCCGCCGCCCCCGCCGTGCAGTTCGGAGAGCGAGGACAAGGACGAGAGCGAGGCTGAATCCAAGTCGAAGTCCAAATCGAAGGACAAAGACGACGGCAAAGGCTCGAACAAGGACAAGCCCGAGGATGCCGACGACAAGGGCTCCGGCGGTGAAAAGTCTGACAACAAGAAGGATGAATCGAAAAAGGACAAGTCGAAGGACGACGGCGCGTCCCAGCCCGACAAAAAGGAGAAGGGCGATGCTGGCGACAAGGACAAGGATCAAGACGCTGACGGCGATGATGACGCTGAAAGCAAGGATGACGATGCTGACGGCGAAGGAGCTGAAACTCCTGACGATGATCGGGACGGCGACGACGATTCGGACGCAGACGATGAAGGCGATGAAGCCGATTCTCCTGCTGGACCTGGCGATGCAGATGACGGCGATGATGAATCCGACGCTGACGGCGATTCGTCAGACGCCGATGGCGACGGTGACGAGGAGGACAATGACGCCGATAACGCTGGCGATGCAGGAGGCTCTGCGGACGACGCACGCGCTGGCGGCGAATCTGCCGAGGACGAAGAAGGCGAAGGAGCTTCGTCGGGCGGCTCCAAAGAAGTAGCCGCATCGGTTGACTATGACGCCGACGAACTAGAGGAAGCAGGCGCCGGCAAGCCTGGTGGACTTGGATCGAGCCCGTTTCTGAGCGCCGATCCCGACCTCGGCGGCGTCGATATTTCAGCCTCGATCGCCAAGATCATCACCAACGACGCAAGCCGCGACATAAAGGACGCGGATTATCGGGTCTACACAACCGAATGGGACAAGATCGAAGCACCCTCGGTCAAGGACGTTGATCCCGATTGGGTGACCAAGCTCGACGACGAGACGCGGCACATGATCGGGCCGATGCAGAAGGAAATCGAGCGCATGATGGCGGCGCGCAGCCAGGCCATTCATGTGCCTGGCTTCCGGTCCGGCCGACTGCATGGCGGCGCCCTGCATCGCCTTCGGCTCGAAGATGATCGGGTGTTTCGTCGCAAGGAGATCCACCGCACCAAGTCGACCGCGGTGACGCTGATGATCGACAATTCAGGCTCCATGAGTGGGAGCTGCGTATTCGTCGCCTCGGCCGCGGGCTATGCGCTGTCGCAGACCCTGGAAAAGGTCGGCGTCAAGAACGAGGTGCTTGGCTTCTCGACCACACACCCTTCTCCCAGTCAGATGAAAGAGCTGGTTGCGGAACAGGCTCGTCTGGGCATCGGTTTCAGCCGCGTCGAGAACCTCTATATCCCGATCTACAAGGAATTTGACGAGCGGTTCACGACCGTCGTTCGTCAGCGGCTTGCAAAGTCGTCGGTCAGCAATGTCGGGATGAGGAACAACATTGACGGCGAATGTGTACGGGTCGGGTTGCGCCGGCTTTTGAAGCGCCCCGAAGAACGCAAGGTGATGATCGTCCTGTCCGACGGTCAGCCCGCCTGCTCATCCATGTATCCGCAGGAAATCTATTCCGATCTGCATCGCGCAGTGAAAGAGGCGGAAAAGGCGAAGGTCGAGATTATCGGCATCGGCATCGAGGACGATGCGGTCCGCACCTTCTATCCAAAATATGTGGTTCTGGAAAAGGTATCGGACTTGCCCGGTCTGATCATGGGCCAGTTGAAGCGCATTCTGTTGAAGCCGGGAGGGTGACATGACGGAGAAATTCTTTCGCGTTCTGGTTCGCCAGGACGCCTATATCAATCACGAGGCGCTGTTGTCGTCGAAACAACACGGTGTCGAAACCGCCAAGGAAGCAACCCTTGCGGCATACGATGCGTGGAAGGGCCGGCGCGACGATATCGTCATGACGGAGCATTCCACGGATGGTTTCGATCACGCCGATGTCGAAGTGGATGATACTGAGGAGATCGACCAGGCTGAATACGAGGCTGCGACCGGGCAGCACGATGACCCTGCTCCCACCGTGGATCCCGCAGAGCGCGTGATCGAACTGGAGCGAGCGCTGAAATTCGGCATCGGCGCCTCCATCAATGAATTGGTCAGTCAACGCTTACCGCTTGAATGGTCGTCGGAAGGCGGCATCGGCGTAATGCTTGCGGCGCTGGGGCGAAGCGACACCAGCCATAGTATGGCATTGGCGCAATTCCTGGACGTGTAAGTTTTCACTTGCAGGGAGCTTTTTGGCACGTTATTGGATCAGTCATTACTGACTTGCATCCCGTCGCGTGATGTCTAAGTTAGACGTGCGAACACAGCGCACATAGAGAGGAGCGACATGACGACGGCAGTAACCACCGACCCCAGTGGCAAGATCAAGTGCGAGCTTGACGGGGCACTCGTTCATTCCATTTTCGTCCACCTCAAGAAGACCAATCCGACCTGGTCTGACGCCGAGGTTAAGAAGGCTCTCGCGGCTTATCAGGAGAAATATCCTGACGCTCCGCTGCTTTCACCGAGCGCAGACGCGCAGATTCGCGCGCGCCGGATGGAAGAAGAAAAGAAAGGCATCGCGGTGATCGACGGCGAAGAACGCAATATGGCCGACGTATTCGGCTTCCCCGTCGAGAAGACCCTCAACGCACGCAAGCATCCGATCAAGGTGATCGTCGCCGATCCCTCCAAGATGGATCCGGAGGACGCGGCTTTCATCCCGAAGATCGACCCGAACTACGTGTTCAATATCGAGCTGACCAAGTCGGTCATCATCGGGCTCACCCTCAACATGCCGATGCTGTTCTGGGGCTTTCACGGCTCCGGCAAGACCACCTGTTTCGAGCAGGTCTGCGCCAGGCTCAATCGGCCGTTCCTGCGCCTGCAGCACACCATCAACACCGAAGAAGCCCATGTTCTCGGGCAATGGGCGGTGAAGGGCGGCAATACCGTCTTCAATCCCGGCCCGCTGCCGATTGCGATGCAGAAGGGCTACGTGTTCTGCGCCGACGAATACGACTATGCGATGCCGTCGGTGCTGTCGCTCTATCAGCCTGTGCTCGAAGGCAAGGCGCTCTATATCAAGGACGCGCCGCCGGAAGCGCGCGTGGTTCACCCGCACCCGAATTTCCGCATCTTCGCGACCGGCAACACCAACGGCGCCGGCGACGACACTGGGCTCTATCAGGGCACCCAGGTTCAGAACTCCGCGAATTACAGCCGCTTCAAGATCACCGAACGGGTCGAATACCCGGCTCCGGATATCGAAGCGGCGATCGTTGCGGGTCAGGCCGGCATCCGGATGGACGAAGCCAAAAAGCTCGTCAATTTCGGCACCGAATGCCGCAAGGCATATGCCGGTGGGCAAATGAGTCTCCTGCCCTCGCCCCGCGAACTGATCACCGCCGGTGTTCTCGGCGCGGTCAAGGCCGGTGACTATCGCGAGGGTCTGCGCAAGGCATTCATCAATCGCCTGTCGCCGACCGATCGCGAGCTTGCCGATCAGTATGCCCAGAGAGTTTTTGGGGGTCACTGATGGCAGCACAGGTCCGGTTTGAGGACTACAAGCGGCTGATCGATCACTTCGCCTGGCGAGTGCATCGACGGCTGCAAGCCGCCGGCGCCAAAACAGTTCAGCTTGAGGATATCGTCAACGAGCTGGTGATCGCCTATTGCAAGGCTCGTGACCTGTGGTCGCAGGAACACGGCGTGCCGTTCGGGGCGTATCTCGCGCGCGGCATGCATCAGCACATCAATCGCTGGGCGAATTATGAGGTTCGCCAGCGGCTGATCGCTCCGTTCGATCTTGACGCCCCGATGGGTGATGTCGACGACGGCACTCTGCACGAGGTGGCGGCCGATCCGGCGGGCATGTCGCCCGAGGAAGCGCTGATCGCGGCAGATCAACGAGACTTTCTGGACAACCCGAAGCGCTGGGAAGACTGGTTCGGCTGGTCACTGTCCGAGCGGACCAGGCAGTTTCTACAGCTCCTGGCCAATCCGCCCGAGGAGCTGGTGGAGATTCACATCGGTATGCGCAAGCGCGCCGATTTCGCGCGCGAGCGGGGTTTGCCGGTCTCTCCGGTCTCCAAGTCGGTCAGCGCCTCGATGGTCTTCGAGGTGCTCGGCTGCAACGTCTCGGAGCGTCACGCGATCCACGCGGAAATCAAAAGAGCCACCGAGGAGTTCAGTCAGCAATGACGAAACCATCGCTTGATCTGGCACCCGGCTGTTTCGGCATGGGTATGGTCTATCAGCCGGGAACCCAGGTCTGCGACACCTGTCAGTTTGCCGCCGAATGCGGCCCGCTTTCTGCAACGCGCATCGAGGAGGTGCGCGTTCAGCTCGGTATTAAACCGATCGCGAAGCCAGCGCCGAAGCCCGCGAGTCCCATCGAAGCGATGCTGCCGAAGAAGGTCTCGGCGCTCGTCGCGCAAATTCAGGGCGCCGGACTGATGGTTGCGAAAAACCTTCACGAGGGTCGAAATCCTTTCTCCGATCGGCCCAGGTTCCTGAAAATCACCTGTCATCTGCTGTTGCGCAACCCGCTGGGCGTTCATCGCAACCTGCTGAAATACGCCTTTCAGAAAACCCTCGATCACGCTGAACAGACCGCAAGCGCGCATGTGTTGCAGGCGGTGCAGACGCTCGGCGCGCTCGGCGCAACGCGGGAGGACGACCATGTCCTTCGGATCCTCTGATGACCGTGCTGATCCCGCTGGGAGTTCTGGCGCTGCTGTCGCTCCTGGCGCGCGATCCGATCGCCGCCGGCACGTTCCTGGTCATCTTCTGTTTGGTGGCGTTGTACCTGTGATCGAGGCGGATTTCGTCCCGGTCAATTCCATCACGCTGTATTTCGGCAACAACGCAGTGCAGCGCCGCGTCACCATCTACAATTTGAAGGCTGATTGATGCACACCGTTTTCGCAGCGCGCACCGAATACTCTGTCGGCGAATCGATCTTTTCGGTCGACGACCTTGTCGACAAGGCGAAAGCCGCCGGCGCATCGGTGATCGCAGTAACCGACACCATGTCGGTGACCTCAATGATCGATTTCACCAATCGCTGCAAGAAAGCCGGTGTGAAGCCGATCATTGGCACCCGGCTGCGGATCGTCGACGATCCGACCTGGCGCAAGACCAAAGAGGACAAGAAGCGCCCGCCTGAATATTTCCTGACCTGCTACGTCCTGTCCGAGAAGGGCATGAAGGCGCTGCTGCGCCTGCTCACCCTCGCCAATTCCGAGGATCGCTTCTATTTCGACGCCAAGCTGTCGATGGGCGATATCTTCAACGAGATCCGCACGGAGAGCTTAGACGCGAACGACCTCGCCTTTGCGTCGGGCGATATCAACGGCTACCTGCATCACCCGCAGGCGCTCGATCAGCTCGCCATGCTTCGCATCGCGCTCGGCGGCGCCGGCGTCTATCTGAGCCTGGTGCCGGTCAACACTCCCTACTTCGACCGCATCAACGAAATTGCCATCGATTACGCCTCGCGCGCCGCGGGGCTCGAATTGCTGGTCACCCGGCCCATCTGTTATCCGCGGCACGACGGCACCGGCGCGCATCCGGCCGACGCCAACATGGTCATGCGCGCGATCGCCGACAACGAGCCGCTGCTGTCGACCTGGTGCCCAAAGCCGCAATATCGCGATCTCTACCCTCTCGACGCCGCGGAAATGGTCACCGCTTGCAAGGAGGCGGCCGAGCGCATCGAGCGCCGCCGCGGCGGATCCGTCAGCGGTCTGCCGGCGTCGCCCTGCTTCGGCAAGGGTCTGCGTAATACCGCGGTGATCGCCGACAAGGTCACGTATTGTTGGTCGAAACAGAAGGTGTCGCTGCCGATCATGGCGCCCGATGAATACAAGGCGCTGGTCGAGGAATGCCGCAAGGGCTTCAAGGAGCGTCTCTACAAGACCACCTTCGGCCACCAGCCGTCGGCCGACGAATTGCGCGATGTCTATATGCCGCGCCTGCAATACGAGCTGGGCGTCATTCAGAAACTCGGCTTCTCCGGCTATTTCCTTCTCGTGCAGGACATCGTGCGCTATGCGAAATCGAACGGCATCCTTGTCGGCCCTGGACGTGGTTCTGTCGGCGGCTCCCTCATTGCGTATCTCATGGGCATCACCGACTGTGACCCGCTTCGATTTGGACTTCTCTTTGAGCGGTTCATTAACCCGGACCGCATCGACCTTCCCGACATCGACCTGGATTTCATGTCTGCAAGGACCGGCGAGGTCATCCAGTATGTCGTCGGCAAGTATGGCGCAGCGCGCGTTTCTGGCGTCTCCAATTTTAACACGCTTGCGACCGCAGCAGCCATTCGCTCAGTCGGCAAGGCGTTCGGGCAAGACGACCGCGATTATGGCTGCTCTAAATTTGTCCCCAAGCTGCATGGACAAAATATACCGCTGGCCAAGGCGGCTGACGTTGTCCCGGAGATCGGAGCTTATCGCGACGCCCACCCGGCAGTGTGGAACGTCGCTTTACGTCTTGAAGGATCCATCGCGTCATTCGGCTCGCACGCCGCCGGTATCGTGGTTGGAGGCTGCGATCTTGTCGAACGCGGCGTAATCGAGCGGCGCAAGGATTTTCCGGCGATCAACTGGGACAAGCGCACGATCGAGGATCAGGGTCTGGTCAAGGTCGACGTGCTGTCGCTTGAAACACTGGACGTGATCGACCTGGCGCTGCGCTATATCCGCAAGATGCACTCGACCGCGCCCGATCTGTGGCAGATTCCGCTCGACGACAAGAAGGTGCTCGACAATTTCGCCAAGGCCAACACCACCGGCATCTTTCAGTTCGACGGCGGCGGCATGCGGCGCCTGCTCAAGGAGCTCGGCAAGGATGGCGTGATCTCCTTCGACGATATCACCGCGGCGACCGCGCTCTATCGTCCGGGTCCGATGGAATCGGGGATGATGGACAGCTATTGGCGCCGCAAGCAGGGCGTCGAGACGGTCGATTACGATCACCCGCTGATGGAGCCGATCCTGAAACCCACCTTCGGCGTGATGGTCTATCAGGAACAGGTCATGCAGGTGTCGCGGACGATCGCGGGCTACAGCGCCCCCGACGCCGACAAGCTGCGCAAGATCATGGGCAAGAAGCTGCCCGAAGAAATGAAGAAGGAGCGCGGCAAGTTCGTCGAGGGCTGCGTCAAGACGGTCGGCGCGACCGAAGCCTGGGCGGGCGACCTGTTCGACAAGATCGAGGGCTTCGCCGGCTACGGCTTCAACAAGTCGCACTCGGTCGAATACGCGCTAATCTCCTATCAGGCGATGTATCTCAAGACCTATTTCCCGGTCGAGTTCTATGCCGCGACCTTGTCGCTTCTGAAAGAGGACAAGTTGCCGGGCATTCTCAAGGATGCCAACGATTTCGGCATCACCGTGAGCCCGCCGGATATCAACGTCTCGTCTTCCGAGTTCGAGATCCTCAATTCCACGACGCTCTGCATTCCGTTCGGGCGCGTCAAGGGGATCGGCGACAACACGACGAAGGCGATCCTGGAAGCGCGAGCGGCGGGTCCCTTCAAGGACAAGGCCGACTTCCTGGCGCGGGTCGAGAAGCGTCGTTGCAATATCGGGCACCAGACCAAGCTCGATGCGATCGGCGCCTTCGCGCGGATCGAGCCTGGTCAAATCGCGCCCGATCACCCCGATCGGATCAAGGATCAGCGCGAGTTGATCCCTGGGCTGATTTCGAGCCTGGTGCCGGTCAAGCGCGACATGCACACGGATCCGGAGACCAAGAAGGCGGTGGCGATGATCGTCGCCGAATACAAGACCAAGCACCAGAATGATGGTATGCCGATCAACCCTCTCTGGGGCAAGGAGGGGAAATTCATGGTGATCAGCGACGCGCCGACGAACGGCGAAGATCGCAATGGTCAGCTCACTTTGTCGGACAGCTTTCAGAACGTCGCGCAGGCGCTGCAAGCCGCCGGTCTGTCGCGCAACGACGCCTATTGGACCTCGATGATCAAGCGCCCAAAGGAAGGCAAGCAGGTCTCCGCGGCCGAGAGCGCGACCTACCTGCCCTATCTGCAACGCGAGATCGAGGTGTTGAAGCCGCCGGCGATCGTCCTGCTCGGCTCCCAGGTGGTACGCCACTTCCTGCCCGATCTGAAGGGCAAGGCGTCAGATTCCGCCGGAAAGGTCTTTTATAACAAGGACTTGGATGTCAATTTGGTCATCGGCTTCAATCCAGGCGAAATCTATCATGACGCCGAAAAGCAGGTGCCGATGAACGAGGTCTTTCTCGCCGTCGCGTCCCTGATCGCTGCCTGATTTTTCGCGCTATATTGTCAGTCAGAACTGACTTTCCGAGACCCGTCATGAGCGAAACGCCCGTCCTCGCAGCAGCGCCGGTAACCACCGTTGCCGTCAAGAATCACATCGATCCGGACAAGCTGAAAGCGGATCTGGCCTATTCGCTGACGAATCTGTCGGACGCGATGATGCATCAGGCGGGCTTGCACGCGCATTACACCGAGCTGCTGGCAAGATGCTCGCGCCAGGTCGACGATATCGAGCTGGTCCTGGAGGTTCAGGAGGCGAAGGCGTTTCGCAAGATTCGCGACGCCCTGGTCGCCGAGGAAAAGAAGGTCGTCGTTTCCGAGATCGAGCGCGACGTGCGCGCGGATCCGACGATCATTGCGGTCAAGCGGGCGTTGAACGCCGCAAAGCAGGTCGAGGCCACCGCCAAAGGTGCGGTCAAGGCCTTCGAGCAGCGCAAGGACATGCTCGTGCAGCATGGCGCCGATGGGCGTCAGGAGCGCGAGGGTGATTTGCGCACAATGGGCCGCCTCCAGCGTGAGGCAAATGATGCTGCCGTCGTCGAGCGACTGCGCCAGCGTGTCACACAACAAGGAACCTAGTATGCGTCGTTTCGCTACCCTTCTCGCCACTTTCGGCTGTCTCACATTGGTTGGTGGCTGTCCGAAAGGCCTTAACGAAGCTCAGGCCGGCACCATGATGGCCTCCTGGTATGACTGCAAGGCGCCCGGTCAGTGCTCCAAGAGCAAGCGCACCGCCTCCGGCGCGCAATTCAACCCGAACGGCCTCACCGCTGCGCACCGCACGCTGCCGCTCGGCACCCGGCTTCGGGTCTGTCATCGCGGCTGTGTCGTGGTTGTGGTGAATGATCGCGGGCCGGCGTCCTGGACCGGCAAGGATATCGATCTGTCGGCCGGCGCCGCGCGTGCGATCGGGATGGGCGGATCCGCCCGGATCCAGGTGTCTCATTTTTGAACATGGCGACCAGTCATAACTGACTGTTCGATTTCCAATCACTCCCGTGCAAAAGCTGCTATATTAACGAAATAGCGAAATCGCTAACTCTGGTTGGCGGTGGAGCAAGGACAAAGAACCCAAAGCAGCAAGTCACCAAGGATCAAGGACCAAAGATGACGACCATGTCGCCTGAACTGCTCGCAGCCCTGAAGGGTGCGAAGACGAAATACAGCAACAACGCCAAGGCGGTGAAGCTGAAGGAAGGCAAGACCACCATCCGTATCCTCGCCACGCCCGGCGTCTTCTGGCGCGAGGTCGGCGTTCACTGGATCAAGGGTGGCGAGAAGGAAAAGCCCGTCGCTGTCGTCGGGTGCTACGACGCAACCAAGAATGAGCCCTGCCCGATCTGTGCGGCAATCGCGAAGGCTTCCGCGGCGGCGGTGTCCGACGGCGAAGTCAAGATGATCGCCGACTGGAAGGCCGGCAAGGGCGTTCTCGTCAATGCCCTCATCAAGGACGGCCCGAGCAAGAGCGACATGGCGCAGGTGCTGGAGCTCACTCCGACGACCTGGGGCGCGATCGCCGGCATGATGGAAGAATACGAGGTCACGCACGGTATCAACGTGCTGGATCCGATCAAGGGTCGTGATTTCGTGATCGAGCGCGCGGGCCAGGGCTTCAACACCAAATACACGGTGATCCCCTCCCCGGTCGAAACCCCGGTCAGTCCGGCGGTCTTCGAGAAGCTCCACGATCTCGACCAGTGGATCGAAGCGAACTACTTCCGCGGCGATCATACAAAGGCGCTGCTCGCGATGGGCAACTTCTCCGGCATGGCTCTCGCTGGTCCGAGTGCCGGTCCGGCGCTGGCCGCCCCCGCTGGAGCGCCTGCTCTGACGGGTCCGGCAATCGCCGCGCCGGTCACCGCCTCCGCACTGGAGGAGGAAGTTCTTCGCGAGATCGAGCCTACGATTGCGCCGCCGGTCGCCCCGGTAGCGCCCAGTGTTTCCGTTCCTGCTGCTGCCCCTGCAGCGGTCCCCGCGGCGCCGGCTCCAGCCGCTGCTGCTACCGTCGCCCCCGCAGCTTCTGCTGCGCCGGCGCCTGCGGGGGATACATTCAACGCATCGCTCTCCACGAGCGACGTGGATGCTCTGCTGAACTCCCTCGGTTGAGTTTCGACCGGACTTAACCGGTTCTTCGGTCGAAAACGGGTGACGCGCGTTGTTCCAAGGCGCGTCACCCAACCATTCCGCACGAGGTCGTCATGACTGAACGATTCAATCGATATCTGGTCTGCGCCACCAATGCGGGCGACGGCGAGAATATGGATCTGTTCGTCAATGCAATCTCAACCGACGCGGCTATCGAATATTTTTGTGCCTATTACGAAATGGAACTGAACGAGTTCTATGACGTGCGGGTGATCACCATTCCGGATAGCTCAAGTCTTGGTGCGATCGACTGGGATCGTGTTGTGCAGGTCAAGGTCAAGACATGAGCAAAGGCGTCATCCTTATCGACGGCAATAACATCGCTCACGCCGCAAATCAGGCGCAGCGACTGTCGGTTGGCACCTTGCCGACGCAAGCGATCTACGGATTTCTTCGCACGTTGCGCCCGCTCGCAGCGACCTTTCCCATGCTGTCGCCGATCGTGCTGTGGGACGGGCGCTCCTGGCGCTACGAACACTTTCCAGAATACAAGGCGAACCGCAACAAGACGCCGACGACCAAGATTGAAATCGAGCAGGCGAAGCTGCGCGAGCAGTTCAAGACCCAGGTGCCGTTTATTCGCACCGCACTCAAGCACCTGGCGGTTCCGCAGATGTTCGCCTTCAACTATGAGGCCGATGATCTTGCCGCGTTGATGGTTCAAAAGACCAAAGCCAAAGGGCTGCACACGCTACTGATCTCGGCCGACCGCGACTGGATCCAGCTTATCGACAATTCCGTGACCTGGTTCGACCCGATCCGCAACAATCGCATTTCGCCGGCAAACATTGCCGAGAAGCTCGGCGTGCCGGACGCGCGCGCCTGGCTCGAAATCAAGTGCCTGATGGGTGACGTGTCGGATGGCATTCCCGGCGTCGGCGGCATCGGCGAGAAGGGCGCGATCGAGTTCATCAATCAATACGGCTCGGTCGCATCGTTCATCAACGGCGTGATGGACAAGTCGATCGACGTGGAAAAGCTGCACAAGAAATACCGCGAGCTTGGGCAGAACGCCGAGAAGCTCGAAAACTACCATCGCAACATGAAGCTGATGGATCTGAATACGCCGCTGCGTCCGGCGCCGGCCGCGCTCGAACTGGAGCGTGGTCTGTTCAACGAGGAGAAGTTCCGCAAGCTCTGCGAGACCCTCCTGTTCAAGTCGATCCTCGGCGACGCGGAGTGGATCGAGACGTTTCGACCCAAGATCGCAAAGGCCGCCTGATGTCCGACCCTAACAAGAAGCGCCTTGAGGGCGCGGTAGTGAAGCTCGCACATTCCATCGAAGCCATGGTTGGCGTCATGGATAAATTGGGCGCCAGCGTGAAGGATTGCGACAAGTCTTTCGTGTTCCTGAACAAGGCACTAGCGGCGGCGCATAAGAAAGCCCGCACCGCCTGTGAGGCAAAGATCAGTAATTTCTCGCTCGATAGTGACGGCGAGGATGATGCTTTGACCGACGACGAAATCGGTATGCTGGATGAAGCGTCGCTCGTTCCAGCAACGCCCGCCTTTACCGTGCCGTCAGCGCCCGAGCCCGCGCGTCCCACTACGGGTCCATTGCCGCCCGAACGCCCGCGCGGCAAGGCGGTGGGTCGCCTCGTCGGCACCAAGGAACCGGTTTTCGCGCTCGATGACGAGCCAACAAAGCGTCTGCCCGAAGAACCCGGAGAGAAGCCGCATCCAAAACATGGCGGCATCGCCGATGCCGGCTTCATCGAAGATTAACAGGAGAACACATGAGCCTTCCTTCCGCATCGGACGTTGCAAAAGCCCTCGCCGGCGCCATCGGCGCCAACGACGAGGAATCGACCGTCACGCAATTTCTCGACACCGGCTATCCGCCGCTGAATTATGCGCTGTCCTCGAAATGGGATGGCGGTCTGCCCGTCGGCCGCATCGTCGAGATTGCCGGCCCGCCCTCCTCCGGCAAGACCGCGATCGCAACGGCTGCAATGGCCGCGGCACAGCGCGCCGGCGGCATCGCTGCGTTCATGGATCACGAGCGGTCATTCTCGCTCAAGCTGGCGCCGAAGCTCGGCCTCGACGTTGCGCCGAGCAAGTTCATCTTCAAGAAGCCGCGCACCTTCGAGGAGTCGTTGACCATGACGGTCAACGTCGCCAAGGTGATTCGCGAGAAGAAGCTGATCGCACCGGAAGCGCCGTTGTGCTTCACCTACGACAGTCTCGCCTCAATGGTGCCGCAGTCCGCGCTGTTCGACAAGAACGGCAAGGAAAAGGCCCTGGATGATCGCTCGATGCACGATAACACCGCGCTCGCGCGCGCCACGTCGGCCGCCTTCCCTGCTTTCGCACAGCATTGCGAGGAGCTGAATATCTGCGCGCTGTTCCTCAACCAGATTCGCATGAAGCTCGGCGTGATGTACGGCGATCCCCGCACCACGCCCGGCGGCGAGGCGCCGAAATTCTATGCCTCGCTGCGCGTCATGCTCGGCGTCGCCAAGAAGATCGCCAAGGGTGAAGGCGAAGCGGCCGAGGTCCTCGGTATGCTGATCTCTGCCGGCGTGATCAAGAACAAGGTGGCGCGGCCGTTCCTGAAAGCCGACTGGCGTTTCGTGTTCCAGCCCGACGGCACCGGTCGCTTCGACGTGGAGCGCTCGCTGATCGAGTTCCTTGAAAGCGAAGGCGCTCTCAAGAAGGGAACTTCCGGGCGCGTCGAGTGGGAAGGCAAGCAAATCTTCAAGGAACATCTGGCTCGCCAGATCGAGAAGGATGGCGCCTTCGATAAGCTTAAGGCGCTGCTGCCGGCAGCGTATGAGCCGCCGGTTGTGGCTTCGGCAGAATTGCCGGCGGAGGAAGCTGCCTAGTTGCCCTTCTTCATCGCCAAATACTTCCGCACCCGGAAGATTCGCGAGATCGCCGAGGACGTGATCGAAGCGGATACTGAGGAGGTGGCTCTGAAAAGGGCTACCGAAATCAGATCCGCTGATCGCGACTGGCGCGAAGGAGACAATCAGGTCGACGAGCCGACGATCGAGTCGGTCGAGGAAATGGCTGACGGCAACGAGGAGCTGCCTAAATGATGAAGGCGATTTCGCTATGGCAGCCCTATGCGACCGCGCTGGTCCGCGGCTGGAAGCTGTTTGAGACGCGCGGCTGGCCAATGCCCGAGGCACTCATTGGGGTGCCGATCGCGCTTGCTGCGACTAAGCAAATCAAAGGCGAGCAGCGCAAATGCTTCAACGCACCGCGATTTCAGCGGGTCTGGCGCAAGTTTCCGCTCGTCAATGTGCCGCTGGAGGATCTGCCGCGCGGCTGCGTTCTCGGCACCGTTGTCTTCGAGGCAAGTCGGAAGATCGATTACGAATGGACCGTCGCTGTTGAGGAGCGTGAATTCCAGCTCGGCGATTGGCAATCTGGTCGTTGGGCCTGGCCAGTATCCAACATTGCTGCCTTTCAGGAGCCCGTAGCCTGTCGCGGCGGTCAGGGTATCTGGCACTGGCATGGCTAAGACCAAGCTCAAGACCGAGAAGGTGCTGCGCGGGCGGCGTGTCGTCGGCCGGCTGGTGACGGCGCCAGGCGGCGAGCGCTTCTATCTCGCGCACCGCAAGAGCGCCGACCTGCACCGCTACCAATACAAGACCAATAGCGACGCGGCGCGCGCCGGTGAAGGTGCCTGGGCGATCGAGGAGGAGATCCTTCTCAAGATGCGCCTCGACGGTGTGAAATATGTTGGCGTTCTCCTTCGGGAGACGATGGATATCTGGCTGACGACGCTGGAAAATTTCATGGATCGCAGTAAGGCCAGGCCCTCGCCCTATCTAATCCGAACGCCGCATTTGTGCTTGCCGCTGCGCTATTTCGGGCATCGGCCCGGCGTTGTTATTTGAAAAGGAGAATGTGATGAAAAAGCTTACTTGTATTCGGCTTATGGAGGTTGGAGATCTTTTGAACGAATGTCCTATTGATGACTATTCTCTAGAATCGTTCGGAGGAAATATTCCAAATGTTGGCGAGACAATAATTCCGGAGCTTGTTGTTGATGACGACAATAAGCCCTGCGTCTTTGGTGCGTGGAGTGTATATGAGGTTGTCGAGCGTATTTTCTTACCTTCGCATCTTTATGCTTCAATGGTTATTCTAAAGGTCAAAGTTAAAGATGCATCCAAAGCTCAAAAAGAAGCGATGCGGCCAGTCAGGAAATCTATATTAGACGCTCAATCTCCTGTTGCCGCTTCTTAAAGCGCTATGGAAAAGCTTAGCGTCGAACGAAGCGTATCGCACAACCACTCACGTCCTAGCTTTCACGCGCTATATTAGCGCGTGACAGTCAGTTCTGACTATGAGAACAACATGAGCGGAATTTCCCATCGTCAACATCGGATAATCGCCATTGGCGCAGACGTGTTTGACGCTGCTTCGATCACCAATCAGCGCGAGCGCGCCCTTCGCTTTGCCGAGGAGGCGATCGAGCTCGCCCGCGCCGCTGGACTGAACAAGTCCGATGTTCAGATCATGCTGGAACACGAATACAACAAGCCCGATCCCGGTCACTTTCCGCAGGAGGTCGGCGGCACGATGGTCACGCTCTATTCGCTCACCGGAGCGCATGGCTACGACGCCGAGACCTGCGCCGATGTCGAAATCAACCGCGTGCGCGACAACAAGGACAAGATCCGCGCGAAGGCGGCGAAGAAGCCCGATCACCTGTTTCACGTTCGGCCGCTCAAGGATGACGCGGCATGACCGAGGAAGCCTGCACCCGCTCCTATTTCAAGAAGCTGCCGACAGCGAAAGCTCCACAGTCGCTCTGGGGCATTCTCAACAAGCATGGTGATTTCTGGACAACCGATGTCTTTGGAAAGCCGGAGGAGGCTTTGAAGCATCTGGCTGACTACTGGAAGAACTATCCATATCCCACGGATGACCGAGTTAACATCACCGATTACCGCATCGTCCCGGTGACAGTGACGCTGTCCCTCAAGGTCGACGAGACGCAGCACCTCGTCCGCACCTACCCGATCCCGCGCGAGACGGAGAAAGCAGCATGAGCGGCCCCGATCTTGTCGTCGCTGATATCCACGCTCACGACTGGAGCGCGTTCGCGATCACGATGAATACCGGGCAAAACTCGCGCCTGTGCCTGCAGCTCGGCGAGCTCTACCGCGCGGCCGAGGAACTGAAAGCCCGCGGCGGTAAGCGAATGATCGTCGCCGGCGACCTTTTCCACGTTCGCGGCTCGATCAACCCGGAAGTGTTCAACCCGGTCTACGAGTGCTTCCGTAAGATCGCGCTCTGCGGGATCGAAATCATCATGATCCCAGGCAATCATGATCTTGTGCAGAAGCACACGACCGAACTTGGTAATGCCTTTCAATCTCTGACCAACATTCCCGGCATTTTTGTCGTCACCACGCCGCAAATCTTCGGCAGCGCCGCCTTCATTCCCTGGCAGCGCAACCTGGAGGATCTGCGCAAGGCGGTCGAGGAGATCAAGGAAAAGACCGCGATCGCCGACGAACTGGATCTGTTCATTCACGCCGGCATCGACGGTGTTCTGGCGGGCGTGCCTGATCACGGCCTGTCGGCGAAGGAAGTTGCTTCCTGGGGTTTCAAGCGGGTGTTCGCCGGCGACTATCACAATCACAAGGTGATGGAAGACGGCAAAGTCATCAGCATCGGTGCCACGACCCAGCAGAGCTGGCGCGATATCGGCACCAAGGCGGGCTTTCTGTTCGTCACGCCTGACCAGGTGGAGTTCCGAGCATCCCATGCGCCCTCCTTCGTGGAGCTCACCCAGGATGACGATCCTGACGATTATCTGTCCATCGTCGACGGCAACTACGTCCGAATCCGCGGCCTGCGCCTGACCGACGAGGAGGTCAACAAGCTTCGCAAGGAGCTGGAAGGTATGGGCGCCAAAGGCATCACGTTCCAGGTCGCGCGCGAGACGGTCTCGGTGCGCGCCGGCACGCCGATCGGCGCCGCCAAGACGCTCGACCAATCGGTCGACGCTTTTATCGACACCATGACCGATGCACCGGTGCCGGCGGTCAAGAAGGCCTGCGCCGACATTCTCTCGCAGGTGCGGAGCGTCGCGGCGTGACCGAGAAGAACTCCGTCGAGCTGAGTTGGTTCGTCGGCAAGACCTTCACACTGGACGCGGTGGATATGTTCACCGAAAAGCGTGCTGATAACTGGTGCGACGAAGACGCCAGTGTCATTCGGTTTCGGCTGAATGGCGAGGTTTTTCAGGCAAATGAGGATTCAAACGACGGCTATCGCTCGTGCATGGAAGAATTGATCCGGCTCGATGGCGTAAAAATGAACAACGTGTTTGAGCCGGCCACGGTGAGAGCGGAAAAGGGACCGCCTGGCGATTACGAAAACGATACGGTGCAGTTCTTCGACGTTGAGACTTCCAAGTTGGTCCTGGAAATAGGCACCAGCAACACGGCGGACTATTACCCGTCATTCATTTCTGATTTTCAGCCGCAGAACATGGAGAGCAACATGCGGAAGGAGCTGGAGGAGGCGAAAGCCTATAAGGCTCGCAAGGCTGAAAAAGAGAAGCTTGAAGCGGCCCGAAAGAACAAGGAACAGGTCGCTCGCTTTGAAACCGATTCACGATGGGGATCGTTCTAGGTATGAGAAAGAATCACGAATCTCACCGGGCCGCTTTAGAGGGTCAGAATGAACAGCTTCGGGCGGCGCTCAAGCCGTTCGCCGATGCTGTTTTCAACGACAACGGCGACCTGACGGTCTCAACATCAACGAACCGCGATCACTATATCCGGGCGTACATGGTCTTGCGCGCCATCGAACAGACGGTGAAACGATGAAAGGTGAAATGCTGTCGAAGATGATCTCGCTGGCGACCGAACGCCACGCGGGACAATTCGACAAGGGCGGCAGACCCTACATTCTGCACCCCCTCACCGTCATGCACCGGCTGCGCACCGACGACGAGGAATTGCAATGCATCGCGGTCGGTCACGATCTGATCGAGGACACCAGCACATATCCGCAGGAGCTTGAGAGCCTCGGCTTTAGCAATCGAATCGTGCGGGGCATCGTCGCCTTGACCAAAATTCCGAGCGAGGATGCGGTGACTTACCGGGCGCGCGTGAAGGAAAATCCGGACGCAATCCGCGTGAAGATCGAGGACCTACGCCACAACAGCGATATTCGGCGGCTCAAGGGTGTCACTGAGAAGGACATCGCCCGGATGGTTCGCTATCACGAGTTCTATTCGGAATTGCAGCAGGAGCTGGCGAAACGATGACATTGGAAAGCGCGGTCGCCGAAGCGATCAAGGAATTGGATCGGATGGCGTCGGATTGTCACTCAATGACACGTCTCACATTCAGGGATGCCGCGGGTGATATAGCGGAGAAGCTTCGGACGGCCCTTCGGGAAACGAAACAGGAAGCATCTGCTGACGCGCAGGACGCTGCGATTTTCTAGAAGGGAGATATGTGATGACAGAGCGGCACGACGAAGATTGCCTTTGTCACCCATGCACGAAGAAGCTGCTTGCTGCCGCGCGGAAACATCTGCGCGACTGGATCAAGGCGCAACGCAAATAAGCAAATAAGCGAATAAGAACCCACTACACGCCACCCGACTTCCTCGCGCAGATCGCTATATCTGAATAGCGAACACAAGCGCGAGAGGATGGAATGAGCCAGCTTTATACGGTGAAGATGGTCCGCAAGCAGATCATTTCCCGTTTCGATACGAGTGGAAACAAGGTCGCCGAGGAAGTTGTGTTGCTGCCGCAGGTCTATCACGACCTGCCCCACTCGACGGCGCTTTCCTATCAAACGAAATTTCCGGACGCCCAGGTCGAAATCGTCGGACAGGCACATGCCGTCGAAGGCAAATCCGAGAAGATCGGCCGAGTTCCTTCCGCGCGCGAACGCACTGCACGACACTGGAAGCCGTCGGGTGAGCCCAAGACCAGCGAGGATCTGGAAGTCGCGCGCGACGAGACCGTCGAAGGCGCCAAGCGTGGTGACTTTGCCGCCACGATCAATTCGGCGCTGGAGGATGCGTAATGAGCGAGCCGAATCCAAAGCACACGCAGCTTGAAGCAATCGAAGGACTGACACTTTCGGATTGTCTCTTCTTCTTCGATAGCAAAGCAACCGAGCGCGACAAGCAGGTCGCGGCGCTGGTCGAAACCCGTGACGAGCGCTTTGAGGTTGATAACGCCCTGATTTCGGAAGGTGACGGTAACGGTGCCTATGTTTTGGGTTGGCGCTGGGTGACGTTCGCCGGAACTGATCTGGATAAAGGCAGCGATGAAGATGAGGACGGGGACGGGGACAAGGTCGTCTGTCCAGGCTGCTCAGCGGTCGAGGGCTCGCCGGAATGGGGCACCGTCGGCGATGGCTTCGACGGGTATTGCCCGAGCTGCGCGGACAAGCGCGAAGCAGACGGAGCAGTGGAAATCGGATGAAACTGCACAGCGTTGAAATTCGCAATTTCATGGGTATCGGCGAGGCAAAGATCAACCTCGCTGATCGCGGGCTTGTGGCTGTGCAGGGCGTCAATGATGACGACACATCGGCCAATTCCAATGGCGCCAGCAAGTCGTCAATGGCTGATGCGATCTCCTGGTGTCTCTATGGCGTGACCGCCCGCGGCGAGGATGGCGACAAAGTCGTTAATCGCTTCGGCAAGGGTGGCACCAAGGTCGAGCTCCAGATCGAGGATGACGCGCGGACCTATGTCATCCAGCGTTATCGGAAGGACAAGAAATTCAAGAATTCCACCTGGGTCTATGACACGACCGATCCCGTCTCGAAGGATCTGACCAAGGGCACCGAGAAGCTGACCCAGGAGGTCATCAATCAGATCGTCGGCTGCTCGCACGAGGTCTTCTGCGGGGCGATCTATGCAGGTCAGGAACGCATGCCCGACCTGCCCGGCATGACCGACAAGACCCTCAAGATGCTGATCGAGGAGGCGTCCGGCGCCACCATTCTCGAAGCGGCTTACAAGGAAGCGGCTGTTCGCTTGCAGTCCGCAATGCGCGACCGCGACGCGACTGTAACCACGCGCAATTCCCTGCTGTCCCTGATCGACAATATCAAGGACGCGATGGAGAGCGCCAAGAAGGGCGTTTTCAAGTTCGACAACGACCGGGTCGAGACGATCCGCAGTTTCGTCGGCCAGGCCAAGGCGATCGACGGCGAAATCGCAACCCTGGAAACGCTCCTCAAATCTCACGATGCACGCGCCTCGATCGAGGAGGACATTCGCTCGCTCGATATGGCGATCGGTGCCGTCGCTGGTGAGCAAAAGACCCTGGCGGAGCTGGAACGCAAGATCACGACGACATCGGCCGAAGCCGCCGGCGCCGATCGGGACCTAGCGATCGCCCGAAAGGCACATGATGACGCTGTAAAAAGCGTGGCGCTGGCGGATCACCAGGTCGGCTGTCCCTGTACGACCTGCAACCGCCCCTACAGCGCGGCCGATATCGCGCCGGCAAAGAAGATCGCCGAGACGAAAGCGGAAATGCTGCGCGAGCAAGCTGCGAAAGCGATGATCGCTGTTTCCAATGCGAATGCGAGCGCAAAAACAGCGACAGACGCACGGGATGCGTTCAAAGCGTCAATGACTGATGTCAGCGCGGCAAATCGATCCCGCGCGTCGCGGCAGGCCGAACTCGATCAGATTACCAATATCGAGAGCAATATCGCCATGAAGCGGGCCGCGCGCGAGAATCTCAAGAATCTGGCGCTTGCTGAAAAGGCAAAGGTCAATCCCTTCATCGCGATGGTGCAGGAGGCCAATGCCAAATTGACCAAGGCCGAAGCGGACAAGGATGCCGCCGAGGCCAACGTCAAAGATGCCGAGCAGAACGTCAAGATCGCCGAGGCCGCGCACAAGGTGTTCAGCCCAGCCGGCGTGCGGGCCTTCCTGCTCGACGAGGTGACGCCTTTCCTCAACGACCAGACCGCGAAATATCTCGGCACGCTGTCCGACGGCAATATCACCGCGACCTGGTCGACCCTGGTCAAAAACGGCAAGGGTGAGCTGAAGGAGAAATTCTCCATCGAGGTCACGAACGCACACGGCGCCGACACCTTCAAGGGAATCTCCGGCGGCGAGAAGCGCAAGGTGCGGATCGCCTGCGCCCTCGCCCTTCAGGACCTGGTCGCTCGGCGCGCGACCAAGCCGATTGACCTGTTCATTGGCGACGAGATTGACGACGCGCTCGATGTCGCCGGCCTGGAGCGTCTGATGATGATCCTGGAGGAGAAAGCGCGCGAGCGTGGATCTGTGTTCATCATCAGCCACAACGAGCTGAAGGATTGGTGCCGCAACTCGATGGTCTTCCGTAAGAAGGGTGGCGTCGCGGCGGTTGAGGAGGCTGTGTCGTGAAAACTTATTGGCTCGTTTCAGTGTTTGGCTGTGTCGATCCGGACATGATTGGTCCGTTTTCTTCGCCCGAAGCGCAGATGGAAATGGCCAAGAAGATTCACGCCGAGCAGGATCAGGATGACGGGCTGTTCTGGCTCAATATCGTCGATGGCAAGCCCGAGATTGGCGCCTTCTCCGGCGGTGATTTTATGGAAAAAGAACGATGAATAACGATCTCCAACTTCTGCATCGCGTCGAAACAATCCGCGACAGTGAGTGGGATGATTTTGATCTCCTCAGTATCGAGGAGGTGAAGCGTCACACTGATAAGGCAGTCGTCCTGACGGTTAAGAAGCGTGGCAAGGTTGTCGAGGAGCTGTTTCCAATCTCACAGCTCCGCAAAGACGATGACGGTTCAATTTACGCGAGCGACTGGATTATGGGACAGCGAGGTTTTTGAAAGTTATGAGCCGATGGTTCACGGCCGATCTTCATCTTGGCCATCAGCGAATGATCGAATTGGCAAATCGTCCGTTTATCTCTGCGGAGGAAATGGACGACGCGATCATCGGCAACTGGAATAAGCAGGTCAGCGTTCGCGACACAGTCTATGTTCTCGGTGACTTTGCCATGAAGGATCACACGCCATACCTGCAGCGCCTCAAGGGCGAGAAGATTCTGGTTCTTGGCAATCACGATCACAGCCGGCTGGTGAAGAAGGCCAGCGGCTGGGCTGCCGTCGATCGCATGGTGATTTTGAAAAAGCTGGACATGCTGCCGATCACGCTTTGCCATTACGCGATGCGGACCTGGAATATGTCGCATTACGGCGCGCTGCATTTCTTCGGGCACAGTCACGGCAATCTGCAAGGCGACAGTCAAAGCTGCGATGTCGGCGTGGATTGCTGGGGCTTCGTTCCCGTCTCGCTCGATCAGGTCAAGGAGCGAATGCAGGCGTTTCCGCGCCGCATCGAGCCCGATCATCATCAACCGCACGATGCCAACCGAAATCCGTTGAGCGCTGTGCGACACTGAATCATCGAACAATTGAAGGAGAACGATATGGCGAAATGTATTCGGATTGTCGGTCAGGGCGTGCCTGTGCGTCATACCGATGCGGTGGCCGCAATGAACGTGTTCCGGCTTTGGTGGTATTACTTTTGCGACCACGTCGCCTATGAGCTTCGCGATCCATACGATCCGACAGGCAACAAGCTCTGGGCGCGCCGGGTTGGTCGTCGGTGGAGACGCTACCGGCGCGCGAGGGCGAAATGAAAGTTTCGCAAGACTGGAGCGTAAAGCTGCTACGGTCGCTGGCTCAGGATCAGCTTGAAGATGCGCGACGGCAATTTAGGCTGAATCACCTGTATTCGACCTGCAAGCATCTTGCCTCGTTTGATGCTCTTACCTATCTCGCCGATCGAATCGAAGCGGGCCAGCCAAGGGATATCGATACGAACTGGTTCGACGAGAACAGGTCATGATTCTCGCCGGCACGGGTCACCGCCCTGACAAACTCGGCGGCTGGGGTCGCCCGCAGCATTTGCGGTTGAAGGATTTCGCAAGGGGCGAAATTGTCCGTCTTGAATCAGGTCCCAGCCTGATAATCTCCGGCATGGCAGCAGGCTGGGACCTGGCTTTAGCGCACGCCGCGCACGAATTGACCATTCCCTTTGTCGCGGCGATCCCCTGCGTAGGTCAGGAATCACTGTGGAGCTACGATTATCGGTGCATTTGGGAGGCACTTCGGAGCAAGGCCGCTAAGGAGGTGCTGGTCTCGCCAGGCGGTTACGCCGCGCACAAGATGCACGTCCGCAACAAGTGGATGGTGAACAAGTGCAACAAGGTGCTGGCGCTTTGGGATGGATCCAAAGGCGGCACCGGCAATTGCGTCTCCTATGCGCTTTCGGTCGATAGACCGATTGAGAATGCCTGGAAACGCTGGACGCAGCTCCACAAATAATTCTGCTATAGTAGATCAGTCATCACTGACTGGTAGATCATGGCAATCCGACGACGACCATCCCGACCTAGAGTTGAAGAACCGACCGTAGTGGTTGGTGGAGAGAGTGTGCCGCTTCCTGCCGACAAGGAAGCGGCTGATCGAGCCCTCGCCAAGATGTGCGAGCAAATGACCGAGAAGATCGGTTCGGAGAAATTCTACACGCTCCGCAACTCGACCTTGATGAACATTCACATGGCCGACGGCTCCTGGAAGAAGAAGCCGGTTGGCAACGAGCAAGAGCTGCGGCTGTCCAAGGTCTATATGGGCAAGCGCGGCAATCTGATCTTCGCCTTCGTCGCACTCGATCCCGAATGGAAGTCGGTGGAGCTCGAACAGCGGCAGATTTTCGAGGCAATGCACCCGGATTTCGAAAGCGACGCCGTCGCGGCGCTCGGCTATTGCCTGGGGCGTATATCGCGGACCGCGCTCGCCGCCGGCGAAGACGGCGATCTTGCCTGTGACAATTTCGACCAGGCGAAGGCCAAGTTTCTGCTCAAGCAAATGGAGCAGAGCCGGCTGGAGGTCAAAAAGGAGCGAGAAATCGCCCGCGAAGCGGAAAAGGCCGAGATCGAGAAGGTCATGGCGACCAACCCGAATTGGGGCATTTTCTAATGAGTCAGACCATTCGATGCGCATCCGTGGATCCCGCGCTCGCAAATTTCGGGCTTATCCATGTCACGGTCGACCTGGCAACGCTCGATATCGGCGTGCAAGACATGAAGCTGGTTTCGACCGAGAAGCGCACGACCAAGTCAATCCGTCAGAACTCGGACGATCTGCGGCGCGCCATCGAGCTCCACACCGCGTTTCAAGCCTGGTGCGACAATTGCGTGTTCTGCTTCACGGAAATTCCGCACGGCTCGCAGTCGGCTCGCGCCATGGCAAGCTACGGCTTCTCGATCGGGATCCTGGCTTCCTGCCCCATTCCGCTCGTTCAGGTGCAGGCGGCCGAGACCAAGATGGCCGCGGTGGGCACCAGGACCGCCTCCAAGGAAGAAATGATTCATTGGGCGAGTCAGACCTATCCGAACCTGCCCTGGAAGCGATATCCGAAAGATGTCGTGTTCCGCGGCAAGGTCACGCGCCGCGCCGGCGAGATCCACGAGGATCAGGAGCATCTGGCTGACGCCCTTGCGGTCGTTCATGCCGGTGTCAAGACCGATCAGTTCCAGCAAATGCTCGCCATGTGGAAGCTCGCTCGCGCTGCATAAAGATTTTTCCACGTCAAGAATAGTAAGTCAGTCCTGACTGTCTTACACTAATGCTCCGACCAACAAATCAGAAAATCAGGAGTTTCCCGATGGGCCATTCCACGCCCGCGCGCAGCTATTTTGCCGGTATGGGCCAGGCTGTCGCAGACCGCACAATCAATCGCAAGAAGAACGACGGCACGATCGAAACCTGGGAAGACGTTGCGGCTCGCGTGGCGCTTGGTAATTCGCTTCTGGATCCGCGCATCAAATGGGATCGGTCAAACCTGTCATTTCAATTGCGCGAACAGTCGCGCCTCGAACACCATCTGCGCCAGGCCTCGACCCTGATGTCGGGCCGGCACTTGCAGCACGGCGACGAGACGCAGCCGACGCGCAACATGGAGGTCTTCACCAACTGTTCGACCTCGGCGTCGACCTTCCTGATGTTCTATCTATTGCTGAACGGATCCGGTGTCGGCCGCTGCTACGACGACAACATGATCGTCTCCGATCTGAACCAGATGCCGATCGTGATCTGCACCATCGACGGTCACCACCGCGATGTGCAGCTTGGCTTGATCCAGAGCTATATGGATCAGCGCAACGCCAAGCACCTCTATTGTGACCGGAATGTCACAGTTTTCGAGGTGCCGGACAGTCGAGAAGGCTGGGCCAAGGCGATCGAGATTGTCGAGCGCATGGCGTTCGAGAAGCGCCGCGACGATGTGCTGATCCTCGATTTTTCGAAGGTGCGGCCGAAGGACGAGCCGATCATGGGTATGCAGGGCCGCCCTGCTTCCGGCCCCGGCCCGCTGATGTCGGCGATCGCCAATATCGCCCGGCTGCGCGATGCGAATATGGAGCCCTGGCGCGCGGCGATGTACGCCGATCACTATGCCGCGGAATGTGTTCTCGTCGGCGGCGCGCGGCGCGCGGCGCGCATGGCAACCAAGAGCTGGCGCGACCCTTCGGTGTTCGATTTCATCGAGGTCAAACGCGGCGGCTTCCTGTGGAGCTCGAATAACTCGGTCACGATCGACGAGGAATTTCGCGAGGCGGTGCGGAAGGCGCATGCGGCTACGAACGCCGGCAAGCTGCTTACCAACTATGCGATACAGCGTCTTACTCCGCTCGAAAAGCACGCTTGGCGTGTCATGCTGGCAATCGCAGAGGCTGCCTATTACGACGGCACCGGCGAGCCAGGCCTTATCAACGTCGATCGCCTCAATCAGAACGACGAGGGTCTGGAAGTCTACCAGGATGGGCTCTTTGCCGAGTCGGCCAAGTTCAAGCTTGATCCGGAAACTCTGCCCCTCATGAAAGCGCTGGCCTCGGCCGCGATGCAGGCTCGCTACAAGGTGATCACCAATCCCTGCGGCGAGATCGTGCTGCTGTCGCTCGGCGGCTATTGCGTAATCGCCGATGTGGTGCCGTTCCACGCCCAGAACGATGACGACGCTGAGGATGCGTTTCGCACCACGACGCGCGCTCTCATTCGCACGAACCTGATGGATAGTCTCTATTCGCGCGAGGTCAAGCGGACGAACCGGATCGGCGTCGGCATGACCGGCTTCCACGAATGGGCCTACGATCGGTTCAAATTCACCTGGCACGACCTGATCGACGAGCAGAAATCTCAAGCCTTGTGGCAGACGGTCTCGCGCTTCAAGCGCGCGGTCGTCGATGAGGCGGAGAAATACGCCAAGGAGCTTGGCGTCGTGGTGCCGCATACCAACACCACCTTCAAGCCCGCCGGCACCACCTCGAAGCTGTTCGGGCTGACCGAGGGCGCTCACCTGCCCTCGATGCGCGAATATCTGCGCTGGGTTCAGTTCCGCGACGACGATCCGCTGGTCAATGAATATCGTGCCAAGGGTTATCCGGTGAAGGTGCTCCAGGTCTACAAGGGCCACACCATCATCGGTTTCCCGACGCGGCCGAAGGTCTGTGAACTCGACGGCGGCGATTGGGTCGTGACCGCGGCCGAAGCGACGCCCGAGGAGCAGTATCAATTCCTGCGGCTGCTCGAAAAATACTGGCTCATTGGTGTGGCCGAGGACGGCGTGACGCCGCTTCCCGATTCCGGGAACCAGATTAGCTATACCTTAAAATATCGACCGGATCAGGTGTCCTTTGATCGTTTCTTGGACACTCTAATTGAAGGTCAGTTTTCCATTCGTTGCTGCTCTGTCATGCCTCAACAAGATACGAGCGCATATGAGTATCAGCCGGAAACTCCTGTAACAAAACACGAGTTTGAGGCTATTGCCGCGGAAATTCAGGAGACGGCGACACGAGAAGATGTGGATTTTGTTCACGTCGATTGCGGATCCGGAGCTTGTCCGGTGGACTTCTCCAGCAAGCGAGTTGCCTGATGGAGATCTGGGCTAAAATTCCAGGTTTCGAAAATCGTTACTCGGTCTCCTCGTGGGGCCGAGTGCGAAATGACGAGAATGGGCAACTGCGCAAGCTGACAAAGATGAAGCGCGGAGTCGGCTATTGGATCATCACTCTAAAAGAGAACGGCAAAGGGTCGACGCTCTACATTCATCACTTGGTCTCCGCAGCTTTCAACGGTCCAACTCCGAAAGGTGAGGAAATTCGTCATCGAGACGGTAATTGCGACAACAACAAGAATACCAACCTTATATTTGGCACGCGGGCTCAGAATTTGGCCGACAAGAAAATACACGGGACGCAAACTAGAGGCGAAAAACACTGCACGGCCAAACTGACGGAAGCTCAAGTTCTGGAAATTAGGAACCGAGCTACTAAAGAGACCTATGAAAATCTAGCTAAGGAATACGGCGTCGCTACGATGACGGTTTGGAAAGCGGCTACGGGTAAAACTTGGGCACATCTGCCGGGTGCCGCATGACCGGGCTCGGCGCTATGATGGCTGGTGGAAATCCAGCAAGTGGCGAGCAAGAACCTCGCGGTTTCTATCCGACACCTTGGGAAGCGACGGTGGCGCTGATGCGTCACTATCGCTTCCAGGGTCCGGTGCTGGAGCCTTGCGCCGGCAATTACATGATGGCGGCCGAGATCGAGGCGTTCGGTCTGCCCGTGACTGGGACCGATATTCACCCGCTGGATCCACGAGTGAAGCAGCGGGACATCTTTACGATCAAGGCGAAGCCTGGCGTCGACACCATGATCGACGTGATCACCAACCCGCCCTTCAATCTTGCCGAGAAGATCATCCGGCACACCCTGACGGAGATCCGGCCGCGCACGCTCGCCCTGCTGCTAAAATCGACCTATTGGCAGGCCAAGAACCGGATCCCGCTATTCAACGAATACATGCCCGCCTGGGCGCTGCCGCTGACCTGGCGGCTCGATTTCAAGGGCCTGGGCAAGCCGGCGATGGAATGCACCTGGTTCGTCTGGGAGCGCGGCTTCAACGGTCCGGCGCCGCAAATCGCCCTGCTCAAAAAGCCCGAGACGCACGGCCCGCTTCTGGTATAATCAGTCAGTCCTGACTGATATACCGGAGACCCCATGCGTCCGCTTCTGGCTCGACTCTACCTCCTTACCGTCTTCACCCTGGTCCCGATCGCGGCCGCTCTTGCCCAGCCGGCGGCGCCCGCCGGCAGCCAGGCGGAGCGCTGTCTACAGGCCAATTACTGCTACCCGGCGGCAAAGCCGCCGACCAAGCCTACAATCCGGCGCCAGGCGGCGCCCAAGGCCTCGGGCAAGACCACCGTGGTGCTGGCCTGTGGTCTGTTCATGTTCGACAAGTGCCAGTTCAACGACCTCGCCGCCAAGATGCGCCGGCAGGGCTGGGACGCCCAGGTCTACAGCCACTATGTGAACCCTTATTCAGCTTCGGCGGAAGCCCGCGCCCGCGGTGATTTCGTCGCCTATGTCGGGCATTCGGCTGGCGCGGACCGGGTTGTTGCGACCGAGGGCTCGAAAATGACCTTCTCGGTCGACGCCACGGTCGCCAATATCGGCGCGCGGCCCAAGACGATCACTTATGCCTTCTACAACCCGGCGAACCGGATCCCGCTCGTGATCTGCTGCGGCGGGGCTTATGTGAACGGCGCCAAGAACCAGGTCTGGCGTCAGCCGCATGTGGCGATGGCGGGCGACCCTGCCCTGCACACCCTGATTATCCAGCGCATCAAGAGCCGCCGCTAGCCGGAAGCTCCCTCGCACAACTCGCTATAGTGTCAGCACTGACTGAACACGAACAGCGAGGTAGGCGCAAATGTCGCTCTCCAAAATTGCCGGGCTTCTTCACGAAGCCCGTGACCTTGTCGGCAACAAACTGATCGGCGGCGAGCCCGGCGATCGCCTCGACAAGATCCTCTCCCAGCTCGAACACGATCTTCAGGCGCCGCGCTTCGCAGCCTATGCCGCGATCGACAGCGAGCGCGACTATCAGGACGCCGGCCTCGGCAACGCAGCCCGTCACGAGGGCGCCCCGCCGCATCTGCTGCCGGGCGAGGTCATTCTCTGCATGGAGAAGTGTCTGAGCGACGCGCGCGAAGCCTGGTACAGGCCCGACGGCGCTACCAACGCTCTCCCCTTCCTTCGCAAGGTTTCGGCTCTCGGCGTGCAAGCGATGGAGCGCTACGGCGCACCGCTTCGCGACTAGAGCCAACCGCCCAGCCGGCGGTGGCGGAATGTAACACCGGCGGTTCGAGGAAAACTCTCGCGACGTACCTTTCCGCCGCGAGCGCCTCCAGGGTGACTGAGGTCGGTTTTGTGGTTGTCCGCTGTCGGGTAGCAACTGTGGAATTCGATATTTGGACACTCGTTTTCTGATCGAGCACTCCGGGAGCAGGTTTTGCGTCTCCCGGAGTTTCGATCCCAACAGGTTTGAAACATGAGCGCCGACAAAGAGGTCAAGCCCGACGATTTCGAGTCTGTCACGCCGCGCGTGAAGCAGATGGGCGATCTGTTCCGCAACATGACCTATCGCGAAGCGATGCAGGTCGGAACCATGTTCTCCGACGAACTTAATGGCACTCCGGATTCGCAGGGTATGGCCGACGTTCTCTTGAAGGTCGGCGACCGCATCAAGATGGCGCACGAGATAAAGACATGAGCTACGAGCCGGTCATCGAGCCAACTTCCGAGCCTGGCTATCACCGGCTCCAGGGCTTCGCATTTGGCGTCACGCTCTGTTTTGTGCTCGCCGTTGTCACAGCGTGCTCGGACAAAACCGGCGCGGTCGATATGCCGGCGCCGAAGAAGCAATGCCTGATGTCGAATAAGGTCGAAATGTGCGGCCGCGGCGGTTGCACATTCGGCGATCAGTGCGTTCGCGAGGAATACGCCTGCCCCGCCCCATTCGAAATGGTTCAGAACGGAGACAAGATTTCATGTCAGCTTCCAAAGCGCGGCGAGTGATCGTCGAGCAAAATCCCGAGGCGCCGGTCGACGCCAAGATTCTCGCCGAGGCGATCGTCAAGATCAGCCAGAACACCGACGCCATGCTGAAGGCTGGGCTCAAAATGAGCACCATCGCGGTGCTGGTTTCGCGCACGTCGCGCGTCTCGGTCACCGATGTTCTGTCGGTGCTCAACTCACTGGCAACGCTGCGCAAGGACTACACCACGCTATGACCATTTCCGCCAAGATGATTGCCGGCTCGGTGTCGCCCGAGGGCATCAAGTTGACCACCATGCAACTCCGCTATCCGCGCTTCATTCACGCGGAGCTGATGACGCACCGGGTTTTCAGTCGCAATGCGAGCTCCTCGCGCGCGATCCCGGTCGAGCGGCTCATTCAGGACATCATCAACGACACCGCGATGCCGATCCACTGGGGCAAGAATCAGAAGGGCATGCAGGCTGACGAGGAGTGTGCGACAACCATTGATCTGTCGGATACCTTATGGGGTGATCAATACGGGTACGCCAAGAATCACACGGCGTGGCTTCTCGCGCGCGATCAGGCAATCGATATGGCCCGCGCGTTCTCCGAAGCTGGCTACCACAAGCAGATCGTCAATCGTCTGCTGGAACCGTTCTCCCACATCAATGTGCTGGTCACCTCGACCGAATGGAAGAATTGGTTCGGCTTGCGCGCTCACCCCGACGCCCAGCCGGAGATTCAAGAGCTGGCGCGCTGCATGGCGATCGCGATGGCAACTGGCATCTGGCAACCGCTTGCGCCAGGCGAATGGCACCTGCCTTACGTCGATTTTTATAACGTAATCGGTGGTTCTGAGGATCTGAGCCAGATGGATCAGTACGCCATCGAGCATGAATTGGATCTGATCGATGTCGCCAGGCGAGTTTCTGTCGCCCGTTGCGCCCGCGTCTCCTATCTGACGCATGACGGCGCCAAGCCCTCGATCAAAGCGGATCTGGCGCTTTACGACCAGCTCGTCGGCTCACACCCGATTCACGCTTCGCCGGCCGAGCATCAGGCAACGCCGGACACTCAACACATCGTAGTGGATGCCAGCGAAGGCCCGAGCGCGCGAAAAGCGGTCAAGAAATGGGACAACTGGCACCTGCACGGCAATTTCAAGGGTTGGATCCAACATCGCAAGACGCTGCCGAACGAAAACTTGGAGAACGTGGCGTGACCTATCTTCTGATCCCACTTTGGTTGATCACCGGTGTCGTCTCGTTCTTTCTGATGCGCTGGCTGGATGCGCGTGTGGACCACGAACCGCGCTGCAAGCCAATCACAATCGGCACGCTGACCTGGTGCTTTCTGCTGATGTGGTTTCCGCCACTCACCATGATCGCCTGCATTCTATTCGCTATCGCCGTCACCCTGCATTGGATCGGTGAATGGCCGATCTGGGAGAAGGAAGTCATCAACCCCTGCAGGTGGTTTGCCAAATGAACTGGCAGCTCTACTGGCCCGGCTGGCTTCACTGTTACCCCTATTACAGCAAGACCTGGGATCCGAACGCCCTCGGTGACGCCGGCGGGCTCTACTACAATATGTTCGGCTTCTCCATCTATCAGATGACCTGGTGGTCGATGTCATGATCAACGGGATCGTTGCGTTCGGCGTCTTCACGCTCGGACTGATGCTGTTCGCCTGTAGCAGCAAGCCTGTCACGGCGCCGCTGCGGCCGATCGCCTATATCGGAGCGGAGCAGAACTAATGCGTCTCACCCTTATCGCCGCGGTCAATACCGTGCTGATCATCGCCGGCATCGCCTTTGTCGTGACGGCTGCCGCTATGATTAAGGATCAGTTTCTGTCGGAGTCGATGTATCTGCGCAAGGCCGATTGGGAATGCGTGGAGCTGCGACGGATGCCGTTTCCGCGGTGCGATCAATATCAGCGCAAAGCCAATTAATTTTGCGCTATAATGTCAGTCATAACTGACTTACACAGGCAATCATGACCGACGCCGAAATCTCCGAGGAAGATATCCTCAAGGTTCCCTTCGACATTGTCGACCTCACTCCGCCGGAGTGCCGCCAGCTCGGCGAGCCTGGCTTCTACTATTCGATCCCGATGGATGAATCCGAGAAGGTTCATCCGAGCGAGCTGTTTCTCGCCGGTCCCTTCGAGACCCACGAAGCCGCGATCGATGCGGCGCGCGACTTTATTCGCGACGCCTTGAAGGACCACTCCGATGCAGACGCCTGATCTGATCAACGGGCTCTTTGAGTTTGCCGGCGGCGGCTTTCTTCTCGCCAGCATCGTCAAACTCGCCCGTGAAAAGGTCGTGCGCGGCGTCGCCTGGCCCCAGGTCATGTTCTTCACCGCTTGGGGCTTCTGGAACTGTTTTTTCTACCCGTCGCTCGATCAATGGTTTTCGTTCGTCGGCGGCGTGTTCCTGGTCCTTATGAATGCGATCTGGCTCACCCAGATCATTCATTTCAATCAAAAGGAAAAGCGCCATGTCGCTCTTGAGCCTGTTCAATAACCTGTTCCCTGGCGAGACCCGTGCCTCGAACGAGGTGTGTTTCAAGCGCCTGTCCGACACCGCGGTGATGCCGACCTATGCCACGCCGGGTTCGGCCGGCATGGATCTTCACGCCGACGCGGACGTTCAGATCGCGATCGGCGAGCGCAAGCTGGTTCCGACCAATATCGCCATCGCCCTGCCCGCTCACCTGGAAGCGCAGATCCGCTCACGCTCTGGCCTGGCGCTCAAGAACGGTGTGCATGTGCTGAACTCACCGGGCACCATCGACCCCGATTACCGCGGGTCCCTCGGGGTTGTTCTCTACAACGCCGGCAACGAGACATTCCTGGTGCGCGCCGGCGATCGGATCGCCCAGATCGTGTTCGCACCCTTCGCTCGTGTGAACCTGCAACCGGTCGAGTGGCTCGACACCACGGTGCGCGGCGCCGGCGGCTTCGGCTCGACCGGCATCAAGCAGGCAGTGCGGCCGCGCGCAGTGGCTTTCACGGGGCTCTGACATGGGATTTGGTCTCGCAGGAGCTCACCGGTCTGGGAAGACCACGCTGGCGAAGGACATCGCCGAGCGCGGCAAGATGCATCTTCACGAGGCTTCGGTTTCGGCGCTCGCGCGTGAGATCGGCGTCAACTCAGTCGCCGAGCTGCCGATCCTGCAGCGGATCGAGGTCCAGGAGCATATCCTGTCTCGGTTCATTGAGGACTTCGTCAAGGCGCCGCGGCCTTGCGTCACCGATCGCACGCCGCTCGACATGGCAGCCTACATGCTGGGCGAGGTCACGATGCACAACACCAGCGAGATCGAGGATCGTGCGATCAATGCCTATGTGCAGCGTTGTCTGGACGAGACTGCTCGGCATTTCGATGCCGTCGTGATCACGCGGCCGCTCGCGGACTACGCCTATGATCCGAAATCGCCGCCGCCGAACCGCTCCTATCAGCGCGGGATCCAGTTTCTGATCGAGGGTGCGGCTAACCAGCTCAATCGCCAGCTCGCCTCCGCGGTCCTGACCACCAATGACCACGAAAGTCGTGTGGAATATTCCATGCGCTTCTTCACCGATCGCCTGTGCGCCCTGCGCGAAGAACATCAGGGATTGATGCTGAACTAGAAGATGCCACCCGACTTCCTCGCGCGATTCGCTATAGTCAGTCTTGACTTATTGTCAGCACAGCGGGGCAGTCTTCAATGCAGGTTTCTTCGGAAGTTTCGAGCGACAAATACGCGCTAGTCGGCGGCGCAGCGCCCGCCGAGGCGTTCAAGATCCACGCTTCGGCCCAGGCCTATAAGCTGCTCTCGGCCGGGCTCTACAGCGACATTCCCCTCGCCGTCGTTCGCGAGGTCATCTGTAACGCGCAGGACGCGCATATCGCCGCCGGCATCGAGCGGCCGATCGAGGTCAAGCTGACCGAGGCTGAGTTTTCGGTGCGCGATTTCGGCGCCGGCATCGACCCGAAGAAGATGGCGGATATCTACTGCACCTATTTCGGCTCGACCAAGCAGCTCGATGACAGCCAGACCGGCGGCTTCGGGCTCGGCGCCAAGTCTCCCTTCGCCTACAGCGACTATTTCACCGTCATCAATCACCACAAGGGCACGCGCTACACCTATGTCGTCACCGTCGGCGACGAGGAGGTCAATGACGGCGCTCCCTCGATGCGGCTGATGACGCAGGGTCTGACCACAGAATCCGGCATTTGCGTGCAGGTGCCGATCGAGCCGAAGGATCGGCTCAGATTTGACGACAAGATCCGCCGCGTCTCAAAAACCGGCGGCATTACGCTGCTTCTGAACGGCGAGCTTCATTCCGGGCGCGACTATTCCGAGCTGAAAAAGCACGGCTATGGCGCGAGCTATGGTTCGCTGCATGGCGAGACTCCGTTTTCGGTGCTCTATGGCAACGTGCTGTACCCGATCAGCAACGATGCGGTCGATGCTGATTTGCGACAAATTCAGACCAAACATTTCCGCGGGCATTGCGCGATCATTTTCTACGCGCCGCCCTCCTCGATCACCCCGATGCCGAACCGCGAAGGTCTCAACTACAATTCCAAGACCATTGCGACGCTGAAGGGTCTGATTCAAAAGGCTGACAAGCAGATCGGGTGTCGTACCGCGCACGAGGTGAATCGTGTCGTTCATGACCATCTGAAGAAAGCAACTCGTCTAAATTTTCTCAGCAAGACCATGCGAGCCCCTGAAGGCGCCTATTACGGACCGGCAACCGCTGTCGTGGCTGCGCACTTTTATCTTTTGGGGCGCAGTAACGGTCAGGAGGTTCTGATTAAGGCGGCGAACCGTTTGTTTCACGATCACCGCATCAAGAAGAACGTACCGAGCTGGGCCTATTCCGTCGCGACCAAACACGCGGTCTACACCTCGGAACGGGAAATTCGCAGCCGATATATTCTGCGGCGCCTGTGGCGCGCAGTATCAGCCGTAGGTCTTCAGGATTGTCTGATGTATCGCCCACCGCATGGTGCGTTGGAAAAAATCAGCAAACAGAACAATTTGTCCGGCTTGTGTCTTCAGGATGCGGCCCTTTCCATCCGGATTGTGTCTCACGTTTCGGTCGCGCAACGTCCCGATTTCGAGAGTGCCTATGAAAAGCCCGCAGGCTTCTTCATCGTCAAGAAGGATATCACCTGCGAGGAAATCGAGGCGCTGCAGAAGACGGCCGAGCGCTTTGGCTTTTCAACGAGCGCCTATTCCGCAATGCGCCCGCCGAAGCGGGTCGAGAAGAAGGTCAAGCCGGCGCCGAAGGCAGAGACCTATCAGCAACTCGTTCTCAAGCATGTCTGGCAGCATCGCTGCGGCAGCGGCGTCTATGCCGTGATGGACGAAACCAAGCAGATTGCGAAGCCGAGTGTCTATTTCGTTGCGAAATCCATGCGCAGGGTTAGGAATGGTCTTGAGAACGATCTGGTCTTTTCGATCGATCGCGGATCTCTGGAAAATCTGAAGAAGGTTCTCAAGCTTTTTCCTCAGACCGTGCTGTGTCGCAATCTCTCCGAGGCTGAAACAGTCAAGAAGCTCGGCGCGATCAGCCTGGAAGAAGCCCTTCTCCAGAAATTGTTCACCTGGAAGCGAAACGCTTCGGAAGACGGCTTCATTCCCTTCATGGCAACCCATCGCGACGTTCCCTATTGCATTGATAGGGCAACGAGCCTCGCCATCGCACTTATGAGCGTCAACACAAGGCTGGCACATCTGGCAATTGGGCTCCCGACACCGAAACAAAAGGACGGCGACGAGCGCCTGGCCTTATGGCAGCTCGTTCTGGAGTTTTTCAATATTCGCCATCGCGACCGATATCGAAGCCTTGGTTTGCACGAGGATGAGTGGTTCGAGTTTCACACCTATCTGCAGGCGCATCGTGAGAATGCGGCTTACGCGATCAAGGATCCCGGCAAGCGCGAAATGGCCTTTGCACTTTTAGGCGGCGACGTGCGCGACCGCGATTGTGCACATCTGGAATCGCTCTGGCGCTTCATTCGTCCGGAATATCGGAGCAGCTACGACCGATCGCTCGACAAACCTTCGATCGAGGCGCTCGCAAATATTCTCGAAGGTCATTTGAAATCGTATCGCAAGAAGGAGAAAGCATGATTGAGAAGGTCACAGGTCTCGTTGTCGGCAAGAACGGCGTGACGCTGTTCTTGGGAGACGGTCAGGTGCAGGTTTTTGCACAGGACAGCTACCGTACCAAGGATATCGTGGACGCGGTCATGCCGAAGCTCGGCCGCGGCGAGCATCCCGAAATCGATCTTTCCCAGTTCTCACTGGAGAAGAAGGTCGAGCAGATGCTCGGCGTGAACTCGAATATCAAGATCGAAACCAAGCCTGACGGCGAGGTTGCGATTCAGATGGGCAACCAGAAGCTCAAAGGGGCAGGATTGCGCAAGATCGTGGAGCAGACGGTCTATAACAACAATCCGAAGGCCCTCAAGAACTTCCTGGCGAATTTCGCGGTCGTCGCGAAACGTCGCCAGCACAGCAGCGACGATCTTCTCAAGTTCCTTCAAGGCACCGATCTGCCGATCGCCGACGATGGCAGCATGATCGGCTACAAAATCCTCAATGCGCCGGACGCCGACGACTACATGACCGACTGTCACACCCGCCAGGTGCGCCAGAAGGTCGGCTCGCTGGTGTTCATGCCCGAATCCAAGGTCGATGAGGCAAGGGTCGCTTGTAGCACCGGACTGCATATCTGTTCCAAGAACTACATTCGGAGCTATTACGGCGATGGCTGCGCCATCACTCTGGTCAAGTTCTCACCGTCGGATGCGATTGCGGTGCCGCACGAGACTTCCAAGATTCGCGTCGCGCGCTACCACGTCGTGGCGATACTGCCGAGGGAAGAAGCGATCCGGCTGCGCGATACGGGCGTCAAGATCGAGGATCTGCCTGAAAGCGCCAAGATCCTTCAGGACGTGATCGCTGGCAATCACGTCGGGATCCTGGAGACGGTCGAGGTCGGCCGCGAGAAGGCGTCGAATTATACGTCTGTCGCCGCCAAGATCACGACCAAGTCGATCGCGCAGAAAGCGAAGCCGAAGAAGAAAAAGGCTACTCGGGCATTGCCGAAGCCGATCGAGAAGCAGTCAGTCTCGGTCGTCGAGGTCAAGAAGAACGCCAAGAATCTCGCTGTCGAAGCCGCCAAGCGCGGCGATCTCGCCTCCGCGATCAATTCGGCGCCCAATATGACGCCCAATACGGCCTACGCCAAGAAGCTCGCCCAGGCGGTGAAGCTGCATAAGGGCGGCAAAGGCCTGTCGATCCGGGCCATCGCCAAGAAGCTCAAGATGGACCGCGAGAGCCTGGCCAAGAATCTCAAGCGGGCCTAGTCGCAATCAAGCCCCTCGCTGCGCGCGCTATATTGTCAGTCAACACTGACTTATAGCGCGCGGAGCTTTCATGCTGGACAAGATCACACTGGAACTGACCCCGAAGATGATCGATCAGGCGATCAAGGATTCGTCGCTCGAAGACCTGTTGGAGGGCGTTCATTCGCCAGGCTATCCGGATCGGCTCGGCCATTACACCTTCACTCATTCCGGCCGCATCTTCTTCCCCTGCGACCCACGCCCCGAGGAGGTCTTTATCGAGGACCTGGCAGTCGGCGGGTCCCGCGTCTACCGCTTCAATGGCCAGTCCATCATGGGCATGACCATCAATGAGCACGAGATTCACGCCTCCTACCTGACGCCCAGGAAATTCGCGCTGGAAGCGCTGATGCACGATTCGCCGGAATCGATCATCGGCGACCTGATCCGGCCGATGAAGGCCCTGCCCTGTTACGGCACCATGTATCTCAAGATCGAGGATCGAATCGCGCGGGCGATCGCCGAGCGCTTCAGCCTGGTCTATCCGTGGCCGAAGGAAGTTCGTATCGCCGACGAGATTCTCGGTCATACCGAGGTGGCGCAGAATATCGCCTCGAAAGAGGACGCGGTTCATTACGACAAGAAGGTCTATGACCGCGCGAAGGAAAAGCCGCGGCATTTCGACTTCCAATACTGGTCCCCGGAGATCGCCAAGACTATCTGGCTCTCGCGCTTCCGGGAATTGGCGGCCGAGCGAGGCATCACGGTTCACTGATGGAGCGATCCTGGCCCGAGCTGTCGGACGAACTGGCGCGCAAAGCGATTGAATCGCTGGAGCATGCCTGGGACGCCTACAGCCGGGCTCAGATCACCAAGCAGACGCTCGACCAGATCCTTCGCTATCAGATCGACACGATCCAGGGTCTCGTGCCCTACGAGATCACCAATATTCTCATTCAGGCGCGTGAAGGGCTGAAATGATCGCTCTAGGCTTTGGGCTTTTCATCTTTGGTTTTGTAAGTGCGATTCCGCTCGCCGGCGACATCAGCCAGTTCTATCCCTGGCGCGCTCATCTTACGGCGTCGATGACAGTAGCCGGGATCGGCTTTCTGATGCTGCTTGGCATGGCTTTGTCGCAGTGACCAGTATTGGTCGAAAGAGAGTAAGAAAAGAACCCTCGGTCGAAAGATTGAAGGAGTTGCTTTCCTATAACCCTCTCACAGGAGAACTACGCTGGCGTATCGATCGTGGCGGCTGTAAAGCCGCAAAAGCGGGTGATGTAGCGGGAACAATTCGACCTGATGGATATCTCATAATATCGATCGATGGATCTCCTTGTTTAGGTCATAGAATCGTCTGGGCGATCGTAACCGGCAAATGGCCGACTAGAATTGTCGACCATGAAGATACAAACCCATCGAACAACAAATGGGGCAATCTTCGGATTGCGACCGGATCGCAGAGTGCGGCGAATAAAAATAGACCTACAAATAATTCTAGTGGCAAAAAAGGCGTTCGCCGGCGAAAAGACCGATATCTCGCTCAAATCACAGTAAACCAAAAACATATCTTTCTAGGTAGCTTTGCGACTGAAAATGAAGCTGTGGCTGCTTACGACGCCGCAGCTTTGAAACACTTTGGCAGTTTTGCTCGGGCGTCATCATGAATGATACCTGGGATAAAGACGCCTGGATCAAGCGCGCGATCGAGGCGCGTCACATCGTGCCCCGTGAGGACGGCTCGGTCTATCGTCACGCCAAGACGGTTAGGAACCAGCGCGTCTATAAGCGAATCCAGTTTTCCACGCACAAGGCGACGGGCCGGGTTTATTTCACCCTCACCTTCGAGCGGATCTCCAAATCGGTTCTGGTGAACAGGGTGATTGGCATCGCCTTCCTGCCGAACCCGCTGAATCTGCCCGAGGTCAATCACATCGATGGCGTCAAGGCGAACAACGCCAAGACCAATCTCGAATGGGCGTCGCGCTCGGATCAGGAGAAGCACGCGCACGGCACCGGCCTGAAGGCCTCCCGCGGCTCCTCCAATGCCAATGCGAAGCTCACCGCGGGGGACGTGCTGAAAATCCGGGCTGCACCGGAAGACAGCCTCGCTCAACTCGCTATATCTCTACAGATCACGAGAAAAACGATCACGGACATTCGCGAGCGCAAGACATGGAGGCATCTGTGACTGGCATCATTATTCTGATCCTGCTGCTCGCGGCCCTGGCGATCTTCTTCGTTCGGTTTCCGAAGGAGCTCACCCTGCGGGACTTCATCGAACATCACCTGATGATGTCGAAGGCGCCGGCGTGGATCTGGTGGCTGCTGTTCATCATGATCGTCATCCACTGAACAGGGAGACCTGATGCTCTATTTCATCGCCTGCATCGCCATCGCGTTCACGTCCTTCATCGCTGCAATCTGCGGCGCGATCGGCGACCTTGTCGGGCTCGGCTTCTGGAAATCTGCACTGGTCGCGACCTCGGTCGTGATCGCCTTCTTCACTATCACCGCAATCTCGGCCGCTTCGCATCGGCAGGGTTAACAGTCAGTTCTGACGGGAATACAAAATGGCAGGCAAAATCGTCACCAATCGGCTCCGGATCCTGAGCGTCGTGGTCTTCAACCCGGTCGC